TGCTCTACCGATTGAGCTATCAAAGCATGGCGGAAGCGGTAGGATTCGAACCCACGGGCGGTTTAACCCGCCAACGGTTTTCAAGACCGCCACCATAAACCAACTCGGTCACGCTTCCATATGGACTTTTTATGAGAGTCAGGATTCGAACCTAAACCTTAATTGTTGCAGAATTATGTAAGTAAAATTGCTGACCGGTCCAGTCCCAAGACCGACTTGTTAATGCTACCGTTACACCACTCTCATACAATGAATCTACTAATTAAGATAAAAAAACTAACTTGACTAATCGAGGTGATGAATCTCTGGCAAGGTTTTCTTTTTTATCTTTATAACTTCGATTCTCGGTTATCAACCAGTTGACAGTAATCGCATAACGATTACAGAAACCGTTCCTACACTAGTAGATCGGCAATTGCCGTCCTTTAACCCAATTCTGGCTTGCATCTTACTTGGACGACGTTTCTCACCATCCACATACCTCTAAGCCTTGCCATGGTCAAACCACATACTGAACAAAATATAAGGTAAGCAGTTGTTCCATTATACTTTAACGTTCTGCCCGCTCCTCTTAGATAGCTCGGATTTCCGATAATTACACTATCGCGTCTGCGAGGGGTCTCCTTTCTCGGTGAGAAGTTCCCATATGGCTGGGGTGGCAGGGCTCGAACCTGCGAATGCGGGAGTCAAAGTCCCGTGCCTTACCACTTGGCTACACCCCATCAAAAAGGTTCTTATAGAACCCGATACTTATCAACAGTCGAAGGAAACTTGCCATCTTCAGTTTCGTTAACAAGATACATTGTATCATTAAATTCACTCATCGCATACAATACACCAAGCATCGAACGCGCATCTGCGCAATAATGATTACTTGCATCTCTAATTACATACTTATCTGCTGTGCCATCAGAATTAAGTGTTGACACAAAATCCTGAACATCCTTCGCAGTATTAAGTCGAATGTGTGCTCTTACCATAACTTTCTCCTTTTGATAAAAATACAAGATGCTTTAATATATATTCTATCGCCTTACCACTTGGCCATTGACGCATCATGTGCGTCAAGTGAGATTCGAACTCACGATACATAGATCCAAACAATATTAATAATTATTTGCTGTTAGCATCTTAGATGGTCGGGGTGGTGGGATTTGAACCCACGACCTTCCGCTCCAGGAAAATTTTAGATTGTTTTTACGATTTCCTCCATTTTATATTTATCAGCGATATGAATTCCTTGCTTTTGATTGGTGGCAGGATATTCATATCGCCAACGAAAAGTGATTCCAGTTGCTTCGTTGATAGATACCATATATCCTTGGCCATTAAACCAAGTATAAAAATAGTCAACATCATCTGATGAATATTTATAACGAATAGTTTTTTTTGTATTGGTTGTTTGACAGCAAGTGTTAATCTCAAATGCTTTATGTTCATTATCTACCCAAGAAGCAGTTTTACATTGTATTTTAATAAATTTTCCGTTAATATCTATAACAACGTCATATTTAGCACTTTCATCAATAGCTTTAAGGCATCTGAATCCAAGCTCTGTAAAATCTAAAATACAATGCGTTTCTGTCAACAACCCTTTTCTTTGAGTTATGTCTAACATTTCATTGCGTAAAAACAAAAATCGCTTTTCCCAAAGCGGACGCGCTAGCCAAACTGCGCTACACCCCGAAATAACAAGACAGTTAGAGTAACAACGTAATCTCAAATCATCGCGTTTTAAATATAATATAATTTGCTGTAACTGTCTTAAATGGTGCGCCAAGAGAGATTTGAACTCTCACTGAATAGATCCTAAATCTATCGCCTCTGCCAATTGGGCTATCAGCGCACGCGTCCTTATTTTTTTATGTATGGCAAGAAATAAGGAAAACTTGCCTTCCGATGCAGAATAGCTACTTTCTGCTTCACTCATTTCTAAGTTCTACGGCCATCGGAGAACCTGGCACGTCTGGTGGAGCGGAAGGGATTCGAACCCTCAACTTTCAGCTTGCAAAGCTGACACGCTACCATTGCGTCACCACCCCATAATCAAGACACATTCTTGTTCTTTAAAAACTGTAAAGAAAATAATGATTGCTGTTAGTGTCTTAAATGGTGCCCAAGGTGGGAGTCGAACCCACAAAACCTTGATTTTGAGTCAAGTACCTATGCCAATTCGGTTACTCGGGCATAATATTGAGAAACCACTCGCGTCCCACCGACCTGTTGTTGATTTATTATTGGTATTTACGACTTATATCTCCCACTTCAAAATCAACTCATTCGCCAAAGCCTTGTCCGTTTCTCGTGGCGTGCCATAAAGGATTTGAACCCTTGCTCTTGTGGTTCGTAGCCACACGCTTTATCCAGCTAAGCTAATGGCACAAGGTAGGTTGGGCTTGCCCAACCCATTAAGAATAAACAGCATAACCATAATGAGAGAGAAGTTGTTTCATATTTGCCATACCCACTGGGTTTTGAGTATGAAGTATAATATATCCGCACTGCGTAAGTTCATTCTCCACAATAAACTTACATATATCATAACCAGTTTTTGTTTCTCCCAAATCATGGTCTAGGTCCAGCACAAAATTTTGACCTGCTGTAGACAAATACTTAATGGTTTCAATCGCCGCAGCATAAGTTCGGCAAGTTACTACAATGTAATCAGAATCAAGGTTAGGACGCTTGCGAATGTCATCAACATACACATACCAAGTTTTCATTTCCTTTTCTTCCTTTCTTCATCTTACATATATATTATATCATTTATTTTTTAAATTTTCAAATCAAGACGCATTATTCTAAGCTTAATGTGGACTTGAACCACAGTCTAATAATTTTAAAAACTACTTATACTAACCATTATACTATAAAGCATTAGTTGCTGTTTGCGTCTTATGTTATACATATTCCCATAAATAGCCATATGCAGTTTTACGTTTACCATTTCTTCCTTGTTAGTAAAAACAACCGATACCGCGTGAAGGTCAGGAATGTCATCGGTCCGGGGGAACTGGGATTCGAACCCAGAATCGCGGCTTCAACGCACTTACTGATTTAGAGTCAGCTGTTTTGCCATTAAACTATTCCCCTATGTTATCAAGACCTCATATAGTACAATATTTTAACAGAATATTACTTATAATAATTGCTGAAGAGGTCTTTCTTTATTTATATTATATCATTTATTTTTTTAATTTTCAAGTGGCCCGCCTGGTTGGACTCGAACCAACGGCACATAGCTTAGAAGGCTATTGCTCTGTCCAACTGAGCTACAGGCGGAAATGGCAGGAAGGTGCGGATTTGAACCGCAACGCACAGTTTTGGAGACTGTTCGACTACCATTATCTTACCCTCCTATTAGCCCCAAGGAACAAATGGTCTACCAAAATGACCGCCTGAAGACACTTTATTATAATTAAAATGCTTCAAATCAAACTTATCAATAATCCCTTTTGGTGTCCAATCATACTGATTCATTGCTCTAATAGCAAGATCTGCGTTATATTTACCATCTGCCCAAACACAAATACTTACTGGCTGAGATAATCCTATTGCATATGCTACTTGAATTTTACAAGTATCACAATATCCCATATTGACCAAATCACGAGCAACATAACGTGCCATATACGCTGCGGATCTATCAACTTTTGTTGGATCTTTACCACTAAAAGCTCCGCCACCAACAGGAATTATACTACCATAAGCATCACAAACAATTTTTCTGCCAGTTATACCAGTATCGGCATATGTTCCACCAATTACAAATCTGCCAGTCGGATTAATAAGAGTCCTAAAATTATTCCTACATTTAAACTCTTCTGCCGTTTGATTCATAACTTCCAACAAATATTTTTGTATATTTGCTTTTGATGCTTCTTCACAATGTTGAGAAGAAATTAGAAAAGTGTCAATGCTATTAACGGAATAATTATAACTTACTTGCGCTTTTGCATCAGGAAGAAAAATACCTTTATTATCTTGTCGCAATATCTCTAATGCTCTTGTTGCTATTACAAAAGGCTTAGGAAGCATTTCTGGAGTTTCATTTGTGGCATAGCCAACCATAACGCCCTGATCACCAGCACCACCAACATCTACACCAAGTGCAATGTCGGCACTTTGCTCAGATACATTACCATAGTGAACATATTCAAATTGTGGAATACCAATTCTATCACACACTTGATTTATCAACTTAGAATAAGGAATATCTTTTACTCCACTAATTTCACCAGCAATCATAACATATTCATCTTTTGCCATAACTTCAATCGCACATCGCGCATCTTCATTTTGTTTAAGACACCACGTTACAATAGCATCTGCAATTTGGTCACAGATTTTATCTGGATGACCGCAAGAAACCTGTTCACAAGTGATAATCCTATACATTAAAACACATCCTTTTAATTGGTGCGCAAGGTGAGACTTGAACTCACAAAACCTGGCTTCTTAGACCAGTACCTATGCCAATTCGGTTACTCGCGCATGTGGTGGGAAGAGATGGAGTCGAACCACCCGAGCCAGAGGCAGCTGATTTACAGTCAGCCCCGCTACCACTTACGGTATATCTTCCCATATGGAGCTACGGGTGGGACTCGAACCCACAACATCTCGCTTACAAGGCGAGCCCACTGCCATTGTGATACCGTAGCAAAAATGCGGTGATTGGTATTTTATCTTCTCCGCATAGAAGACTTTTGAAACGGCCCTCCCCAATCAGGCTAGCCCAGCACCACTACGCGCCTTTTGCTCAACTTTCTGAAACTCTGGTTCGCTGGCTTATGCCGCGCGTTGTTCCTCTCTCCGTATTGAGCGGACTGCGTAAAACCCAGTCACGTGGTTGTTCCGGAAACAACTCATTTGGTGCCGCAGACGGGATTCGAACCCGTAGTGTATCAGTCGTCGCAGATTTTCTTCACTACTCTATGTTACCATAGCCATCTATTGATGTTGTAGTCCGGACTATGTTTTCACCATATCTCATTCAGACTTAGGTGGTTGGTATATAGTCTCTACACTTTTATCTTTACGACAATTTTTACCACGATAAGAATTTGTAAGGGCGTGACAGTTAGGACATAAAAGTTCATAATTACTTAATTCATTATGATTTTTATTTCCATCTTTATGATGAAGCTCCAATGGAATCGGTTGCCCCATCCATTCAGTATTTCCACAACATTCACATTGATGCGGTTTAATTCCTTCTTTAAGAATTTTATTCCGCACTTTATTTGATTGAATATCTGAACTTTCTGTCAAATATTCATTCAAGCTCATAGAATATCGTTTCTTACTGGTTCCTTTCCCGCTCTAATTTCCTTGATAGTCAATTCCTTGTTTTTCAATGAAACGCGCAACTGTTTGTGGTGAACATTCCAACTATCGTGCCATATAGGCTTTTGACTATCCTTCTTGAATCCATTGTAATATATCGGGTAATTTCTCTTGAAGATTAGATTTCATTTACATCATCCTTTCATATTCTTTGAAAAATATGATAGAACAATTAATAAATGTCGTCCAATCTCAAGTGTAGTAAAGAACTTAGCTCGGCGTTGTCCCGTAGGAGTTTCACCGAATTAGCCAACATTCACTCAAGGAATTTCTTACCTTGGTGCTCACTCGCGGTATTCAACATACCGCTCGGAAGTCTGCTGTGTCTCGCCAATTGCACCACTGCGACCTATTACATATATATTATATCAAAATTTTTTATAATTTTCAAACACCCGATGTCAAACTGATAATCGCAATAATATTGCTAACAATACACAAGTCTTTAAGAATGACATTTGTTTTTCGTCCATCTGTCAGAGCAACAGTCAATAATCGTAACGACAACCCAAGCAGCCATAATAACATACCATGCAATCATCTTAGAGTCTCCACTTCTTTACAAAGTCTGAAAAATCTTCCTGAATCACCATTGGAGCTTCATTTCGAATTGGAACAACCTTATAAGCAATATCATCTTCAATCAGTTCAGCATAATAGCCATAGACATTATCATCGTAAGTGGGAAGATATTCATCACCCATAAACCGCTCAGTTGCTTCATCCCAAAATTGTTCAAGAAGAGGACCATAAGACTGAATTAACTCAAGAGATTCATTTTTAGCTTCATCAATAGCTTCTTGGTAATGATCTGTTTCCATCACAAAATCAGAATAAATACCATTATCGCCTTCAAACTGATTATCATAACAGTGAATCGCATATTTCATTTACTATTTCCTCTTCTCTCAACCTTACATATATATTATATCAAATTTTTTTTAAATTTTCAAATGGCGGAAAGGAGAGGATTCGAACCTCCGGAGGGAAAATTCCCCTCAACAGATTAGCAATCTGCCGCTTTAAACCAACTCAGCCACCTTTCCAAAAAAACAAGACGCAGGGTTCCTTTGCGGGATTTGAACCACGCTAAAAATTTTACACAACAAAATTTTATTAACCACTATAAATATTGCTGTTTAACCTGCGTCTTTACTATGGTAGCTCCAGCGAGAATCGAACTCAGCGTTTCTTGCGTGAAAGGCAAGTATCTTAACCACTTGATTATGGAGCCATAATTTGGTCTATTTTGCTAGCACGGATTTAGACCCACCGTAGACTTTGCGCCCATCTCCCGCTTACTTCCCTTGGAAGCAGTAACAACCCCGCTTCGCCTTTTTAACCGACCTTCACGCAGTCGCAGAGCAGAGCAACAGTAACTGAACTGGTTCACGGCAGAATTATATGGAAAATTCTACAAACCCTGACTCACTGTCTTCCGTAGTCATAGCGCAGATTTCTTTCACAAGAAGCTAACTTGTTCTACTCGAAATCAATTGGAGCGAGATACCAGACTCGAACTGGCACAAAATGCTTGTGGTGCTTTATATAAGTCTTGCACTTATATCTATTCCCAAGCCAAATCTGAAATTAACTTAATGTCTTTTCTTCTATATGGCAAATTATAATCTTTACACCATTTTTTAATAGCACTATCGGTGACACCATATTCACTACCAATAGCAACAAATGAAAAATTCCTAATTTTATTTTTAAGACTTTCTCTATCTGGCCTATCGGCTTTTCTCTGTTTAATATGGTCACATTTTGAACACCTAATAGCATAAAGTCCAATTTCCATTCCACAATCAATACAATAATTATGCTGCTTAGAAACATCTTTAATTTTTCTAAGCGGATATTGTAAATTTGGAAGCGTATGATAGTCACCACGATTAATATAATAAATCATGCTTAAATCCAAATCATAGTTATCCGCGATTTCTTTAAACGATTTACTTGTTTTCTAAATATCATATACAATCTATTCAAAAATCGCATAATTATTTTTATTAAAAGAAATCGTTCTATCTTCTGATGTCAACACAATATTGTATCCATTTGGCGCAAGAGAATTAAACTCTTTAATGTATTTTTCTTCAAATTTGTCTAATTCACTTTCTGCACACTCTTTTAATATTTGAAAAGAAAAATTTTCTTTCCCATATTTCTAAATGGCTTTTGCAATTAAACTCTATGAAGAAGGTCTACAATGTTCTTGCCATCTTTTTTCTATATGGATTGATTGTCCAATATAGACTTTTCCATTAAGCTAATTCTGAATCTTGTAAATTCCAATTGACATATAAATTCCACCTTTCTCTATTATATATCAATTTTTCGAACCTACAATTATCAAAATCTGACCCGAAATCGTTTTACATTAAACTAATAAAACGAAGGCACTTAGGCTACCATTACCTCAATCCCGCGTATCGGGCGGTAAACCGCCCACCACTTACTTCGCTTCTTATATAGCGCTTCCGCAAGCCACATATCGCCGCCCTCCTGTTGGGTCTGTGGCGCCAGTGGTAGTTTAGTGGGAATCTGTGTAGCGCTTGGTTGCTCAAATAGGACTTGAACCTATATCTGACGACCTATGAAATCGCTGCTCTACCATTAAGCTATTGAGCATCATGACCTCGCCTTTAAACCCTCTTTATGGTAAACTCGGCAAAGGATAAAGTTTTCTCAGAAGGCCGCCAAGCCCTCCTATCCTCGACGCTCATCATACAGGCACTCAGGTATTGGCGCACCCTATACCGTCCTAGAGCAAGTTTTTCACTGCCCTGTATTGCTCACCCTGAAGCGCCAGCCAGCATTATAATGCCAGCCCGCCGGGAGTCGAACCCGCTATACAGACAGCTTCATTTTGAGGATAAGGTTACAATTACTGGTGAACCCATGAAAGCCAGCTTAGTGTGAGTTTATTGACATCCCTAAGTGTGGTCATTGGTTGCGGAGGTTGGATTCGAACCAACGATCTCTTGCTTCTTATTCTTCTTCATAAAAGTGGAATAATTTGTTTTTCTACGGTATAATCGTCAATCCAATTACAAGTAGAATTACAACTATTATTAAGAGGAGGGTAATTATGACTGCGAAAAATTTTAGACTAACAATTTGCAACAAAATCAACAGGAATAACTACCAATTGATTTTCAATTATCGAACAAATAAAATCAATTTGAGTTTTATCATAATGTTTTACATTTCTCGCAGTGGCAGTAAATTGTTGATTCGCTGTATTTATTGTATAACTACCATTTTCATTTTGATGAGCAGTTTTACATTGAATCCGGAAATATTTATCGTTTCCTGCATCGATAATTAAATCATATCGACTTGTATTGCCATAAGGAACAGATACTATAAATCCTTTCTCAATAAATTTTATTGCGCATTCTAATTCACATTTAATACCCTTAATCTAAGATTCATTAAACATTTCAGGCATCAGATATTCCTCCTTTCCATGTATGAATCCACTTTTATAACATTGAATATGAGGCAAGTGAGATACCTCTTCTCTACCCCGCATTATAATGGTCGAGCAGGCTGGATTTGAACCAGCGACCTACGCGTTATCAGCACGTCGCGCTAACCAACTGTGCTACTGCTCGATATGGCGGTCTGTAGGAGAATCGAACTCCTATCTATAGCGTGACAGGCTATCATCCTAACCACTGAACGAACAGACCATTACTAGACTCGTATACTACTGAGAGCCTACCTCAGAGGTGTTGTCTGCTACATCATTAATCATTGCTGACGAGTCTTAAGGCTGGCTGCCAGGATGGGGCTCGAACCCATAGCCCTTCGCTTAACAGGCGAACGCTCCACCATTGAGCTACCTGGCATCATATGCTTTCTTTTCTTTAACGACAACAAGTAAGCTAAATGTCGCTGGTCTTACATCATTTATTTAACGTCGCTGTTGGATGGCAGCAAACCCACGACGAAGAAAGAAAGTGGTTTATTTTATGAACAATATTATTATATCAAATTTTTTTAAGTTTTTCAAGTTACCACAGATCTTCCGAGAACAATTCTTGATTGTGGAACTTTACTTGATGACACTGATAAGCGTGTTCACAAGCAGATAACCTATCATAAAACGCCCAATCTTCATCAAGAAAACCTTGCTGAGTTTTATCGTGGTCGATTTCATCAGGAGAAAGAAACTGACTTATGATGTAAAACGCATCGGCGTGACGGTGGCAAGGAATATCAAACTGTTTACCATCCTTTGTTACAAATCTAACCGCCGCAGAAACAATCATTTCTTTTCTCCTTTCTCTCTCTCAACCTTACATATATATTATATCAAATTTTTTTTAAATTTTCAAATATAAGATCTTTTATACCAGTCGTAAAAATCTTTAATTTCTTTTAAAGACTTAAAATCAACTGTTTGAGAACTATCAGAAATTGCCCCGTTAGGATCTTCTGTTGTCTCAATCATTAACCCATCAGCACCACAAGCAATCGCTGCCTTAGACATTGGAAAAATCAAGTCTCGTCGGCCAGTGCCGTGACTTGGATCAACTATTACTTTGAAACCTTTTGCTTGAAGCAAAGGCACTGCCGCAAAATCTAATGTATTGCGAGTATCACGTTCAAATGTTTTAATTCCACGCTCACAAAGAATTACATCAAGCGCTCCATATGCTTTTAAATAAGCCGCAGCACCTTCAAATTCTTTTATTGACATACCAAAACCACGTTTAAGAAGAATTGGTTTATCAGTTTTCATCGCAAGAGTTTTTAATAATTCAAAATTTTGACAGTTGCGTGAACCAATTTGAAGCATATCAACATCGTCATAAAGGTCAAGATGCTCTATTGAAGTAATTTCTGTTACGACCTTAATGCCAACTTGATATTTAATTCGTCGCAAAATTTCTAAACCCTCTTGCTGTAAGCCCTAAAAAGAATCTGGATATGTTCGTGGCTTAAAACATCCTGCTCGGAAATAATCTACTCCAAGTCTTTTACAAGCATAAGCGTCACGTAAGCCTTCATCATAATTTTTTAGAGCACATGGCCCAGCAATCAACATATTCCTCACCAACTACTACTATCAGTAATATCTTCGGTTTCGCCACATACTGGACAAGTAATCGTTATGCCAGTACCAAGTCCAGTGCCAACTAAATCATAGATATAATGATTACCATTTTTACAGCCAGTTTCTTTCCAATGTTTAGTGCGAAAAGCTTTATCTGCTTTTGCTTCTGTGTCCGACATCACACAAATCGAACGTCTATAAAGACTTTCAATCGTTTTGTCACGCTTAGAGATTTCTTCCTCTTTATCATAGGTGCGAAGTTTTTCCCGCAAATATTCAATGGTGCTTTCCTGACTCTCATTAATCTCTCTTATTTCTTCGAGACATTCTTTAAAACTTCTGGTAATCATTATTTTGACTCCTTGTAAAATGGTACTCCAAGTGGGACTTGAACCCACAACACCATGATTAAGAGTCATGTACTCTGCCAATTGAGCTATTGGAGTATATGGTGCCCCAAGTGGGAATCGAACCCACGACACCCAGATTTTTTAGTCCTTCACAAATATTTTACAATCTTTCAAGTACATTCTTTAACTGATAATCTTTTAAGAATTTAATCCCGTGCGTTTGACCATTTTTTGGAGGAACAATTCTTAATCTTTGAATTCTCTTGCCACAATCCTCAAAAGGAATTAGATAACATTCACCTTCATACATTGTTGCAAAAAAATCTACATCATTTTTTGAATATGGAATATTTAGAGTTCCATTAGTATTTGTATGACTCGTGCTTGTAGCAAATTCAATAAAAGCATCTTCCTTTAAGTTACTTGTTTTTACTTGAATTTTATACAATATGTGATTAACATCTACGATAAAGTCATATCTTGAACTTTGTACCAATGGTTTAGATACTAAATACCCCAATTTAAGAAATTCCAAACTTACTTGTTGTTCAGTAATTTCTCCCTTAAAATGACTGCTTAACTCTTCCATTTTACGCCCCTTTTCAAAGAATGTAAAATATTGTACTTGAGTCTAAAAAGTCTGGTGCTCTACCAACTGAGCTATTGGAGCAAATGGTGACGTAAGCTGGTTCCAACCCACACGTTTCCCCTCTGAGAAAGGGGCGTCCTTTCATTAGACGATTACGCCATATTGCGACACAAGGTCGCGTGGTCAAATTATTTGGCAGGTCTCTTGTCTGCCTATCGAGTAAGACCAACTCCCTACATACAGCCCTATTTGTTATAGTCTTAGGATTGACACCCTTGCGGGCGAAGGCAGAAATCGACTTGTGTTATGGCTGTTCCAGCCTGTCTTACCGCGCATATGATATTGCTATCAGTGATGGTTTCAGAACAGTTCCTGTCAATCTCTCAACCTTACATTAATATTATACCAAATTTTTTTAAGATTTTCAATTTGGCGATTGGTGACGTAGGAGAGATTCGAACTCACCATTACCCGCTTGAGAGGCGGGGTTCCTAACCCTTAGAAGACTACGCCATAAAAGATGGCTTCACGTACCATCTGTGAGCTGCTACAACGACGCCATAGGGCGCACACCAAAATAGCTTCACGCACTATTTATGAGCTGCCAGCGATGTCCTCCCTAATTTCTGTGGCGCTATGGACACCTTAGCGCATATAGCCAATTAACACCGTGCTATTCGAGCGAGTTTTAATGAGTTTGCTTTCTCATAAAGGCAATTGCACTCGGACCTCGTTCATGAGGGTAAATCCGAACCGCAAAATATTCTCTATTATTGCGATAATTCTTCTTGTCAAGCCGCAAAGCGTCTCTCATGTGCGACTTTTGGCTGATAATCTGGTCTCGACACCAACTATTAATAAGCTGACCGCTTAATACAGTGCCAAGCTCAACGCTTAGAATATTAAGCATCATCTTCCTCCTTTTCATTCTCGGAAAGGAAACAGTCGATAGCAGACAGGGGATACTCCTGAGAATAAGAACCAATCTTCACAGCAAACTTGCGATTACCAGTAAAAGAAAACTTCATATTCATTCTCCTCTCTCAACCTTACATATATATTATATCAAATTTTTTTAAGATTTTCAATTAACCTTAATCTTCATCGCAATCATAATAATCAGGAATCGCGTGATTGAATTCAGGGTCAGGCACTGCGCGTTCAGAATCATAGTTCACAGTAATATCTTCAGGTGAGATAGTCTCAAGCGCGACAATATCGCAATCATCGTCAACGCACGGCACCATAGAAATTTCAATAGATTCCATCTGGTCAATCTGGTCAGCGAAATACCAATCTCGCACCTTCGAGAAGCAATCATCATAATCCGCACCAGCTACATAGCCAGACTCTACATAATGACTGTCCACCTTGCCACCAGCATACCAACGAACCTTAAAACCACAAATCATTGAAATTTCCTCCCTTTCTTCATCTTACATATATATTATATCATTTATTTTTTAAATTTTCAAATTACCGATCAGTCAGATTATGAAATTCTTCCCATTTTTCTGAATAAAAGTCAATAAATGCCTGTTTATCTTCAATCTTTAGCATGATATAAGAAAAAAGAAAAACATTAACAAGACCGCCAATAATGTATCCGAGAATGAACCAAAGCATTAAAGACACATCCTCTCTTCCTTGTTGTCCAGCATTTCCTTAATTTCTTCCCAGTCAAGAGGATTTTCAAGTTCAGATACGCTAACGGCAATAATATTTTCACCCGGCTTATCAGGAACAGAACAATATTCCACGACCTTCTTCACCGCGGCTTCATAAGAATCTGCACCAAGAATACCACTATAATGTTCAATCTTACCCTCGATTTCATCCCAACATTTTACAGCATACTCAAACATTTCTATCCTCCATTAGCTTAATAATAATTTCGTCAACGATGTCACTTAGCATTTGCTTTTTTGAAGGTTTAAGACAATCCCAATCTGCGATCAAATTTGCAAGACAGTCAAACACCTCATCTGGTCCAAAATATACATCTACTGAAGTACCACCATCTGTGTCCATGTCCAATGTAACTTTTGGAAACCTATTATAACAACTAACATTGAAATTAATCTTATTTGAATACATTGGATTCACCTCTTAATCTTTTATGTTCTTCAGCGTGACAATTTAAGCACAATAGATCACATTTTTTAGATTCTTCTAAAAAATCTTCCCATTCGCGATAGCCAGACTTAATAGATAAGTCAAATTTCTTTTCTCGCGGTTTTCTATGATAAAACTGTAAAGCATCTTCACACTTATTATATCCGCATTTTTCACAAGCTCCGCCACGCATAATAATAAGTTGGTGTTTCATCGCGTAAAACAATGGAGAATAATCGCCTTCTCGCCCCATTGGAGAACAATGATAACAATATCTACGATGATTCTCTTTCATTTCTGTAATGATAAGATGTCTGCCACAAATAGGACAAATTCTTACTTTTGACTGAAATGACATATAATCTCTCCTTTAAAAATGGTAGGGCATCCTGGAGTCGAACCAGGCGTATCCTCTTCGCCAGTGCTTTATAAGAACACTGCTCTTACCGCTGAGCTAATGCCCCACATGGGTGGTGTTACCACCCAATTTTTTACATAGAAGTTTCCAGCTCCGCCAAAGCATCCTTAGCCATATTCAGCTCTTCCTGAGCTACCTTCTGATACGCCAGAGCATCAGCAAATGCATTAGTAACCTCAGTCAGATACTCCTTATAAAACTTTGCCTTCTCGTTAGCTCGCCGCATACGCTTCTCAGCAACCTTCAGATCACACCTCGCAATGGCCAGAGCTTCACCCTTCTTATGGTCAAACTCATCTCTCGGATCGCACTTCGCGACGCCACGCACCATTCGCTTAGCAAACGTAGAAACAGCAATAACCTCATTGTCATGATGGTAAATCTTGTAATTAATCTTCCTCTGCTTAGTCATATTATTCGCTCCTTTTAGTCATCAATATAGTCAGGGAGGTCATCTTCATCCCAGTCATCATCATCAGAGATGTCGCCTTCAATCCAGTCATCACTATCGTGACCATAGTATTCTTCACACTGGGTATCACAGATAAAATCATCGAGATAATCCTTCATCTCTTGTTTCCTCCCTTTCTCAACCTTACAAGAATATTATATCAAATTTTTTTAAGATTTTCAATTAAGGCTTCCGTTTATCTAAATAATTCATAATTTTGCCTGCGACAAAACCAATAACAAAACTCACCCCAAAACTAATTAACATAGTTCCCCAGTATGGCATACCTTAATCTCCTTTCTTCACCTTACATATATATTATATCAAAATTTTTTTATTTTTTCAATACAGTATAATATGTATGTCCATCAGCTTCACTTTTTTCTACTTTATAGCTAGCATCAACATAGGAATCAGCATCATTTGTCTTTGGATTAGAAGGATCAAAATCAATAAAAGTGCCGCCACGCACGATAATTTTTGCTTTACCTTCTTTATAAGAAGAGTCGCGGCAATTTAATACCCAAGAATGCGGATCGCCAGTGCCGTAAGACTGTTTATCATAAGAAGCAAAAACACCATCGTTAATAATTAAAGTGCCTTCGCCAACAAAAAATGCCGTTGCCCCTCCTTGATAAATTCCACCATTAACCTCTACTTCGCCGCCATCTTCAATAATTACACAATGTGGGCCATCATTAGTGCCCAAATCATTTGCGTAAATGCCACCATATGCTCCATTAAGTGTAACGTGACCACCAGACACATAAAATGCAGCAACATTTGTCGCATCACCAGAGCCAAAGCCCGCCTCTAAAGTAATCATATGATTACCAAAGTCAAAAGTAGTATCTTTTGCAATGACAGTTCTTGCAGCACGAGCTGAAGCCGCAGAAATTTTCATGTCCTTAACTTTAATGTCTCCGCCACGCGATAAATCTTCACGATATTCTGCTGTTGACATTGAACCAACTACTTCTTTATTTTTATTATAATGAATCCATTTACTTGCACCAGTGCTCACATAAAAATCACCAGTAGAAAGAATAAACGCTACGCAACCCATTGGTGGATGCGCATTTAAATAATCAAGATCCTTTTCACTATCCAAAAGCAAGCAATCAACATCCGCAGCACTTGGAAACGGAAGAGTATTTTTATCAGCGATACAAATCATATAGTAGACCTCCCATATTTAATAGTCTATTGTTTATAAAAAATTACTTAGATACTTTTTTCTAAATAGACCAATAGAGGGTTACACAGAACCCTCTATAAGATCAGAACCGGACAAAAACGCAAACTGGCAGCAAGATTCATATAGCTTTTGTCCATATATGTATAAATTATAACCCCGTTGAAACTCTTCATAATTCTCTTTAGTATATGCAATATCTACATCACTATCGTGTAAAATTGCATACCAAATAAGCCAGTTTACATCACCGGATTTATGATTACCCTGATTATGAAACCCAATTCCACTTTTGTTATTTGAATGATATAAATAATAACCATGGAATTTAGAATAGTCTGCTTTAAAAATCCGCCAAACGCTTTTTGCGGTGAAAATTCTTATTTCTTTCCCGTCATCAACAATGTATGCTTGTTCTCCATATTTGTGATTAATAAACCAAACTATTTCCTGCGGCGTCATTTACAGGTTCAGCTCCTTCATTAACCTATCAAGAGTAGCCTGTTCATCTTCGCTAATAGGCGACACCGGCACAGGGCCATCACCAAATACCATTTCCTTCGGCATAGAATCAGTAGCAAGAGGAGTCTTAGGCACAGTCATAGTAATACAGACCTGCATCTTCTCTCCATTTTCAGTAGACCAAAAATATGCCTTCTTACCATCGGAATCCATACCGACAAAATCCTGACCAAGAGCAGCCTTAAACTTTTCCAACAGATTAGTCTTCGCAACACTTCCACGAGCCATATCACATTTCTCCTTTATTCTTTTCTATAAAAATTATATCATTTATTTTTTATTTTGTCAAAGAAACCATCTATGCTTTTGACCTGTTGCTTCTTCACAACAGTATTTACAGCAATAAAGAGTTCCTGTTTTTTCGTCACGATATCCATCATAAGCAGAAAACTCTTCTCCACAATGAGGACAAGTGTGAATGTCCATATCCTCATAACATGCACGGCAATACAATTCTCCATTATAGGTATAACCTTCATCTTCAAGAAAACGCTCGCCGCACATAGGACACACTGAAACGCCATCCATTTCTTCATCGGTGCAAGTTAAAACATCTACATCACATAACATTGTTTGTGAATCAAAAAAATGACCCTTGCCACAATGAATACAAGGCGCTTCTCCGCCAATTACAATAGGAGGAATTGTAGTATTAGTGAAGTTCGTATAACCATATTCAAGACACACAGGCGTATAAAAATGTGAATTAAGTAAATCATTATACGCATAACTATATTTATGATCTGTAATAAAACTACTAATTGGATACATATTACTATGCCAAAGAAGATATGGAACATTTAGTTCATAAGATTCATCGCTATTTTCTGTAAATTTTGGAACAACATTTTTAAAAGTCTGATAATCCCAACCTGGAAGACCACAATTATAAAAATGAGCTTTATCAAAATAATCAAATTCATAAAGTAATTTAGAATTTACAAAATCAAGCGCGCTTTTAGACGTAAAAGGATATTGCCGACCAGCCCATACGAGATGTCGCTCTTTATCAAAGAACATAAGACAACGCCATTTTTTATTATTCCAAGGCACATCATTGGGAAAACGCGGTAAAATAGTATCTTCTTCTGATTTAAGATAAGTAATAACAGTTACTTCATCACACATATATGACAAATTACCGCCACGGTATTCGCCATCAAGAGCATGACAAGAACGCCATTTATGTTGATTTTCACTTAATGACAAAAAATCAAGAGGATGAACAGAAAGACACAATCTGCCGCTAATGGTATTTTCTTGAATCAGGCGCGATAATTCTTGAATGATCCACTCAAGTTTCTCTGCGCTACAATATACATTAAAAAATTTATGAAGCGCCTTGCCAATTTTCATACCGATAGGAACAGTCTGATTGCGAGTAGTTGTTTCGACACACACTTTATTGTCAAGTAAACCATCTTTTTCTGTCTCAAGAAACTCGCCAATTTCTCCGCTAATGCGCCAAACAATTTCAATATAATTATTAATACGTTGCTCACGAGCTTCTTTTGGCAAAGTAATAACGACATCATAGGGAGATTCATAAATAAGCTGATTGCCCATTTTTTCAATAAAACGTTCTTTCGCTTTAAGCCACTTTTCAAATAGGTTATCTGTGTTTACTTTTGTTTGATCCTGTGAATAACAAAGAACTTTGTCAAAATCCTTTTGAATATCTTTATAATCAAACATTCTGAAGCTCCTTTCGACAATCAGGACAAATCCATTTTTCTTTAGTTGTAACTGGCTTTTCAAGCAGCCACGGCAGTCCACACTTACTACAATAATCAATTTTATGGCTAAGCTCAGCAAAACATTCCATACAAAGATTCTGAGTATAACCACCCCACGCCGCATATTTTACGGGAATTATTTCTTCTTCTGATACAGCTGCGCCACAACGATTACAACCATAAGCAAAATCTTTATTCACGTTACCGCCAAACCATTTATAAGTATAAGAAATCATAGGGATATATTTCCAAGTGTCCATTTCGGGATGCTCTTTAATATAAGTAAGCATCTGTTTTACTTTTTCGATTGTGTTATGAAGAAAATCAAAACGCAAAAATTCTGTATTACTGTGTTCGTTATAATATCCTACAGATAAATTTGCCGCGGCGACACCCCAAGCTGGTGCCAATACAGAAATGTCACTAAGTGAACCCCAGTCTGTTACAAAACCAAAACTTTCTACAAACTTTTCAAATTGCTCATTATCACAATCATAAAAAACGCAATCTTTGTTACCACGACGATCAAGCTGAATAAGGCACTTGAGTTCATAGGGGAATTTATAATAATGCCCAACGAGTTTAGAAGCGCCAATACAACCAGTTTCTTCACCAGTTGTAATGATTACATGGGGCCGCAGATTAGAATATTTAATAATCTCCATAATAGCATATACACCAGCTCTATCATCTGCGCCCATACCTTCAGGACTCCATAGAACCATACACTCTTGATCGTAGAAAAATGTTTTTGGCGGATTCTTAAAAACTGTATCTGCATGTGCCACCAATGCTACGGGTATATCGCCTTCTGCCAGCACATAAGCAGGAGTCCGTTCCACATTTGTGTATTTTGTTTTCAAAAAACTTGACATTACGCTTAAAATACTTTGTTCTCTTGCTCTACACAAAGTTTTAAAAGTATTGACGTTTTCCTCTGTGAACATAATTTCACCTCTTTTGACTTTCTAAAAATATTATATCAAATTCTTTTTAAAAAATCAAAGGGAAGAATGGCAAAGCCATTCTTCCCTATTAATTATCTTTCTTTTTATATTCATGAAGCAATTTCTTTTCATATTCTGGCATAATACAAGCATGGCAACTACCATTTGGTAGTAAACATCTTTGACCGCAATTAAATCTACGTTTAACGTATTCGTCAGTAATATTAGATCCTAAAATTATTTCTGAACAATTATAGTTAGCAATAAGAAGATTTAAGCCATATGGAAAGTTACTCATATAAAGATTAATTAAACTTTTTTCTTTTTGAGTATCTGTCTCATCTAACTCAAATACATCAATATAATCATCATATAATGACATATGCTGCGGCAATACCCAAAAATGATTAAGTCCATCTTCACCAGTTTGTGCAAGAGCATAATTCATACCAATATGAGGATTCGCTCTAATTTTAAAACCTTGTTTCCGCAAATAATTTAACTGGTCACATTGAAAAACAAGCGGTTCTCCAACCATTATGTCTGTTGCTTTATAATAAGTGCAAATCTTTACCATTGCCCAAGTTGTTGCAGGATAATGATACATAATATACCGCCACAATTGAGTTTCACCGAATTCATTGATTTCAGCAAAAGGCTCAGTGATTTTTCCATATTCTACAAAATCAGAAAAATCAAAGAAATCATAAAAGAAGCCTGTTTGTTCTTGTAGCGATCGCAAAGTATCAATTTCCGGCATTTTGTCTTGATTTAAATTATAAATTTCCATAATGATTTTTTTATCTTTATGTGCTTTTGAATAATCCATCGCTTCATTCATCATACGGAAAGGAAAGCGTATTTCTTGAGTTTTTTCATTAGCTAAAGAATAATTATTTATACATAATTTCATATCTTCAACCTCCAATTTCTGAATAAATTATATCAAATTTTTTTTATGTTGTCAAATAGTTGACGAATGTAAAATTTTGTGATATAATGTTTATATAAAAGGTATAAGGAGTCGATAAACATGTGGTATAACGCATTTATTGCTGGAATTTTAATAGGACTTGGATGCCTTGTGTCTAATTTAATTGCCCAACCAATTATTGGCTATTGTTGTTTTGCTATGGGATTAATGTATATTAGAGTAGCAAAATTGCCACTAACAACTGGGCTTACTCAGCATCTTGGTGAAACAATTAATTTTAAGACTTGGTGTAAAGTTCTTGGGTGTAATATGCTTGGCGCTTTCGCGGCAAGTTTCTTTGGTATGCTCTTTTTAGTTGTCGCTCATAATTATGAATTAATGGATAAGATGGCGGCGCTTTCAAGAACTAAGTTTATGGACGCAAATTTCCTACAGCTATTATTATCTGGTGCTTTCTGTGGTATACTTATGACAATAGCAACGTATAAAAGAACTCCGCTATATGTTTCTATCCTTTGTGTAATGACATTTTTATTGGCAGGTTTTAACCATTGCATTGCCGATTCATTTTATTTATTTATGCAAATCGGAAATTGGTATGCCTGGCTAATGTTTATTGCGGTTGTCATAGGTAATTTAATTGGTGGATATGTAATAAAAAAAGAGGAGTATTAACTCCTCTTTTTTAAATTACTCGGCATCAGTTTCAATCAGACGATAGCCATTCACCTTGCGGGCAGTCTTGCCATCTTCCTTAATGGCTACGGACTCACGAGCAACCATACCAGCCTCAACCATCTTACCCAGACGGTAGGAGCACTTGGCGGCGGTCACAGTCTCATCGTCAACCTGCGCCAAAATCTGAGGAATGGTCTGCGCCTCATCCGCAGTCAGCACATCGGCGATCTTAGAAGCCAGCTCATCCTGAGCCTTGTTACCACGCTTGGCACTCTTGGCAGAAGAAGCCTTGCGCTTGTCCAGCAGTTCCAGTTCGTGGTCAATGAACGCCAGCAGTCGGTCCTGGTCTTCGTTGCTCAGCATAGAAGTCTCAATCAGGGAACGCAGTTCGTTGAAGTTATCGCGCTTAGTGATTTTCTGAGTAGTCATGATTCATTTCTCCTTTTTATTTCTTTCTCAACCTTACGAGTATATTATATCAAAATTTTTTAAGAATTTCAATGGATTAATCGGCCTCGCCCAGAACCTCAGTGACATATCGACGATAATCTTCCCACAGTTCGTCGATATGAAGATCATCTATCTCCTGCTGCACCCAATCAAAAACGGACTTATTGTCTTTGTCGAGTCGATAGCCCAACAGTTTGTAGAAAGTAGTAATAGGAACTTTGCGCGGGTCAAGAATGTCTTCTACTCCCCAGTGGCTAATATTCCAGTTACTCGGGAAAGTTATATCGTCGATAGTAAGAATGCTTTTCTCTGTAATACCAAGGTCTTTTGCACAATCAGGACAGAGATTCTGTTCACAGTGCGGCGCGCACCATTCGGCACGATTGGTCAGTTCAGAAAAGAGCTTGCTATTAATGGGCACAAAAACGTGAACACTATCTTCTGCATAAAGATCAGTATCACAAACTTCACAATGAGTGACAAGTCGAGAATAACAGTCACAGCACAGAAGTTCATCATTCGGGCCGTAATAGTAATCATCGCTATTGCTGTAAATGGGTTCGCCGCATTCAGAACAATACTGGACATTACGGCAGGACATGCAGCATAGAGTAGAGCTGTCTTGTTCACCTGTCCACGGAATCTCTTCACCGCAGTTCATACAATTGGCTACGCCAGAGTAGTTAATTATATGATAGTCATATTTGAGATTCTTATTTACCGCAACCCACATATCATCACGGAAATCATTATACATAAAGTTAGTTTCATATTTCAGTTCAAACTGATAGTCATCGTCGCACCAATCAGATACGGGCTTGATTTCTTCAGTAAATTCCCAGCCAAGATTCTTCTTTGCCAGTTCAGCGACCCAGCTAATACACGCTTTTGACAGATTATCATTATCATAGGGATAATTGCGGTTACAAAGAATCGCTTCATCATTTACAACGATCCAAGCACGCCACTTTTTCGACGGCCATTCATAACCGTTAAAATGCATCTGCTGAACATCAGACTTCAGATAAGCACAAATGACCATAGGACTATTCATCATTTCAACGGTGCCAAGACGATAACAACCTTCTTCCTGCCAAGACATGCAAGAAGACCAACCATTGTCATTGTCAGAAGCGGTTGCATAATCGAGAGGATGGATAGACAGACACAGTTCACCAGAAACGGTTTTCTGGTTAAAAATGCGCGAATGGTCAAGACGCAGTTCTTCGAGATCTGCATTCAGGTCGGGATAGCCAGCCGCAGCAAGCGCCTGACAAATTTTACGCAGAGCGCGCATAATTTTTTCACCAGAATTAATCTTGAGAGGCTTGCCACCGATGACACACTGAACTTTGGCGTCAACGCGATTGTCCAGAAGATAATCTGCGGTGCCCCAGCTACGCACAGCGTTGAAGAAATCCTGACCATCTTCAGTGGGGAAAGTCCAAAGGTAATGTTCATATACTGCGCCAAGCGCTTTCCGCAGATTTTCATGAAGAGTGCTATAGAACCAACGATGCTCCGAGGCAAGGTTTTCAAGCTCTTCAATCAGTTCGTCATTATCCCGCTCATAGGTAAACTTCTTCGACAGAATAAGTTCTTGACCCATCAGATCATACAGATACTTGCTTTTGGCATCACGCCAAAACCGCAGAATGTAATTAGCATCGTTGCAGAAGCCATTATTTTCAGCAGCGTTATACTCACGGCAATACTCCATAAAGTTGTCCATGTCGTAGCCTTTGAGCATCTCCTTAGTTTCCATCGAAGAACATCTCCTTTTTCTTTCTCAACCTTATGTATATATTATATCAAATTTTTTTTTAAAAATCAAAGGAGCCTTCTTGGCGTCAAGAAGGCTCCTTTGTTATGCGCGATACACCACGGTTGATTCTAGCATGCTGCCGCAATGGCTATCTACTTGTGAAATATATTTATAAGAAGGATTAACACGAAAAAACTCGCGAATAAGTTGTTGAAGATAGGCGCGACCTTCATATCCGGTCGCAAAAGTCTTCGTCTGAATAGTCATTTTTAATATCCTCCATTGTGCGTCGCGCACGAGCCTTAGTAAGACGACGCTTTGAGTCAAGGTAATTCATCAGTTCCATTTCCTCTTGAGTTAAAGACCAATCATCATAGCGTTCGTTCATGCTAAGACCTCCTTAATGAGTAGTAGATATAGACGCATCTGAAGTAGTCATCTTATCCATAGTCATAGTAATTGTAGGGTTATTAGTAATTGTGGGGTTGCCGGTAGTAGTAGTTGTTGTGTAAGTCCAATGCGGAGATGTCCAATCATACCCACCGCCATAATAATAAATGGGCTGAGAGGTCTTTTCCTTCAGGCTCTTATCATAGAAAATCATCATACTATCAGGCGGTGAATGTTTAATTGCTACAACATGATAGCCCTAAATCTTTTCTTTTCTTGTCCACTCATTAAATTCATCTTCCCAACGAAAGCGTTTGCACTATACCATTTTTATTCCTCCTTCATTTTCTAAATAAATTATATCAAATTTATTTTAAATTTTCAAGTTTATGTTTTTGAGCCAGTTTTATTATTGATATAATCTTCATAAACCGTTTTAATGCGATTATAGGCGTTAAAAGAATTATATCCAACAACAATTCCGCAACTCAATAATTCATCTTTTGGATTAGAAAATCCATTAGAGTTGCCGCTTCCTTTTTGCTCTTTATAATAAATTGGTGTAATTAGATATTTTTCTGTCCAAGAACTATCGTAGCCAGTGTCAATTATACGATTTAAAATTCTCGCATCAAGAATATGAATAATCGCATCTGACATTGATTGACTGCCCGAAGGATATTTATTTGTATCTTTCTTATAAATATCCGCAGTCCACTTCTGAGTATTGTTCCAAAAATCACGCACAACGCCAGAATTTAATGAATCAACACTACTCCACAAAATAGTAACGGTTTGTTCGCTATTTTTCATTGCTGTTGTCAAACCGGTTGAAATTTGTGTTAATAGATTAACAAGATATTGCCCATTAACTTCTGCTTTTGTTGTTTCATAATCAGTTAGATCGGGTGCATCAACAACATACGCGGTATCATAATTAAGATTATTTGTTGTGCTAACATTAAAAACAGTATCTTGAAAATCACTATTTACATTACTCTGATATTCTGGTGTCCAGCAAAAGTAAATGCCACCAATTTCGGTTTTAGATGTCCAAACAGGTTTAAAATAGTAATCACTAACCGCTCTTACAAGTTGTAATATTGTATAGCAACCATTATCATCTGCGGCCATTTTCTCTTTAAGAGTGGTCTGCCAAGAATCCGTTGCTAAAATTTCACGTTTATCATCACGATAAACCGCAAAATCGACGCAACTATTTTGTGTATATGTCGCAGAAGATTGAGCTGGCTCTTTTTCCCATTCAAGAGTTGTTAAGGGTTCAGTATTATTTTTAATATCAATTGCTTCTTTATATAAGAAATTGCGCATGTCTGTAGAAAATGATTGCCAAGGAATCATTGTTATAGGTTCACCTTTTGATGAAAGTCCAGATGCAAGACTATTAAATACTGTAAACAGTTCTTGAATATTCTTATAAAAGTAGCTTTTCGCTGGACTCGGCTGTCCATCTGGCATTGTAATTGTAAAATTATTCAAAATAACTTGATTTTCTTTGATAATTTCATTATAGGCAAGAGATGGATCAGTTAGTTCATCCTCAAAAGTGTAATTGCCATCACAGCTAACAATCATACCGTTTGGATATTCTTCATTTTGCGTAAAAATGAAAAGCCAGCTGTAGCCTGCTTCAGCAAGTAATTTTAACACATTGACCACAAATGGGCTTTCTGCATCACAAGCACCAAGAGTGGAGCCATGACCAACTTCATTATAAGAACGATTAGGATAAGTATATGCACTATCTGCGGAAGCGTGCGTATATGGATTAAATTCATATTCTGCTTTTGATAGAAGCGTCGGCCACACAATTTTCTAATAGTTTGATGCAAATGATCTAAACATAATAGTTGCGGTTTTATTGCCACCTTTTGCCGCAGTTTTTATGTCATCATTAATAATATTTCTTACTTTATCATAATTCAATTCAGTAATTAGTGAATCATCATAAATTTTTTCAACATCCTAAGCAGGAGTGAAATTAATATTTGTTTCTGCCATTTATATTCCCCCTTTGAATATATTATACAAAAAAATTTCTCTCCTGTCAAGCAGGAGAGAAATTAAGCTCAGAAGCAATAGCAAGCACTCTGTCAATAGGACAAGTGAGCAATTCGGTAAAATACATTTGTGCCTCGGGATACCCCGCCTGTGCGGCGGGGCCCAGTTCGTTTAGCATCTTCTGCCGCAAATCTTCAATGAAAAAAATAGGCATTATTCTACCTCCTTAATAGTCAGACGGGTCATAATGGTCTGCTTTACACCCTTGCGCTCCTGATGATCCTTTACTTTACCAGTAAACTGGATCTTGGAGCCTTCAGGAATGTTCTTCGCGGCAGTCGTCCACACATAGATATTACCAGCAACATCTTCCATAATGTGGCAATTGGAATCGCCATAGTAACTATTCAGAGGAATGTTGCGAACAACGGTAACAGTGCGAGTCAGCTTATCACCAGGCTGGCCTTGATATTCAGAGGGGGAAGGAACAAAGGTTGCCTTTTCGATGATTTTGCGCAGCTCACCTTCGCTCTTGATAAAACCATTTTCATCAGACACTTCTGTCCAATTGAGGCGCAGCAGGTCATGTCCTTCAAGCTTAAAGTCAACGCCATAAGGAATATACCAACCAAAAGCTGCGGTATACTTGCAACCATGTGCCTTTAGGGTGTCCTTAATGGGGTAAGTATTGCCGAGCACCACATCAATGTAGCCATTCTCATCGCCGAAGTTGTTATATTCGGGACCACGCTTATATTCTGCGGCGCTAATGCGAGCAGCCTGACGCTTGGCAGCTTCCGCTTCGTTATGTGCGTCCATGCGGGCACGCTCTTCATCGGTATACCAGCGCACGTTCTTGGACTCTTTGCCGGAGCCACTGCAGCGGAAGCAAGTGGAACCATACATCATATTGAAGGAATAATTACCAGTGCCGCCACAACGAGGACAGGAATGACGCACACGCACCCACTCTTTGCCAGCCTCATCAGTAAAGACGTCTCCAATAATCTCCCAGTTTTCGTAGCTCTTAGCAACTGCCATGTGTATCACTTTTCCTTTCCTCATCTTATGTATATATTATATCAAATTTTTTTTGAATTTTCAAAGGGAGGAGGGATGCTCTGGAGTTGCCAGTATCAATAGCTACAATTAGTTGTGAGAAAGCTCATTCGCACAACAGGTATGGAACATCAATTCTGCTACAGTAATTGGGCCAATACCACGAGGAACGGGCGTATATGCTTTACAGGCTTGTTGCGCTTCAGGAGAGAGGTCGCCGCATAATTTTCCATTTTCGTTTCTATTGATTGAAATGTCAATATAAATTGCATTGGGATTGACGTTTTCAAGAGTGATAAGATTAGGCTTGCCGGCTGCGCAGAAAACATAATCGGCAGATGCAGTTAGTGTTTTAAGCAGCTCAGGTGAAGTGTGAGAATTACACACTGTTACTGTTGAATCTTGATTCATCAAGAGCCGAGCAAGTGGTTTGCCAACAATGTTGCTGCGGCCAATGACAACACAATGCTTGCCGTCAAAGGGATAATCATAATGTTCAAGAAGCTCAATGACCCCGTGCGGTGTGCAAGGCGCGAACCAGCTGGATGGATGAAAGCCATCTACATCTTTATCTGGACGAATGGTGCGTTGGATCGTTTCAACATTGTAACCTCTTGGAAGTGGCAGTTGGACGATGATGCCGTCGACGCATTCATCATTGTTGTAGCGTTCAATGCTATTGAGAATTTCTTCGTATGAGGAGCAGGTCACAATTTCGCAGAGAACATTTGTTCGCTCCGCCGCACGAAGTTTGTTGCGCATATAAACGTGAGAAGCATCATCTGCATAAATTGTGGTAATGATGACGAGTTTAACGCGGTGTTTGCTGGCATATTTGTGTGCTGACTCTTCAAGAACGTTGGCGAATGCTTTACAATCAATTTCGAGAGACATATTAATACTTCCTTTTTTGTTTTATTATACCATATTTTTTTGAAAGTGTCGAGTTAGAGGTCTCTAACTCCGCACTTGACTTTTAAAAAAATTTTTGATATAATATATACATAAGATGAGACAAAGAATCGTCTTAAATAACAAAATAGGAGAAATGAAAACTATGACGAATAAGATTATTTATACTCGTAAGATTGCTATGAAGCTAATTGAGATGGGCAATGTGCCTGCTGGAACGACTTAGAACCCCAGTAAACCTGAATTCTTGTGCTGGATTTTTGCGATTACCCCTAAGTTTGAACGTGATCTTCAGGCTGTGCTTGACGAGGCTCGTGCGAATCGTAAGGACTAATAGGCGGGCGGTTAAACCGCCACGCCTTATTTTTTTTATAAGGTAAGCTAAAGAGCAAAATTCATTTGAAAAATGTCCTAAAATTAGAAAAAAATGAACAAGTGTCAAATTTTTCTGTTTTAGCACAATGTCTTAAAATCAGAAAAAAATGAACAAGTGTCAAATTTGGACTTTTTTATACAATAGTTAAAAGTAAGTTTTTAAATATTGTATAAAGGAGGTGAGAGCTTGGAAATTTAGAAAAATTCGCGTCAAATTCCTAAGGAGGAACAAGTTGTGAGTAATAAAGATTATTGTGATTTAATTTATTCTTGGTTTCAATGTGAGTCAAGTTTAGCGAGCGGAGAACGGCTAGTTCCGAAGTCTAAAGTTATATATAGCGAAATGGCAGATTAGTTGGGCATGGATCGTCGTGTTGTGTCGAAATATGTTAAAAAAATGATTGGTATGGGGCTTATTGATGTTTGTAGCAATGGAGATTATCGGTTATGTAAATTAGAGTCAAATGCGGCAACGTTGGTGCCATTTACAACTTTGCGGCAATTGATCCATTCATTACATAAGAATAGTGTGAGTATATTCGTATATTTGTTGAATAGATATTTGGCAAATAATGAATAGGGGTTTTACGTAACGCATTATTCATTAAAGAAGTTTATTGGTATTGCAACGTCTACTACCTCAAATAATGTTATTATTTCAGATATTTTAAGCACGTTAAAGTTATTGGGTTTGATCGATTATGAGATATAGCCGACGGGTGAGCGCAAGCTCAATATTTTCATTAAAAAAGTAAATAATGTCTTAAAAATCTAAAATTTGACTCGTGTTCATTTTTTTCTATAGCGTGTTCATTTTTTTCTATAGCGTGTTCATTTTTTAGATATGAATAAAATAGAATAGAAATAGGGGCGCTTCGCGCCCAGGACGTTATAGTTTATCCTTCGCTTCGCTCAGGATAAACTATAACTTAGGCGGTATATAACATCCTTCGCTTCGCTCAGGATGTTATATACCTTACCGTTGTGAAATTTGATTTCAAAATGAAAAAGTAGAGCGAGTTTAAAAGATGGGCGGAAAATAAGCGTGACGGCACGAATCGAGTTTTCGGAAAAAGTATACGGGGTGTTTCCGAAAAACCGAAGGAATAAATCGCGGTAGCCGAGGAACAGAATGAAATTTCATTTCAAAATCGTAAGGAACGTTTAGAAATGTCGTTTGAAAATCTCATTTAAAAAGGAGATATAAAATGAAAAAATATGGAATGTATCAGGGTAGATGGTTGTATTCTTGCACTTTTGATGAAATGTTAAAAGGGCATTCAGAATTGCAGCTTAATCCTATTATATATGTTATTACTGATAGAAGCAAGGTTGGCACCAAGTTCTTGTGTTATAAGGGGATGATGGTGGGAACATTGGTGCCAGCTGGTGAAAATGAAGAAAAGATACTATTTTATGATACTAAGCTATGTGTGCCTTTTGAGATATGGGCTGCTAAGGAATTGGATGTAATAAAAAATGGCGGTTTGAGCGAAGCGAAAGCCACCAAAGTTATTAGCGAACGTCCAACTGTTGAATCAATGTGTAAAAAGGAAGAAGAGATTCCAGAAATCGAATTGAATATTAGCAATTTAGCGCAATCATTGCTTGATAGTGTTTCTGATTGTTAAAAAAAAAGAAGAGCTGCGTTAGCAGCTCTTTTTTAAAATCCCAACTTATTAAGGAACTTAGAAATGGTTACATCATCATCGGTAGTAGTAAATGCTTCGCCAAACTCTTTCAGGGCCGACATACACTCAATAATTGAGTTCATCTCCTTGGCGGTGACATAAGGTTTGTCGCCCTGCTTGCCCAGCTGGTCAGTGAGATAAGCGTTAAGAATGAATGCAGCGTCTCCTGCGGTTTCTGTGCGGTTAAGCATACGATTGGCGATTTCAGTGAGTCGAGAAGCATACTTGGCTTTTGCGTCAGCCGCGGCCTTTTCTTTACGTTCAATCTCCCACTGATTTATTGCAGCTTCAAATTCCTTGCGAATGGCTTCAGGGGTGGTGGTTGTGTCAACAGCTATAGTCTTAATGGCATCATACATATTCATATTATAATCTCCTTTTTGGGCGCTTCGCGCCCAAATTTTTTTTGGTAAGGTTGGGACAATCTCGTCTGAGGCATCTTTCCTTACCTTGTATATATATTATATCAAATTTTTTTATCGTTTTCAAGGAAAGTGATATTAAGCTGGTAAAACAATTATTTAAAAAGGTAAAAAAATAGTAATCTGGGGAAAGAAATGGAGAAAGAAATAGATGAAAAAAGAAAAATAGGAAGAGTGTCCTGCGCGCGGTGCTAGACCTACTACACTTTTTTCTATTTATGTCATATCCATCGTCATTCCTTCTCTACTCTTCATTTTTGTCCCTTCTATCTTCTGCTCTTGCTATCTGTAGGGGAAGTAAATGGGCCCGATTGGAATTTATCTACCCCTAAATAAATTATATCAAAATTTTAGATAAAAATCAAGTGCGTGGCATATATACTGCAAACCGATTGGCGCACCATTATATTATATCATAATTTTTTATGAAAATCAAGCCATATGCGGTCGCGCTGGTGCCGATTGGCGGTGGAGGTTTTTTTTATTTATTATATCATATTTTTTTGATATTGTCAAGTTGCCGAGCCTCCACCGGCGCACGCATACCCTTTTTTTAAATATAATATCATATTTTTTTATATAAGTCAAGTCGCCGCACTCACTGCTTTTCCCTCTTGATTGGCACACACTACTCGGGCTTGGGTTTGGCGCGAGCGAAGCGAGTGCCAAAAATGTGGAGTGGAGGGCCATATGATGTCCTGGAGACGACGTGCCACGTTTTCAGCCAGATAGACCGATTGAAAATCGAGGACCGATTGGCATATGCGACCCGCCTAGGTCAACGAGCCGACCGCAGAGAGGCAGCTTGCGAACCCAGATGTGTCAGACGAGTTTGCGAGCCATTTCGGGACTAGAATGCACGCATAAAAGCCATATGGATTCAACAGAAAAATTGCCATATGTAGTACCGATCGGAAATTCGGGCCGACACGCCCGCGCGCGGCCCGCCAAAACATTACAGGAATATTAAAAATGTGACAAAAATATTACATTTTCCTCAAAAAAATGCTAAATACTTGACAAATCTGAACTCTGGACGTGCCGGTCGCGCACGTCCAGCCCAGTAGAAAGCATTTTTATACACAAAAATGAATGAATTTTTATACATTTATACGTATTTTTACGCAAAAAAGAGGGCTTCTGCCCTCTTTTTACGCTTTCGGCTTCGGTTTCCTGTGGCAAGTCAGCGTCAGCGAATATTCATTTTCGCCCACTCTGAAAGTCACTTCTCGTTCAGCGTTCGCAACCGTGATGTTCTCAACCTCCGCGCCTTCCAGCGCCTTGCCCACAAACGCGATCAGCATTCGCTTTTCTTCGTTGGGCTTGCGTTCGCGTTTCGGCTTGCCCTCAAGGCTGTAATTCGCAGGCTTGCGAATAACCTTTTTCGCGTTGGCTTCATGCTCTTCGTCAAGGTCAAAGGGCGTTGGGCGGTCAGCGTCTATTTCCTTGTCCCACCACGCCATTTCCGCATCTTCTTTGCTCTTGCCCTTGTGCTTGTTCATCCAGCCGTCAAGCCATTCAGCGGTCGGGTATCGAATTTCCTTTTTCATGGTCATCAGCTCCTTTCGACGTTATTATTATACCACGCGGGAAAGGTTTTGTCAACCCTCCCCGCAAGATAATTTTCCGGTGATTGTGGGGCGGGATTTCTCCCGCCCCGCCATGGTTAGCGCAGGGCAAAGTAGCTCTTGCGCTTTTCGGTGGTCTTTTCCACACGTCCAGCAGATTCAAGCACCCGCATCAACGCGGATACTTTCTGATTGGACATCACGCCCAGCCCTTCGGGGTCAGCCGCCATGTATTCCGACACGGTGGAGGGCTTGCCCACCTGCTTCATAACCTCCGCGAGGTGTTCAGCGGACGCGAGGTTCTCCGCCTGCTTCTTCGAGGGCTTGTCACTCTTAGAGGAGTTCCGCTTCACCAGCTGGTCACGCAGAGCGAACAGCTTTTCAGCAACCTCTTCGGTCATGGTGGCAGTGGACAGGACAGTGTTCAGAGCGTCAACGTAAGTCATCTTGTTAGTCATAGTATCAATCCCTTTCTGGTTTGGAGGGTTTTCCTTCCCTTGATTACGTGCTTATTATAGCACATTCTGTGGGGCTTGTCAAGGGGTTTTCGAAACTTTTTTTCGACCCGCGTCGCGCTTGCGGTCAGCGGCTGAAGGTTCCGTTCCCCTTGGAACAATTATAGTATACTACAAGGGGCGCATTTTGTCTATTGACCGAATGCACAAAGTTTGGGTGCGATTTTTGGGAAAATCGCCCAAACGCCCGGCGGGTCAAATTTGGTTGAAAAAATTGCCAGGACTCCCATTGACACGAATTCTGGTCGCTGCGCCCGGCAGCGACCAGCCCAGAAGAAGAATGCCCCTGTATATTCATACAGGAGCTTGCATTTTTATTCATCCAACGGCAGGTCGCCCGCGATGGCTTCACTGATATTCACCCACGGAAGGGGCTGAATCAGTTCAGTTTCACTAACTTCTACGATACCACCGCAACAACCGCAAATGATTTCATCATGGTAAGCAATACCCGCGAACCATTCCGCGCCATTCTCGCGCATCGTTTCTTCATCCTGCTTGAAAAGAACCTGAGTCGGAGTTTCAAAATACTGCTTCATGTTTTAGTCCTCCTTCGTCAAATCGTCAACCGCCATAGTGACCGCGCCCACAATCAGTGAACCCGCCAGCATCCAGAGCCAACCGCGCAGGAACATTCCCCAGATGAATCCCCACATCATGCCCAGCCCAGACGCGCCATAGAAGAGGTTGCAAATCTTGGTTTTCATCTTCATTACCTCCTTTTGATGGTCTTATTATAGCATGGTTTGCGCTGTTTGTCAATAGGTTTTTCAAATTTTTTTTCGCGTCCGGCGCGTGGGCGTGGGGCTTTTCAGCCCCACAATTCCCGACGCATTTTTTTGTGCTGTCTGACACAATACGCAAGAATTTGACGTTCAATGTTTACATCGTCCAGCGCCTTGTGTTCCTCTACAAATTCGTTATCTTTTGTAATGAATCTGTAAAGAATTTCGGCTGTCTTGCGCAACTGACCGTTCTTGCACTTGTAATCATTCTTTTCACAAAATGCCTTGTATGTTGGCATTTTGCAGATGACACTTTCAGCCATTTTCATGGTATCCCACCAAACTAAACCATAGGGGACGAACCAGCGATATTTCGAACAAGTCAAATAACGTTGTGTCAAATTCAAAGAACGATTGTCAAATCTTGCATTATGCGCACAGATGAATTTGCAACCATACTTTTCAACGTCCTTGCGCATTTGCTGTTTAATCGTGTATAGCGTTTCGAGTGCCTTTTCACCTGCTTGAATTTGCTCGTGATATTCTGGAATTTTATGTGCGTAATATGCGCTTTGCATCAATTCCGTCATTCCGCTAAACACTTCACGCACAGCGAACGAACGACTTTCATACAGCCTGCCGTGGCTGTCAATCACCTGCCATGAAATATCATAGCACAGAGGATCGTCCAGCGTGTTGCAAGTTTCAGTGTCAACCATGATTCCATAAACGTGACGGCGGTCAATTCTCATCGGTCATTACCTCTTTCTGTTCCCCTTTGGAACGTCTTTATTATAGCACTATTCGCCCAGCTTGTCAAGAGGTTCTTCAAACTTTTTTCGCGCCGGCGCATACAAAAAGCGGAACTTGCGTTCCGCTTCTTTTTTTACTTTGTTTTTGGCTTGCGGTGAGCGGTGAGCGTTACAGAGTATTCAATGCCGTTCCAGCTAAAATCAATCTTGTGTTCTTCGGTTTCTGCGACTTCCTTCACATCTTCGGTCACGTTCTTCACAGCTTCGGTCAACGCCTGAATCAGTGCGCGCTTGTCATTGTTCGCCTTGCGTTCGCGCTTGCGTTCCTTTCCATACGCGTCAACCGCCTTGCGTGCGCCCACTTTCAACGCGCCGTTCTTTTTGGCAGCTTCTTCCATCTGCTTCAATTCTTCGGGGTTCGCGTCTTCGGTTTCTTCAATAAAAGTGGCTTCTGCAAATTCGCGTGTCATGTGTTCATCTGCCATCATTCCGCGGATGATTGCTTCTGCGTCTTCTTTTGCTTCGTTCTTAGAAAGTCCCAACAGTTTCGCGTGAATTGCAAGAGCGCGTTCAAATTCCGTCATTCTACAACATCTCCCTTTCCTTTTTTACATTTTAATTATAACACATTTTTTGAATTTTGTCAAGAGGTGCGATTATTAAATTTTTGTAACAATTTCGGCATACCAGATTTTACATTGTCATGCCTGGTATTTAGGGATACCTGGCGATTCCCGGCAATCGGTGGATTTTTATTCAAAAATTTGTATACCCAGCCGATACGCAAAATCTGGTCGTGCCGCCCGGGCACGACCAGTTCAGAAAGTGGGGCTGTATACAAATGCAAGCCCTTATATAAATTTGCAAGCGAAAAGGGCTTGTATTTTCATACAAGCCCCTGCATGGTTATTCGCCCCGCGCGGCGCGCGCTTCATCCTCCGCCTCAATCATGACATCCGAAAGCATCGCGTCCAGTGTGTCCACCAAATCGGCAGGATGCACCAGCTTCAAAGCCTCTTCCACCGCGTCGATAATCATTCGGATTGCTTTTGCTCTGGCGACTTCCTGAGCGCGTTCCTGCCGCACTTTGTTCACAGCCTTCATCGCGGCCTCATACTCTCTCTTGTCCAGCTTTTCAATGGTCAGCGTCTTGTAATCTTCAATCATCGTTTATTCTTCCTTTCTGTTGATCGGTGGAGGTGGGGCGGGCTTGCGCCCGCCCCGATGGGGTTACACAGTAGCTTTGAAAAAGCTCTTGCGCTTTTCGGTGGTCTTGGCAACCTTGCCATCAGCTTCGAGGATTCTCATGAGCGCGGAAACCTTCTGGTTCGACATGGACGCGAACGGCTCACCCTTCGCCATCCAGTCAGAAACGGTCAGGCTCTCACCGCTGGAAACCATCAGCGCCAGCAGGGAAGCGGACAGATCGATGTTTGCCTGCTGAGCCTTGGACGGCTTCTTGTCCGCCACGTTGCGCTTCTCGGTCTGGGCACGCAGGGCTTCCAGCTTCTCGGCAACATCGATCGGCAGGTCGTGGCAGTTGGTCAGGACGTAGGACAGAGCGCGGACGTAGGTCATCTTTTCAGTAGTCATAGTATCAACCCTTTCTGGTTTGTGGGGTTTTCCTTCCCCTGTTGACATTGTTAGTATACCACACTTGACACCGTTTGTCAAGGGGTTTTCAAAACTTTTTTTCAAAGTTTTGAAATGGCGGGAAGCGTGAGACTCGAACTCACAACCTACGAGTTAACGGCTCGTTGCGCTACCATTGCGCCAGCCTCCCTTGATTACAGGTTTATTATAGCACATTGCGGGAGGTTTGTCAAGGGGGTTTCAAAACTTTTTTTCGCGCGTCCGCGAACCTTGTTTCCTTTCCCCTCCTGACATTATGTATTATACCATAGACCACCCCAGCTGTCTATTGACGGAATGCACAAACTTTTGGCTGGATTTTTGGGAGAATCGCCAGTGGCCGGACGCGGGTGTTTTTTGGTCAGAAAATTGCCCAGGCTTTCTATGGCGTGAAATCTGGCCGCTGCGACCCACAGCGGCCAGGCCAGAAGAAATAGGGGCATCCCAGATTTGACAATGTATAATCTGGTAAAACCGATTTGAAAATGAAAATACCAGATTGGACAATGCCCAATCTGGTATCGGGTCAACGGTAGTAATAGGGAACCATTTTGACGTGGGACACACCGTTGATGTTTACAATCTCTTCATGCTCTTCCCGCTTCATCACACCAGCGTAAACCGCACATTTCAGCATGTAGGCGACTTTTTGGTTTGCGTAACTCGGCGCGACACGTTGCATGATTTCTTTCACGCGGAAGCGCTCGCCAACAGGCAAGGTCAAGAACAATCCCATGAACAGCATCGGTTCGGCTTTCTGCGGTGCGCGCCAGTGAAAACCCTTCGGGGCGATTCCTTCAACAACAGCGGTCACGATGGTGGGGTTTTCCAGTTCAGTCTTGTTAATCATTGTTTATTACCTCTTTCCTTCTCTTGATTACATTGTTATTATACCATAGGCGGAGGGGTTTGTCAACCCCTTGACCGCCAATTTTTTATTTTTTGTTCGTCCGTGAATGTAGCCTTTTCAAATTTAATTTGAATTTCTACACCATCAATGTTAATGTCACCGGCTACCCAACAGGGAACGCAATCTTTTTGCCATTCCCGCCCTGCCATTTCAAAAACCAGTTTTTCAAAACGTTCACCGCGATTTTTGCAGGAAGCAGGAAATAGTTCTGATTCATCACCAATACAAGTCGCGCCTTTTCTAATAAGCTGGTCTTTATACTTGACAATGGGATCAAAACGAATTTGACCGCCAAAACCGCGGGACGCTTGACAATAGCGAATGTAGCGCGGAGGGATTTCACCATCATAGTGAATGAGATAAACGCGATGATTCCGAATGAATCCCAGGATATACATTTCAGAACAGTTCATTTGACGATACCAGCGGATAAGTGTTTCTTTCTTCATGATGATGTCCTCCTTGCTCTTGATTACATACTTATTATAGCACCTGTTCGCCGGAATGTCAAGGGGTTTCTGAAAAAAACTTTTTTTCAAAAAGGTATTGACAAAACCGCCAGGATGTAGTATAATAAAACCATCAAAAGGAGGTAATGACCATGACCATCACGAAACTGACTCTGACCGAGAACCGCTTCCCCGCCTTCTGCCCCACGCGCGTGACCTACCACAAGAATGACGAGCAGGCTTTCGAGTATGCTAAGCGGGCGATCACCTGCGGAACCAATGAAATGGTGAACGGCGAGCTGAAACACATCGAATACCGCAACGAATACACCATTGAACATTATGACCGATAACAGGATACCGAACGAAAGCCGGCCAGACCGCGCTTTCGTTCGGTTTTTATCTGGGGCTATCTCTACGCGAAATTCGGTTCGTCGGCAACAAAATGGCCGCCGACGTGCCGCCAAACAAAAGGGCTTGCGCACTTGGCGCAAGCCGCAGGTCGGTCACTCCGCATAGCCGTCATAGATGATCACGCGGTGATCTTCAAAGTTCACAATCAGCTCGGTGCCATACTCTTCATACAGCGCTTCGAGGTCTTTCAAGGTCTCAATCCGCACGGTTTCAGTTCTGCGCCAGTTAGAAGCAAATTCCAGTTTCCAATCCATTGTGATTACCTCCCTCACTTGTTGTACTTATTATAGCACGCCTTGCCTGATTTGTCAATACCTTTTTGTGGCTTGCGCCACATTTTTTTTAGACTGTTACTTCTTGCTTTTTCTTGTCTATTTCAATTTCCCAGATTTCAGCTTCATCAGATCCAGAATAATAACCTCCACCATCGCGGTATTGAATCTTCATTGTCATATTTTCCGCTTCATGCGCTACGCAGTATTCATAAAATTCCTTGATTGTCATTCTTATTACCCCTTTCCTGTTCCCTTGGAACAATTATAGTATAACATAGCTATTGACTTTTGTCAAGAGCTTTTTCAAAAAAAATTGGAGCTTTTCAGCTCCAATTTTTCAGTGGATACAATCGCCCATAACTACAACGTCGAAAGAAGAGAATTCATACAGAGTAAATTCATCATAGTATTCTGCTTCGCCGATCTCATCCAGCAGGTCTATGAACTCTTCAACGAATTCATCTGCATCATAATAAGATATGATTGCATCCGCGTCAATCACCAGCACCTTGCGTTCAGTGCCTTCCCACTTTTCTATCTCATACGCATCAGCATCTACGAAACCGCTTACCACATCAAACAACATTTCCAACATCGTTCATTACCTCTTTCTTTTATTGCTCTTGTTCCTTGGAACATTATTAGTATAGCACGCATGAGCCATTTTGTCAATACCTTTTCAAAAAATTTTTTTAGCAAAAAGACTTGACATTTTAGTCCCGTTGTAGTATTATAATAATGTCGAGGGGACAAGAGCCCCAGACAAGGAGGTAATAAGTATGATGAATGCAGAGGCGGCAAGACGGGCAGTAGCACAGGCGCATGATACAACTTTTGCGCAGGTATTAGATCAAATTGATAAGAAAATCAATGAAAAAGTGCGGTTTGGAGACATGTCTATGACCTATTGTTTTACTGATGTTGCAAAACATCTCGGAGTAGATGATAGTGTTATTCGATACATGAAAAATCTTGGTTATCATTGTAGCCGTGGGAATACTGGTATTATTACAATTTCTTGGAAAGAGTGAGCGGCGCAAGCCCTCACTTTTTTTTAATTTTTTTTGAAAAAGGTATTGACATTCTGCCGGAAATGTGGTATTATAATAATGTCGAAAGGGACAGGAGGTAATGAAAGATGATGAACTGGTTGAAGGCTTCCCGCAAGGCTATTGTGAAGAACATCGAAGGCACCGCGGATGAATGGGAAAACACTGAGGCAGAAACGGCACTGAAAAACGCGGCAAAAACAAATAACCGCCTTGCCTGTGATCTGGCGAATGAGCGCATGATGGAAAATGAAGACTGGTAAAAAAATGGCCGCAAGGCCATTTTTTTATTAAACAGAATACGCAAAAAACTTTAACTTTTTTTCAAAAAACTATTGACAGAATGTGCTCCTTGTGGTATACTATAATCGTTCCAAGGAAAGGAACAAAAAAAGAAAGAGGTAATGAGAAATGAAAAAGATTATTGATAACAATATCGGCATGACGGTTAAAGAGTTCCTGGCAAAGAATGAAAAGAATCTCACCTATTGGGTAGACGAAACGGCCGATGAACCCGGATACGCCGAGCTGTATTGGGGCGCGGAGTATGCGATTCGAAACGGCAAGATTGAAAAGTGCTGAAAAAAAGTTGGTCGAAAGACCAACTTTTTTTATTTTACCTATTGACAAGCGCAGGCTATTGTGGTATACTAAGGATGCTGGAGGAGGACTTTTTTTAATGCGCGGCCCAAGGTTTACTTTCGGGAGGTCCGGCGCGCGCCAAAGTGTTCAGCAACACCTGAAAGTATACCTGAAGACCTATTTACGCACGAACTCGTGGTGTGCCGACCGCGCACGCCACGATGAAACACTGAATAAAGTTTATTGTATTATAATACAACAGTCTGTATAGTTATACAGACTGTTGTATGTATACTTATTCAATTAGACTCTTTATGTTTGTATCACTATTAGTCTTGTTATTGCTATTACTATTGCCCGAAGGCTTGAGAATCAGTAGTGCCCAAGTGATGAAATACATCTGCCAATAGCCGAACAGTGGTAGGTTGAAGTGCCAAGCGATTGCTTCCCAAGCCTTACTGAACACCACAGCCACAGGGAAAGCCACAAGTCCATACAGACAAAGAATAATAATAGTAGCGAGAATAGTAAACATTGTATGTTGTCCTCCTTATTCTACATAGTAGTCATAGATGGTAATCTCTCGTGCTTCAAAGTCTACAATCAAGCGTTCACCATACTTGTGATAGAGCGCTTCAAGGTCACGCATTGAATCTATGCGTATGGTGAAGGTCTTGCTATCGCTCCATACGTCTGACGCGAATGATACTTTCCACTTCATTGTCATAACCTTCTTTCTCTTGTTGTGCTGACCTGCTTAGTGCAAGCAGGTCGGCGCGTTCATCTTCATGAACAGAATGTATTCTGTATCTTCCACAAAGGACATTCCGAGATTGTCTGCACACAGCGCAATCCATTCATCGTAATGCTCAGGAATGACCATCATCCAATCTTCTTTAGGATACTTGTTGCACAGATGGAAGAACAGGTCAGTCAGGATAGTCTCGATCATCTTAATCACGTTCCCTTCTCTTGATTACGTGTTTATTATAGCACACATTCTCCGGTTTGTCAATAGGTTAGCGCAAGTTTTTTAGAACTATTTCTATCGCTTCGGGCTTGAACGCCAGCCCCTGCCAGTCCTTGCGATTGCGCTCTTCATCATCGAACAGAATTTCTTCTCCATCGTTTACAGCGTTCTTGTTTGTTCCATAGGGATAGAACACAATTTGTTCCCACTCGATTTCGGGAAAGGTCTTACAGAGCCACGCTTTTTTTGCCTCACAAACACGCTTGTTATAGTCTGCGCTTGCGTGCTTGCTTCCCCACGTGACAACACAAGCCCGATAACCTTTCTTTACAATCTCTTTCACAAGAGAAGTAATAACAGCCACGTTCACCAGTGGCTTAGCTTCGACGTATGGACGAACGTTCTCAGCTTCAAGGTCAGCCAACCAACCATTAACAGAATACAAGTCAGCAATCGTTCCATCCATGTCGAACCATACACGCTTCATAGTCTCACGTCTCCTTCTCTTGATTACATAGATATTATAACACATTTGTCCCTGTTTGTCAAGTCATTAGTGCGGAAAAATTTTTTTTATTTTTTTGAGAAAAGGTATTGACAATCTATCTGGTCTGTGGTATACTAATAATGTCAAGAGGGAAAGAAAGAGAGGATGGCAACAATGATGAAGCAGTTTGATGAGAAGGTTCTGGAGCAGGTGCGCGTGGTTGATGAACATGGTGAGGTTGATCTGGAAGCGTCTTGCGCGCGCTGTCCGTATCGTGAGTGGTGTGAAGCATCGGTCTCCTACTGCTACTGCTCTGTGTGGGAAGAGTCGATGGGTGATGATCTGTGACCCGCCAACCAGCCCAGCGAAATCGCTGGGTATTTTTTTTGTGTTAAATTTAGGACACAGAAATTTAACAAAAATTTAATAAAAATGCAGAAAGAAAAATGCAACACCTTTTTATACGTAAATTCGGGGCGTGTGATCGCTCACGCCCCGACGAGGCTAGTTCACACGTGGCAGTACTCTACGTATTTTTTCTCAGATGGAAACAAAACCAAACCAAAACATACAGCACTGGTGGAGCAGTGACCCAATAAGGGGGGTGGGTTTCGGGAAAATTTTTTTTAAAATAGATAAAAGTGGTTTTGCCTGGTCACTATTCTTTCTAAATCATTTTTCATTTTGGAAAACGGTATTCTTGAATAAAAATCACGCAGTGATTAAAACCCTTTCTTTTCAAGAAACATCCAAATAAGAAACAAAGTAATCATATACAATAGCCAAGCCATATTAATCCATCCTTTTAAAATTCTTTAGTTTTCTTTGTGCCGTTCGGCTCTTTCGCACCAATTTATTATATTTTCTATGATTGGCTCGTCGCATTCTTTCATAGAGCCAATTCGCAATAACATACGTAATATGCCAATAATGTCGCTCAATTTTCCATGGATAATCTAAAGTCTTAACAAATTTTTGCGCATTCTTTTTCCTATGAAAAATGCCAGCAATACTAACGGCATCCTCTTTCTTCATCATTACTATATACATGTCCTCTTCCTCTCTTTCTATAAATATTATATCATTTATTTTTTAAATTTTCAACTTGGGGAGAAAATGCTTGACATTTTCTCCCCAATGGGCTTGACTTCCGAAAAATTTTTTAGTATAATATAATTAGGCAAGGCAAAGGAGATGATTGTCATAGCTAAATTAGATTGGACAATTACTTCTCCCGAAGCGCGTTTAAAATGTGTAGAAGAGGTTTTAAAAGAAAACCCAACTCCGAATGAAGCCTATCTTGAATTGATGGGGACCTATCTGACAGAATGTATGGAGAAGCAAGAAAAAAAAGAAAAGAAGATTCTCACCGAGAATAGGCTTGCTACCATTAACAAGAGAGAAACTTCATTAGAAGGTTTAATCAGTTAGTTTGAAAATGGCGAAGACGGTATTTATAATTTAGTAACAGAAAGTAATAAAAATGTAATATTTAAACCAAAAATTTCAATTACAAAGCAAGATGTAGAAGATATTCCGCCATTGCGGTAGAAACGCGAATCAATTAATTTTTGGGAGAATTAGTTAAAAACAGCCACTGGGCATAATGCCTTGGTAATTAAACAAACAATTATAGAACTACGGAAAGATTAGTATATTATTAAAGAAGCATATCGACAACCTGTAAAACTTACAAATATTACTCGCAACCTTGGGAATTATATCGCTTTGCCATCAAGTGAGTGGGTGAATGAAGATGATGAAGTTTGTTTTAGCGGCGTTTCACTATGTGACGAACGCATTGTTGAACAAATTTTATGTAATTATCAATCATTACGAACAAAATCAGAAGGCAAATTTCTTGGTGATACTTGGTATTTAATGGAAGATTTTGATAGAGTATATGAACAAGCAATGGAAAAATATCCAATGTATCGCCGCATTGTAGAATATAAAATGGATTTGCGCAGTAATAGCGACATCCAAGCCCGCATCCACGAAGAATTTGGATTTTCACATTCTATTGAATATCTATCTTCTTTATGGCGCAATAAAATTCCACGTCTTATCGCTCAACAGGCTCAAGAAAATTATCTTCTTTGGCATCATATGAACGTAGTTAAAAGTAAGTGGAAGAGATGCACTCGCTGTGGGCAAATTAAATTAGCACATAATCGCTTTTTTTCGATAAATAAGACCTCTAAAGATGGCTTTTATAGCATTTGTAAAGTGTGCCGAAATTAGAGTCAAAAAAACAAAAAGGAGCGATGAATAAGTGGCGCAATATTATTGTAAAACATGTAATCGGACAATGGATGCCGATTAGTTTTATCTATCGCATCGAATAGATAAATATCCGCCTGATGGACATTTTGACGAATGTAAAAAATGCCTAACTCGACATGTAAATAATTTTGATCCAGACACTTATATGTGGATTTTACAAGAAGCGGACGTTCCATACATTGAAGATGAATGGGTCGGTTTGCTCACAAAATATGGTAAGGATAGAAGTAAACTCACAGGAATGACAATTCTTGGGCGCTATCTATCAAAAATGAAGCTAGTCCAATATAGAAATTATCGGTGGGAAGACACAAAACGATTAAAAGAAATTGCGGATTAGCGCAAAAGTGATACGATGGCCGCGCAAGGTTATACCGGTGAAGAAATTGATGAGGCTCTTAAACGCGGTGTTGTCCCGCCAGAAGTAGCAGAAAAGCCTGCGGCGCCGCCACCAGAACAAGAGCAAGAAAATATTGATTTAATTACCCCAGAATACTTTAATGATGACCTCACGGAAGAAGATAAGAAATATCTTTCAATTAAATGGGGCCGTGCATATAAACCATATGAATGGGTTTAGCTTGAATAGTATTATACAGATATGACGAATGCATTTGATATTCAAACACCCGCGCATATGGATTATTTAAAACTTATTTGTAAAACTTCTTTAAAATGTCATCAGCTACTTGACCTTGGTGATGTAGATGGATTTCAAAAAATGTCTAAAACCTATGATATGTTAATGAAATCTGCAAAATTCACTGCGGCACAAAATAAAGATGAAAATGGCGAGTATGTTGATGCCGTTGGTGAAATTGTCCGCATTGCCGAACAAGAAGGATTTATCCCACGTTTTTATGTTGATAAGCCACAAGATAAAGTTGATGAAACTGTGCAAGATATGCGTGGCTATGTTGACACTCTTGTGCGTGATGAACTAAATCTTGGTAATTTGATTGAGGGCGCCGTGCGCGCAATGAACAAAGAAGAAGAAAAAGAAGAAGATGAAGACATCGAAGAAGAAGAGGATATTTTTGCAGAAAATCCAATTCTTGAAGATGAAGATTTTGCGGCGCATTATAATTTTATTGAAGAAGAATAGGCTGAAGATGAAGCAACTCTGAACGCGTTGGCGCGAGAGGAGGAATCATAATGGCATTACAAGATTTATTGACATTATCTTCTTCTCGCAATAAAATTGGTTTATCAGAAGAGCGTGTCAGAAGTATTATCCCAGTTGTGCGTCAATATGTGTCATTCTGGCGAGAATACCCAGATTTATTTGTAGACTTTATGGTGGGCGGAGATAAAGCTCCGCCCGATGGCTTAAAACTATTCTTTTATCAACGAGTATTTTTGCGTGCGGCAATGCGCTATAAATATGTATATGCGGTATTTCCTCGTGCGTATTCAAAATCTTTCTTAGCAGTATTGATTTTGATGATTCGTTGTATTCTATACCCTGGCGCAAAACTATTTGTTACTTCTGGTGGTAAAGAGCAAGCATCTGGTATTATGAAAGAAAAAGTTACAGAAATTTGTTAGCTTGTGCCTGCTTTTGCTCGTGAAATTGACTGGCGTCGTGGTAAAACAACAGAAGGAAAAGATTATGTTCATTATGAATTTAAAAATGGCTCAGTGCTTGATAACCTTGCGGCGAGAGAGTCTTCCCGTGGTAAGCGTCGACATGGCGGTCTAATGGAAGAGTGTGTTGGTATAGATGGTAAAATACTAAACGAAGTAATTTTACCCATTATGAATGTTTCAAGACGTGCCGCGAATGGCGAAAAAGATGATGAAGAAGTATTAAACAAGAGTTAGATCTATGTTACTACGGCAGGTTGGAAGAACACATTCGCCTATGATAAACTTATTTAGATTCTTGTATGGGAAATTGTTAAGCCAGATAGAGCAATGATAATGGGTGGAACATGGCGTATCCCTGTGCTTATGAAACTATTGGATAAAAATTTCGTTAAAGACTTAAAAATGGACGGCACGTTTAATGAAAGTTCATTTGAGCGTGAATATGAATCAAAATGGTCTGGCACTGTTGAAGATGCATTTTTCCGTGCTGAGCAATTTGATCGTAACCGCATTCTTAATCAACCAGAATATGAATATTCTGGACGCTCTAACAAAAGTGCTTATTATATTCTGTCTGTTGACGTTGGACGTAAAGGATGCGATACAGTTATTTGTGTTTTTAAAGTAACACCGCAAGTCGCTGGCACTTCATTAAAAACTTTGGTAAATATTTATACTTTATCAGATGAACATTTTGAAGACTAGGCTATTGCTTTAAAAAAATTATTCTATAAATATAAGGCACAACGTATTATTATTGACGCCAATGGTCTTGGCATTGGCCTTGTAGATTATATGGTTAAAAGTCAAATTGATACTGATACTAATGAAATTTATCCAGATTTTGGCGTTGAAAATGATGAAGAAAATTATTATAAGAAATTTAGAACAGATAATTGTGAATATGATGCGATGTATTTAATTAAGGCGAATGCGCCAATTAATACGGAAGCTCATGCAAATGCGCAAACACAATTGTCTTCTGGACGTGTTAAATTATTAATTGATGAACGTGTAGCTAAAGTAAAATTGATGGGCACTAAGCGTGGACAAGACATGAAACCTGAAGAGCGGGCAGAATATCTTAAACCATTTACACTAACTTCCATATTAAAAGAAGAAATGATGAATTTGCGTGAAGAAACAGAAGGCGTTAATATTATTTTAAAACAAGCCAATAAAGGCATCCGCAAAGACAAATTTTCTGCTTTTGAATATGGGTTATACTATATTAGACAAGAAGAAGATAATAAAAAGAAACGACATAAGCGCAATATATCAGATTTTATGTTCTTGAATTAAAAGGAGGTTGGCTTATGAATGCTTCTCGTGGAGAAATAAAAATTAGAGAAATTTTAGAATAGGCTGACCTACATTTTACTATGGAACAATCATTTGAGGGGCTGGTCAGTTCAAATGGCCGGCTCCTTCGTTTTGATTTCTGTGTATTTGACGATGATGGCAATATTGATTTTCTTATTGAATATTAGGGAAAATAGCACTATGAGCCATCAAGTAAGTATGGCGGCAAAAAAGGGTTTTATCAATAGTAGTATAACGATAATAAAAAAAGACGGTTTTGCGCGTTAAATAATTATAAGTTAATTGAAATCCCGTATACAGATGAATATCAGATTGATTATGATTATATAATGTCAAAAGCCGGATATTAAGGAGGTGTAGAAATGGCCACTTAGGAAGAAATTCACAGCAAAGGTTTTGCTATGTTCGATAATTCTTATCAAGCAGAATAGCAATATAAAAGAGTTAAAATTGGAATGCTCAATCTTGAAGACGCCGTTTTAAATCTTGGCAGTCTTAAAAAAGCAAATCTTTCATATTGTAATAAAAGTGAAGTGCTACGTGCTCTTGCTAATAAAGATTATCCAACATTAAGAGAGATTTCTAATTATTTTTATGAAATGAGCGGTATTTATGAACGTGCTTGTAAATACTTAGCATTTTTATATAGATATGATTGGTATGTTGTGCCTTATGTTGATGATGATGGCGTAAGTGAAGATAAAGTTCTATCTGAGCTATCTAAAGTCTTGCGGTATTTGGATAATTCTAATATTAAAAAATTATGCGGCGATATGGCTTTAAGAGTCATTGTAGATGGTTGTTATTATGGCTATATTGTTGACACAAAAGATGGAATGACGATTCAGCAATTACCGATTAATTATTGTCGCTCACGCTATATGACCGGCTCTTAGCCTGCGGTTGAATTTAATATGAGATTTTTCGATGATAAATTTGCCGATATTTCTTATCGTTTAAGAATCTTAGATATGTTCCCAGATGAATTTAAAAAGGGATATTTATTATATAAAAAAGGCAAGTTGCCAGGTGATTTTAATGGCGATAAGAGCGGATGGTATTTACTAAATCCTACTAATGCATTTAAGTTAAATATTAATGGCACAGATTATCCGATTTTAGCTAATGCCATTCCATCAATTTTGGATTTGGATGCCGCACAAGATTTAGACCGTTAGAAAACAATGTAGAAATTATTGAAAGTTATTATTCAAAAATTGCCATTAGATAAAAACGGCGATTTAGTTTTCGACATTGATGAAGCAAGAGATATACATAATAATACAGTAAATATGCTTAAACGTGCTATTGGCACTGATGTTATGACCACATTTGCTGATGTTACTGTTGCTGATTTGGCAGATAAAAATACTACAACTACAACAGATGATTTGGAAAAAGTTGAACGTTCTTTATTTAATGGTTTGGGTATGTCTCAAAACTTGTTTAATACAGATGGCAATTTATCGCTGGAAAAATCTATTCTAAATGATGAAGCGTCAATGCGTAATTTAATATTACAATTTGCCGATTGGGTAAATCATTTAATTACACGTAAATTCCCCGGCAAGAAAAAGTATAATTTCCGTGCCATCTTCTTAGAGACTACTATTTATAATTATCAAGATCTCGCAAAAATGTATAAAGAGCAAGTGCAACTTGGTTATTCTAAAATGTTACCACAAATTGCTCTTGGGCATTCTCAAAGTGCTATTTTGGCGATGGCTCATTTTGAAAATGAAATTATACATTTATATGATGTTATGATTCCTCCGCTTATGAGTTCAACAATGAGCAGTGAAGATATACTCGGTAAAAAAACTGCATCGACAGATAGTGATGGAGAAGCTGGTCGCCCCGAAAAAAAAGATAGCGAGAAATCAGAAAAGACAATTCAAAATAAAGAGTCTATGAGCTAAGAAGAAAGGAGAGAAATTATATGCCACATATTAGTATTCCTATTGCTAGCACTTGTGAGTTTTTAAGTTTTACGCCAGTAAATCCTTTAATCTCAAAAGTGCAAATTAAAGTGTGTTATGTTGGTGATGAGCCAAATCGTAATGGTAGCATCATTACAAAAGATGTCGCTACTGAAATGGCGAAGTCATTACCCGGGTGTCCGATCGTCGGTTTCTACAATGAAGAAACAGAGGATTTTGAAGAACATGACAAAAAAATTACAATTACTAACGATGATTTTAAAATTGAAGATATGACTAAACCTTATGGTTTTGTCAGTATGGACGCTAAAGTCTGGTTTTAGAAATTTACTGATGATGGAATTGAACACGAATATCTTTGCACCGAAGGATATATCTGGACTGAAGCTTATCCAGAATCAAAGCGAGTAGTTGAACAAGGAAATAACTAGTCTATGGAACTTAATAAAAATATGAAAGGTTCTTGGACAGCGGGGGATAATGGGTATCCAGAATTTTTTATAGTCAATGAAGCACTTATCGAAAAATTGTGCATCTTAGGAGAAGATTTTGAGCCTTGTTTTGAAGGAGCCAGTGTTTCTAAACAGTTCTCATTTTCTCTTGATGAAAACTTTAAGCAACAATTATTTAGTATGATGAATGAGCTTAAAGCAGTTTTAAGTGAAGGAGGAAATACTCAAATGGAAGATAATAAAGTGATTGAACCTGTTGTTGAAGACGAGTTCAAGAAAAAGCCCGATGAGGAAGAAGAAAAAAAAGTTCCTGAAGAAAAGGGCAAAACTGATGAAGAGAATAAGTCCAATTCTGAAGAAGATAAGAAGGATGAAAAGTCAAAAGAAGATCCTGCAAAAGATGAAGATGAGGATGAAAAGAAAAAGAAGAAAAAGTTCTCATTGGAAGAAATTCCTGAGTATGTAGAACTAAGTAAGAATTTTGCCGCTCTTCAAAAGGATTATGACGCACTTCAAGAAGAAGTAACTAGCCTTCGTTCCTTTAAGGCATCAGCAGAAAGAACTGCCAAGGAAGATATGATTAAGAGTTTCTATATGCTGTCTGATGCTGATAAAAAGGATTGTTTAGACAATATCGACAAGTATTCGCTTGATGATATTGAAGCTAAACTCTCTATTATCTGTGTTCGTAACAAGGTTAATTTTAATCTTGACGAAGATAAAAAGGATGAAAATCCTGAAAACCCAACAGTGTATACGCTGGGTGACAATGATGATGGTGATTCCGCGCCTGCTTGGATTAAGGCAGTTCGCAACACCGCAAAAGAAATGAATTAATTTAAGGAGGAAGCAAAAAATGGCTTTTAAGAGATTAAGTCCCGTGGCTCAGTATGTCGACCGCGGCTATGGCCAGGTAGAACCAAATCATCTATCAGCACAGCGTACTGCCGAAATTTATGCTCAGTTGCCCGCTGATAAGGACATTAAGGTTCTTGAAAATGGACAGTTTGTAAAGTATGACTATGCAAAGGGCGTAGTAAATTTCACCGGTAAGGGCGAATGGATGTTAGTATATAATGAAATTAAGGTTTATCGTGATCGTGACCTTGATGAAGATTTTGCTATGACTCGTGAAAATTACAATGCGCGTGTTTATAGTCCTGTAAGCAATGATGAGTATAATGCTGGCTTTACTGTTGGTAAGGCAAATGGCGATCGCGCTGCTGAATATGAAGAAATTAATAAGGCTCGCGCTGATCGTGGTTTGGACCCAATCTATGCAGAAGGCACCGAATATACTCAGTATAATTGGGATCCTAAGGCAATGCCAGCTGGTACTGTAATGGTTCCTCGTGTATTTAAGACACATGAAGGCGATATTTTCACAACCAATACTATCAAGGAAAAGGTTGGAGAAATTGCTGTCGGTGATCTTCTTGCTCCTGGTGCAGATGGATATTTGACTAAGACGACTTCTCAGACTGGTATGTTGTGGCAGGTTGTTAAGGTTTATAATATGCCTTCTATGCAACACGGCGTTAAACTAATGAGAATTCAGTAATGGAAAGGAGAGAAAAAGCTATGTTGAATAAAGAACAACTTTTGCAGTTGATGAAAGCAACGGCTAAGGCTACTCGCTCCAATCCAGTTGCTTATAGTTTCAATGGAGAGAATTTGAGCTATGAGGCTTTAAATGAGACTCTTCGCAAGGAATTAAATGAATATGCTGGTTCTTGGGCACAGTATCGTGAAAACAAGAATATGATTTTTGAATTAATTGAGAAGACGATGGATGAGGTGCTTCCTCGCAACATTAAGGATCGTTATTCTCAGTTTGCTGAAGTGGTTACTTTGAAGCAGGGCCAGGCTCAGTCCTTTAAGCGTAAGTGGATGGGACGCGGTCGTGCTAAGCAGTTCGTGACTCGTGTTGGCTTGGCCGGTATCTATGAAGTATTCAAGCTTGGCGGACAGAGCTACTTTGAAGTGCCTACCAGCGCTATGGGCGGAGCCGCGCAGATTGGCTTCGAAGAGTTCCTTGATGGACGTGCCGATTTCGCTGAAGTAACTGCGATTATTATGGAAGGCATGGATGAATTGATTCAGAAGGAAATTGCTGCGGCTCTTGCTTCTGGTATTTATCAGCTACCAACCAACAATATCGTTGTTGCTAATGGTTTTGATGAAAAGACTTTCGACCGTTTGCTTGTTATCGCTTCTATGTATGGTGAGCCAACCATTTATTGCGATTATGAATTTGCTGTTAAGATGGCTCCTTCTGACCCCAATATGTGGACAGAGAGCATGAAGCAGGAAAAGTGGAACAGCAACTATTTTGCTCGCTATAAGACTCATCCTGTCGTAATTTTGCCACAGGGCTTTGTCGATGAAACTAACACCAAGAAGCAGTTCGATGCTGGCTATTGTTGGATTATTCCAGCTGGTGCAGACAGCAAGCCTGTTAAGGTTGTATTTGAGGGCGACACCATTGTTGATGAATATGTTAACAAGGATCGTTCTCGTGAACTTCAGGTTTATAAGAAGGTCGGCGTTGGCGTTATCATGACGAATGATATTTGCTGCTATAAGGATTCTTCATTGCTCGGTCACTTTAATGTGTCTGATATGTTCGCCTCTGGTTACAATACTCTTGACCCCTATAAGGTTGAGACTGTAAATGCTACCACTGGTGGAACCGGAGAAGAAGGACAACCATAATTGATTTAACGGGGAGGGGCAACCCTCCCCATATTTGAGAAAAAGGAGATAAATTAATATGTTAGTAAATGTAAAGAATCGTAGTAATAATACGGTTATTTATAGTATTCCAGATGGAGGAGTGCGTCGCACATTTGCGCCAGGCGAAGTTAAGCAAGTCGATGTAGATGAATTGCAAAAGCTTACTTATCAGCCAGGTGGTCCAGAATTACTTGCTGGTTATCTTATTGTTGAAGATAAAAAAGTGCTTGGGCGTTTAATGGGCGTGCCGCAACCAGAATATTGGTTGGATGAGAAGGGCATTATTAGAATGCTCACAACTGCAACTCTTGATGAATTTTTGGATTGTCTTGATTTTGCGCCTCCCGGAGTATTAGAAATGATTTAGCAAAAGGCAGTTCAACTTCCGCTAAATGATAACAGTAAGCGCGAAGCAATTAAAAAGGTGCTTGGTTTTGATGTAACTGCTGTTATTCAGCATGAGCGAGAAGTTAAAGAGGAAGAAGAAAAAGAGAATATTGAGGAAACTCCCGAGAAGAAGCGTAGAGTGAACGCCACTCCCGCGGTAGAACAACCTGCTGAAACTGAAAAAACTCGTCGAGTGACTCCAACAAAACAGTATAAGGTTGTAGCGAGAGGAGAGTAATCTATGACTCCATTTAGCGTTATTATTAATAAATTCTTAGGTAAGATTACAGATGATATGTATATGGAACTTACCTATGAAGATACAATTAGAGACGCTAAACAGATTTTATTAGATGCCATTCCTTATTTTGAATTTCCTCGCTTTTAGCTATATGCGTTTGACGAGGAAAAAGAAACTTATAAAATTAATTTGACAGATGAAGAAATTAATATTCTTGCTCTTTTGATGAAAACGAGTTGGCTTAATCGCCAGATTGATTCAATTGAGAATACGCGAATGAAGTATTCTGGCTCAGATTTTAAAATGACTTCACAAGCGAATCATTTGTCAAAACTTCTCTCATTAAAAACAGAAAATATTCGAGAATCAACTCATGCTTAGCGTCTATATAAACGTAGACGCTTTTCTTCTATTACCGGAGAGGTTGAATCTAACTGGGACGTTTTTAATACTGGCGTTTATTATGAATCAACTAAAACCAATAGTGATGGTTCAACATCTGGATGCGGTTGCGGATGCGGATCTGATAATGGGCCAGATTGGAATCCGATATAGAAAGATGATGGCACTATTGATAAATCTCAATGGGAGCCAATTTCATGATTGATAAGTATGGATTAAATTATCCGCAATCTAATATTAGTATTGATTTATCTCGTTTAATTAATCAAGTTTGGAAGTTACTTCCAATGAGAGAGCATAAAGAGGATTGGCAGAAACAATTAGATTCTGTTTTAGTAGAATTAAGAGGTTTGCATGAGCTATTTGGCGATCAGCTTGACTTTTTGATTTTAATGACGAAATTAGAAGGCTTGCGAACCGAAGAAAATTTTATGGTGTATCGAGTAAATATATTCGGTGCAATTACTTTATTAACTGAATTAAATGCAAAACTTAAATAATATGAAATTTCGTGCAGCTTTTGCTAATAATGATCGCCAGCATGAGCGCATGGTTCAAGATAAATTAAAATCTTTTCATCGAGCATTATTATATTCTTATTAGGCGGCTTGGATTCATAAAGAAGGTACGGATATTGGTTATGTTCGTGCTTTAATTAATCCTGATAAAATTAAATTTGACTATGATGAAAAGATTGTATCTGTAGATTTTTCAAATAAATTTGGACCTGGAGATGTATTTGAGTGGCCGAGGGGCTCAAAAATACGTTGGATAATTTATAAACAAGAATTAAGTGAATTAGCTTACTTTCGTGGAAATATTCGTCGTTGTTAGTTGATTGAGGCTATTGATCCAGAGACTAAAGAAAAAGTGAAGATATGGGCGGCGATTAGGGGTCCTGTTGAGACTACTATTAATACTATTTAGAAGGCAGGTCTTGTGGCTGATGTTCCGAATTGGTCATTGGATATTTATATGCCAAATACAGAATAGAATCATAAGATATTCGGTAGATATTATCGTTTTTAGTTTATGGAAAAAACTTGGAAAGTTTAGGTACAAGATAATATTAGCACACCGGGAATTATTGAAGTAGTCGCAATGGAAGATTATGATTGTAAGTCTGATGAACCGTTAATTAAAGTTGTAGATCCAAATCCAGAGCAAGAACCAGAAGAATACCAGATTATAGGCAATACTTTTATTAAACCTTTAACAAAACAAAACTATACTGTAATTGGCCCCCCAAATTTAAAATGGTCTATTACATTACCAGCTTCTAATAATAAAGAAATTAAAGATGTATTAAAATATAGTGTATTAGAAGATGGTTCGATTGATGTCACATGGACAGCAATGATTAGTGGTTCTTATATTTTACATTATGGAATGTTAGAAAAAACAATTGTTGTTGAATCTTTGTTTTAATATAAAGGAGAAAATGGAGTATGGAAGTCGGGAAAAATGCTACTGCCTTAATAGCTGGTATTGATATTCCAATTCCCGATTTATAGACAACAATTCATCAACCCAAAATTAAAGAAATTGCTTTGATCGGAGAAGAGGAATACTTCTTCGGAGTTTAGATGTTTTGTTTTAATAAAGATATTATCGTTGCTAAAAATCAGGAAAATGAGGCCATAAGAGGATTATCTAATATGAATGATTTTTAGATATTTATGGCATTGATAAGTGAAAAAGATGAAAAATCATCAATAGACAAAAAGTCTTTGATATTATCTATTTTGACGCTTTTCTTTCCTGATTACGTTGTACAATTTAGTCCACTTGGCAATGGTCTTTTTTTTAATAATCCCAATACGTAGCATAATTTTATGGTTAATGATACTAATTTTGAGGTATTAAAAAAAATTATTCAAGAGATTAGCGGATTAAATAACACAACTGGCGGATAGAATGCTGGATTTAACCCAAAAGGCGAGCGCGCTGCTAAAATCGCTGCGAAACTAATGGCTGCTCGCGCAAAAACAATGCGAGCGAAGGGTGAAAAAAATTCGAGTATTTTGTCAAGATATGTTTCTATTCTCACCGTGGGTTTAGAATCTATGAGTTTAACGGATTGTTTAGACTTAACAGTATATTAGCTATATGATTTAATAGAAAGATATAGCTTATATATTGGGTGGGATTTAGATATAAAATCACGTTTAGCTGGCGGCAAGCCTGATTCTAAACCTGATGATTGGATGAAAAACATTCATTAATTTTTAAAGGAGGAAAACATTCATGAAATTTGGTGTTCGTGAAATTTGCGACGTTGTTCTTAAAAAGCGTGCGCCCGGCTGGTTCGGCAAGTTGTACCTTGAGAAGAATGCGCCAGTAATGTATTTTGAATCACTAAAGACTTCTAGCTTGGAAGGTCAAGCTACGACAGTATATGCTCAGGGTGGTAAGGGTAATCCACGTTTGGTTGCTTGGGAAGGCGACCGCACGGTTACGTTTACTATGGAAGATGCTTTGATTAGCCCAGAAAGCTTCTCAATTCTATCTGGTGCTGGTTTAATGGATGCTACTGAGGGCGAACCAATTTATGTTCATACCACGCAGCAAGTTGAAGTTAAAAATGATGCAATTGTTTTGGAGAAGGTGCCTTCTGTTGAGAATGGTGCAGAAATGTACTTGATGATTATGAAGGAAGATGGCTCTATTGACGCAGACAAGATTCCGTTGAGAATTCTGTTCGGCGGAAATGGTGCGCCTACCGCTCCAACTGGAAAGACTATTACTGGTGTGCAGACTTTGATTGATAGTGCTGTTACGAAGTATAATGAGGCACACAAGACTGGCGTTGATAAGTTTGTCGCTCTTGATCCTAATAATTATAAGCTCAAGACTGAGGAAGAGACAGGCTACAATCCTATTGTGTATGTTGATTACTACGTTAAGGCCGAGTCCGGTGTAAAGCAGATTGATATTGAAGCTGGTAAGTTCGGTGGTTCTTATTATCTTGAAGGTTCCACTTTGTGGCGTGACCAGTCTACTGGTGATGACTATCCTGCAGAATTTATTGTTCCAAACTGTAAGGTGCAGTCTAACTTTACCTTTACAATGGCGCCTACCGGCGATCCTTCTACTTTCACCTTTACTTTGGACGCATTCCCAGAGTATACTCGTTTTAATAAGACGAAGAAGGTTATCGCAGCAATTCAAATTGTTGAAGATAGAGATGGATTTGGTAAAGAGGTTACAACTGAGAATGTACCTTAATTGACAATATAGGGGAGATACTAATATGTATCTCCCCTATTTTTTTTTAGGAGGAAAAGGAATATGAAGATTGGTCAAAATTTTTTTAATAATAAAATGAGTTTTTTATCTATAGATAAAAATTTATCAATGATTATTGATAAATTTTTAAAAAATGATAATTTGTGCAAATTGCTTTATTATACCGAAAAAGATTGTTTAAAAGCACCAGAATTGACTATGGAACAAAAATTATCAATGTTGAATAAACAAATTTAGATCGTTCCAAAATTGGATATAGTTGATACCTGTCCCAATTTTGTTATTATTACTTTTGATAAATTTACTCCAAATGCGAAGAATCCAGAATTTAATGATTTCCTTATTACTATTGATATTTTATGTCATCCAGATCATTGGAATTTGGGAAATTTTGCTTTGCGACCATACAAAATTGCTGGTGAAATAGATTCTATGCTGAATAATAAAAAAATGATTGGAATCGGCACAATAACTTTTTTAGGTGGTGCGAATTTAGCTTTAAACGATCAATTAATGGGCTTGACATTGGTATATAAAGCAATTCATGGAATTGAAGATAAAATTGAACCATTGTCATAAAAAGGAGAGATTTTTATGGCAAATTGGGTTAGTGTTGAACAGGCGTTAACTGATAGTGGTATCTTTCAGGATTTTGAAAATAAAATTGCTGCTCTATCAGAAGAAAATATAAAGGAATTAATGGGTTATATTGATCAATTAAATACCTATAAAACATATTTAGATAAAGCCAGTGATAGTTTTAGTACATAGGCCAAAATTATTCAACGAGAAAGAAAATTAGCTTATACACAAGAAATGTTAGATAAAAATAATCAAGATTGGGGAGCTATGGCAAATTTAAATGGCGTGTATAAAACCGCGAGAGGTTTTAAATCGATGGGAACATAGACTAAAAATTTAAAAGCACACTAGCAGGATTTATTTAATGAGACTCAAGGTTTACAAGAATTTGTAAAACAAGGACTTATTAATTTAATGAATTTAGAACATAAAATTATGGAAGCTCTATACAAAATGAATTTTTTTAAGCAAAATGTAGGAGATAGTTCAAAAGGGCATAATCCAATTGTAGATACATATGTAATTTATTTCTATGGAGATAAAAATGCTGATGGCACTCAAGAAATTATCCGTGGTGAGATATCTTCTACTGACGAAGTATTTATGAATAATTTAGTTGTTAATTCCGCCGGCGATATTGAGTTAAGTAAATCTATTATTAAAGATATGTTGAATAAATAGCATGAAGTTATTGCAAATGCGAAAGATCCAACAAAAATGGATAATACTTATTAGATATATATGGATGCGCTAATAAAAGAAGCTGGTGCTTTTTATAATGACATTGTTAAAAAAGTAACAGATATGTTAAAAGAATCTGGACAAACGCATTTGGGCAATGATAAAGATTCTGAATTAGACGCCGCAGCGACAGCTTTATCTGAAAGAGAGTTTGTAGAAAATATTATTGAATAGCATCAAGAAAATTTACGATAGTTTTTATATGCGAATGAAGGTTATGCAGGTTCGTCAAAAAACCGTATTAATCGTGGTCATTTAGCTGAAGCATTTGAACGTCTATACCAAGCACATAAAGATGCCAATCCTGGTGAACCAAATATAGATTATGCCGCTGCCGTCCAAGAATCTTTAGGTAATGATCCATGGTATATGCAAGGTGACGTTGGAACGGCTCAGGTTAAATCATTTTTTGATAAGAGTAACCGTCGAGTAGCCTCTCTTAAATCATTACAATCATTATGCGAAAAATTAATAATGGTTTTAAATAGCATTTTAAATGGAAATAGGGAGAATCTAATTACTATTTAGAATGCTGCGGCAGTGCATTATAAAATTTAGGCGGGACAACTTGCAAAAGCGAATGCCAAACTAGAAAATGATTGCGTTCGTAAAACTGCTGAGCGCATGACACAAGAAGTGTTTAAAAAATCTTGACAAATAAAAAATTTTTTGTTATAATACATATAGCGAAGTGAAAAAGGAGGATTTTAGTATGGCTAAAATCAGTTTAAAAGATGTAACCCCAATTAAATCTATTCCACCGCAGGAAATTGAAATTAATGGTAAGAAAGTTCTTGTAGAGTAGTATCTTCCTCTTGAGAAGAAAGCGGCTATGATTGAAAGAATTCTTGCTAATTCAGTAGATGAAACTGGCTTTATTAGTCCAGTGCGTTTGGCAGTATTTTTCAGATTGGAAGTTGTTCGCTGTTATAGTAATATTTCTATTACTGATAAGATGATGGAACAGCCAGAAAAGCTATTTGATCAGCTTGTTATGAATAAGGTTATTGGTGCTGTATCTTGTGGTATGCCAACTGTTGAATGGGAACATATTGAGAAAAGTGTTAATAAGTGCGCTAAGGCGGTTCAGGCATATCAGAATTCTTTTGTTGGCGTAATGAAAGCGATCAATAAGGATTATGATGCTACTAAGTTGAATATAGATGAGCTAATGGCGACACTTGATCAGCCAGATAAAGTAGGCTTGATAAAAGAGATTTTGGAGAAAATTGGATAATAAAAAAATCCGCGAAAGCGGATTTTTTTTATGGAGAGAAAGGAGTTAATTTATGGCTAAGAATGTTTAGTATACTATAGGTTTTAATGCAGATACTTCGCAAGCCAAAAAAGCATTACAAGAATTATCTTCTGCTTTTGCTAAATTAGAGAAAAAATAGCTTTCTTTAAATTATAGCGATTTAGATTTAAATAAAGCTGTTGAAAGCGCCAAAGAACTTTAGATAGAATTGAACAAAGCAACAAATATTAATACTGGAAAATTAAACTTAAATGATTTTATGTCAAATTTATCTTGGTCTAAATCTTCTTTAAAAGAGTTAAGTATGAATTTAATTTCTGCTGGAAAAGAAGGCCAATAGGCTTTTGCGTCTTTGGCCAATTCTATTGCTCAAGCAGAAGTGCCTTTAAAACAAACAAATACAGTATTAAAAAATTTCGGGCAAACATTAAAAAATACCGTTAAATGGGAAATTTCATCTAATATAGTGCATGGATTAGAAAGTGCTCTATCTGGTGCAGTATCTTATGTTAAAAATTTAAATGGGTCTTTAAATGACATTCGTATTGTTACTGGATATAGTGCAGATGATATGACGCGTTTTGCCCAATAGGCAAATAAGGCCGCAAAAGAGTTGTCAACAACGACTAAGGCATATGCAGATGCCTCATTAATTTATTTCCAACAGGGCGATAGTGCTGACATGGTTGCCAAGAAAGCGGCTATCACAACAAAAGCTGCCAATGTAGCTTTTAGTGCCAGTGCTGAAGAAATGTCTGAGATGTTAACCGCAGTTTGGAATTCTTATCAAGTCGGAGAAGCCGAACTGGAAAAATATGTTGACATCATGGCGGCTCTTGGTGCTGCAACCGCAACCAGCACAGAAGAAATTGCTACAGCTATGCAAAAAGTCGCGGCGACCGCAAATACGGTTGGCGTTTCAATGGAACAAATGTCTTCTATTATTGCCACTGTTGCTTCTGTAACTCGTGAAGCGCCAGAATCTATTGGTACTTCTTTTAAGACGATCCTTGCTCGTATGGGCGATTTAAAAGTTGGCAAGACTCTTGAGGATGGTATGAGCCTTGGTACTGTATCTTCTCAATTAGCAGCTGTTGGTGTGAATATTTTAGACACGACTGGCGAATTGAAAGAAATGGGCGGAGTTATTGAGGAATTAATGAGCAAATGGCAGGGTATGACATCGGCAGAAAAAACTGCTGTCGCCCAAGCTGTTGCTGGTAAACGTCAATATACTCAATTAATGGCTTTGATGGAAAACCAAGATATGTATAAAAAGAGTATGAATATTGCTGGAGGTGCAGAGGGAACACTTCAAAAATAGGTGGATATTTATGCAGAATCTTGGAAAGCTGCCAGTGATAGAATGTAGGCTTCTTTTGAGGCATTATATTCTAAAATGGTAAATGACAAAGCATTAATTTCTTTTGCCAATGGCATTTCAAAAATTACAGATGGTGTTGGTTCATTAATAGATGCATTCGGAGGATTGCCAGGGTTATTGACAACAATCGGCGCATTGGCTACGAAAGTATTTAGCAATTAGATTAACGCAAGTTTAACTAAAACAATTGGAAATATTTCTACTTATTTTAAACAATTTTCTGGAACGAAAGATTTTATTAATAAAATTGGTCATGGAAAAACAAAAACTACTGCAGAATTACGAGATGAATAGGCAAGAAATTAGGCGAATCAAATTTTTACCGATTTAAGAAGCAAAGTGTCTGATGGTTCTAGTGAAGCCTATACTATCGATAGTGCTAAATAGTTATTGACTTATAAACAACAATTAGTTGATGTTGAAAATCAATTAAGTGATGCTGAAAAATAGAGCGCTTTAACAGCAATGGATTCTTTGTCACAATAGCAATAGGCTGTTGCAAATTTGCTGGCAGAAAAAGAAAAATTATTAAAAGAAACTTCACAAGAGCAAGAGCGAGGAGTTCACGAAGTTGCTTAGGCAATGGGCGGTGACTCGATTCGTGCTAATAGAGAAAAAATTGATGCAGAAATAAAAGAAAATTATGGTGTATTGAAGGCGGGGGGCAGAGAAGACAGAGAGCCAATACGGTTGCAGGAAGAAGTAACTTCTTTAAATTAGCTATTAGCATTAGAGCAAGAATAGTCAAGAATTGCTAATTTAGCCGCTGCATTTAATGGACAACTTAAATAGATTGACAATACAAGCAATGCTTCAGCAGATGTGATAAAAGATGCTATCCAGAGAATAAATAAAGCCTTAGGAATAAACATCCCAGAAGATAGTACACTTGAAGAAGTGGAATAGCAATTAGATGAAATTTAGGCTAAATCAGAATCTGTGCAAAATGATTTAGAAGAGCTTCTTGGATATAGCTTTAAAGAGGGAACGGCTGGCAGAGAAGAAGCATTTCAATGGTTTAATAAGGCATCAGAAAAAGGTGCAGAACAGGCGACAGTTGAATTTTAGATTTAGGCGAATGAAAGTTCTGTAGAAAAATTAAAAGCGAAATTAAAAGAAGCATTAAATCCAAAAAATGAAACTTATTCAAAAATTGCGACTGGATTAACAAAGGCTGCGGGTTATGCTCAGAATTTAGCATCATCTCTTTCGACGGGGACAAACCTTGTTGCCACAATGAGCAATGAAACTGCTACACTTGGTGATAAAATCGGTGCAGTCGCTGGTGGTATTAGTAGTCTAGTATCTGGTTTCATGAGTGGAGGTTGGATCGGTCTCGCTATTTCTGCAGTTGGTATGTTAGTATCTGGTCTTATTTAGGCACAACAAGAAGCGAGAAAAGCTTATGAAGAATCAATTAATGCCAAAGCAAAAAAATCTTAGGATCGTGTTTCTGAACTTGAGCAATAGAATAATGCTATTAGTCAATTGCTATCAAAATATGGAGAATTAGCAGGAACGATCTCTACCAATGCTGATGTTAATAGTGAATATTTGCCAATGGTACAAGAATTAACAGATGCTCTTGGCTTTTAGGGAGAAACAATTGCCAGTTTAATTGATTATTATCATGGTTTAGATAATGCAATAACGCAAGGAACGATTAAGCAATTACAAACTACAATTGATGATTATAATGTGGCAAAAACTGATTTAATTAATGCGGCGGCATTGGACCTTAGTAGTCAAAATTCTGGAATTATTGAATATGGTAATGGCAAATATATGGTGAATGATAAAAGTTTAATAGATTTAATGCATGACTATGGTACAGAAAAAGTGTATGCAGACAATAATAATGAACTATCAAATATTAATACGAACAACATTGTAAATGAATTAATGGATTCTTATGATGATACTATAAAAACTATGATAACAACGTCTTATAATAATGATGGGACATTAAATTTTGTTACACTTTATTCAAAAGTTTATGACGAAATAGAAAAATTATTTACAATTAATAATGATAAAGGACTTGACGAAGCGGGTTTACAATAGGCAAAAAATTTAGTTAAATTGATTCAAGATTTTAGTGGAACTTTCGGTGCAATAGGCGATAATTTGAATTATGAGAATTTAAATGGCCCTCTTGCTTATTTAAACACTGTAGTATCGCAAGATTCTCATGGTGGTTTTTCGAAAAATTATGAAGATAGTCTTTTATATAAAGATGCATTAAAATCAAATCCGGAGAATGTTTTTAAAAGAGATAAATCTTCTGGATTCTTGTCATCTGTAGACTAGTCTTCAAATACGTTAAAAGATATAACAATTAGTAATCTTGGGCTTTCAGATCAAGCAAAAAAAACGATAGAGGAGTTACAGAGCGGAGCAGAATTAACTGCACAATAGTTATATGATTTATATGCTGAGCTCAGTAATTTGCCAGAAGAATATTTGAATTTAATAAAAGATAATTCTTTTTATCAATCTTTAAAGGATGCTTTTTCTTCTATTCAAGAATAGGTTATTACTCCTATGCAAGAAACCGAAGAAATGTTAACGTTAATCAATAACGGTTTTACTATTACAAATTTTCAAATGGACAATATTGATTCAATAACAGATTTAAAAAATTTTATTAATAAAATATACGAGACAGTTAATGATATTTCAGAAGAACCCGTAGATTTTACAAATTTTTCAAAAAGTGCAATTGAGTTATTAAAATTATGGGGATTAATTCCAGATATTACCTCAGAATTAGAAGATGAAATAAGTCTCAGTGCTAGTATTGCAAAACAAAATGATGTCAGTCAAGAAGCTGTGCGCACAGAAATGGATAGAGTAAGAAATAATGCGACTTTTTGGGAAGGACAAGCTACAACACCAAGTGATATTAATTGGTCAAATTTAATTTGGAAAAATGGCGGATTTACTGATGATTCTGTGACTGCAGAAATTCAAAGATCAAATATTTTTGCAAGATAGCAAAAGACTTTAAATGAAATAACTGGTCTTAAAACGCTTTAGGGATATAGCCGAGCATAGCTTGAGGGATTGGGCGTAGATGAATTTGAGCAACTTGGTATTACATTTTCTAAAGACATTGAAGGATTTAAAGATGTTACCGATTTAAAATCTTATTTAAATTTAAATGAAGATCAATAGCAGGCATATATACAAAGGTATTTAGAAATATTAAACAACGAATATTATGGAGATAATGGAATTATAGATTAGGCAATATCTGCGTTTAACGCAGAGGCAAATAGAAATTTAGAGTTATATAAAACTGAAAGCCAATCTGAGAAGTATCAAACGGCAAAAAGACACATTGGTGCAGCTGATACGGCAAAGGCTGCGGCAAATAAATTGGTTAAAAATAGATAGTCTTTGTCCAGAGATGAAATAATAGAACAATTAAAATTAATATATGGAGAAAATTGGGAACAGACAATTAGCTCAGATGATATATAGAACTGGTTAACAGCAGATGACACTAAAGTTGATTCTACTGAATTTATGAAGTCTCTTTCTGCTAGATTACGAGTTAATGAAACAAATACTGCAGATGAGAGAGAGTATGTTGCTACTACAGAAGGTTATTTATCTTAGAGCCATACCAATTCTCAACAAGGTGCTCAGTTACAAAAGGCAAAAGATTGGTATTAGATGACATCTACATCGAACACGAACTCTTTTGCCAATTCGATCAAAGTATTAACCACTAATTTGGACAAATTAAAAACAGAATTAAATAGTTTAAATTCAATTGACGTGACAAAAATGCCAAAAAAGGGAACCGCAGCCTATGAAGCATTAAATAAAGCTCTTACAAAGATGGGAAAAAGTTTTTCAGATTATCAAAAAATGTCAAGTAAACAACGAGTTCTTTAGATTGGTGTAGCAAAAAGATCTTTATTACAAGAAGAAGTGTCTACTCAAAATCAAATTATTGATTTATACGCAGAACGGTATGGATTTAATAAAGATACAGATTATGCAACGGTTCTTGCAGGTGGTAATAAAGATCAAATTACTGAATATGAAACTTGGTTAGCCGCGGTATCAAAAAAACAACAATTAGAAGAAGATATTGTAAATAGTTCACAAAGTGATTTAGAACAAATTATTTAGCTTGGCGCTCAAAATACTAATGCTGCAATTGCATTGTTTGAAAATGAACAAGAAAAATTAAAAAAAGCTGCGGAAGATTTATTGGCAGCAGCAGATATTTTAAGTGCTAATGTTGATTCTGGAGTTTTAACTTTTGAAGAATAGTCAAAGTTAGATCCAGATGTATTTAAGACTTGGAAAAGTTATAATAGCATGACAGATAGAGTCAAATTTGCTGCGCAGTAGACTGCAGATGCATATAAAAAATAGATGGAGTACCAATAGAATATTAATGATGGCTATAAAAGTGCTCAAAGTTTTATGTCAAAGCGTGGCTTAGACTCAGATACAAAATTATCTGATAACTGGCTTTATTCTAGTTCAGATGCTTTTAAAAATCATTTAAGCAGTATGAAAATATCTGGTGCGGAAAAAGCAGCATTAATAGAAGCTGATTCTAAAGTTCGTTCAACTCTTGGTAATAACGCAACAGTTAAAGACTGGGGAGATGCGATGCGGATAGAGTTAGAAGCTTTAGGAAAAGAAGGCACGGAAGCTTTTAATTTATTAGAAGCACAAGGCAAAGACGCCCTTTCAAATATTTTTTTAAATTTCTCTTAGGATTTGCGCAATAGAGCAGAAGAAGCGGCAGCAGCTTGGATTTAGGCTTTTAAAGATATTTCTGATGCAAAACAAAAATTACTTTCTGGTGGAAGTTTAGTAGAAGATATTGCAGGAAATCCAGAAAAATTGATTTAGTTGGCGAATGCTCTTGGCATAAGTGTTAAAGATGCGACTAGAAGTATTATTGATGGTACCATAAATGCTGATAAGATAAATCGTCCTTCTTTTGATTTAAATGCCAGTAAAGCTCAATATGGTTTAAATTTAAAGTCAGAGAATGGCATTGCTTTTGGTATTGATAGTTTATCTGCAGATCAGAGTGCCGTTTTAAAAATGCTTAATATATCAAAAGAAGAAGCGACAGATGAAACATATGAGGAAATAACCAAGACTTTGCGTAATATGTATACACAAATTTTAACAGATGCACAATTAACTAATGAAGATGATACATTGCTTTCTACAGAGCAAATTGATAAACTTGTAACAGATATTTTGAAATATGATCCAGCAGCTTATAAAAAATTAATTGAAGCAACAACTAAAATAAATGACGCTTTGTCTGGAAGTGCAGAAGCCTTAGAGGTATTAGCAAATGATCAAGAATCTCAATTAAAAATTAAAAAAGCTGCTGATGTCAATGAACAAAAAACGCAAATTAATGGTAAGGATATTAATTATAGTGATTTGCAAAAATTACAAGAAGCAGTTAGTAGAGCACAAGAAGCTAAGAATAATAATTAGAGTTTTAGCGAATTAACTTCAGAAGATTAGAGTCTATTAACAAAATATGGTATCGATTTTACAAATGTTGATACAGCAGCTATTGATTGTGCAAATGCTTTAGTTATTTGCGCAGAAGCTGCAGCTTAGTTGGCTGAAGCAACTGCACAATCATTGGGATATGAAAAAAATAAAAATGGAAATTATTAGAAAGTACTAACTAAAGAAGGATACGTGGCCAGTGCAGCTGCTCAAGGTATGAACGGACAAGAAGCAGAAACGGCGTGGAAAAATTTGATTAAAGATCCAAATACAGAAAAAACAGATGATGGAAAAATTTTTATTGGAACCGAGGTATCAGACGTTACAGAAACAATATAGCAATTAGAAGAAATATTGTCAGGATTGAAATCAACATCTGAAACAAAAGCAACTGATAATGTAGAAGCAATGGCAAAATCTGTGGATATGTCAAAACAAGAATTTATAGATTTTACACAAAGTTTATATAATGCATCTGGAGCGGTTGAAGATTTTAATAATTTAACGCCAGAGTTACAGCAAGCAATGTATGAAATAGCAAGAAAAACTAAAAATGCTGAAAATGGTTTTGAAAGTTTACAAAAAACATCAAAAGAGACTTGGAAGATATTAAAAAAAGAAACTACGTCGTCAATAGGAGAATATAGTAAAGCTTTAACTGGAATGAAATAGAATATGGCAAAAATTTTTAATACAGATATATCTAAAATTTCAAATAAATTCGTTGAAGACCATTTAGAGCAAATGGAAAAAATGGCTGAAGGAACGGAAGAAGAAGCGATGGCAGCATAGGATGCGATTGAAAATGATTTAGTCGCTGAACTATTAAAAACAGATGGAATTAAGTCAACTGTCACAATCAAGATTGATGGTGTTGAACAAACTATTGATATTTTAGATATGTTTTAGGATCAATTCGACCAATGGGATGGCCAAGAAGTGGGATTTACTGTTGATGCTGATACTGCACCAGCTATTAATAATATGAATGATTTATTGAATGCTGGTACAATGACTGCAGAACAAATCGCTGCGGCGTTGAATAGCATTGGATGGGAACCAAATATTACGTGGCAAGATGTTACAATGGTCAACGAAGATGCAGAACAAGGCACAGTGACTGTTAGAGATTCTAATGGAAATGAATATACAGTCAGATCTGAAAATGTTATGAGAACAGACAATGCCCTTAAAATTCCGATAATTGGTAGTGCAACAAAGATTTCTACTCCTGGTGGAGGCGGCCGCAAAAAGTCCAGTGGGGGCGGAGGCGGAGGAGGCGGAAAAGCTAAGAAAATTGATAAAAAAGATCCAGAGGATGAAAAAGAACGTTATCATCACGTTAACAAGGTTCTTGAAAGATTATCTAATCAATTGGATGAAATTGACAAAAAGAAATCTCGCGTTTATGGTAAGAGCTATCTTGATTATATTTCTCAAGAAATCGCCTTAACCGAGAAACAATGTGATACTTACCAACGTTATATTGATGAAGCAAAAGAATATCTTGCTCTTGATACTCAACGTGTTGCTTCTTTAGGTGCGACATTTGACGAGTTTGGCAATATTGAAAATTACGATTAGGTAATGGACAATATTATTGGCAAGTATAATGAATTTGTTGATAGATACAATGCCATGAGCGCATCTGAACAAGAAGCTGTGGAAGAAGAAAAAACTAAATGGGACGAATGGTATGAAGAAAAGAAAAAATGGATTGAGAATTATGAAGAAACGGTTTCTACAATTTATGAGCAACAAAATAATTTACTTGAAGCGCAAAATAAAATTTCTGAGAAAACACTTGAAGGTATTCAGTATAAAGTCGAAATCCATGTCGATATGACTGAAGCTGAAAAAGATTTCTTAGATTATTTAAATGACACCTATGATGAATTACTTGAAAAACAAGGAGATGTTATGAACAACCTTGTTCGTGAAACAGAACTTGCCACAAGTAATCTTGATGCTTTAGGTCGATCAAAAGAAGAGCTGGACACAGCATTTGCTTCTGGCAAATTAAATTAGGCAGATTATGTAGAAGGTCTTAAAGATGTAAACGAACAAATTCTTGATAATTTAAGTAATATCCAAGATCTAAAGAAAGAAATTGAAGATCTATATGGCAATACGCTTGAAATGGCTTCTGATGCTTTTGATAAACAAACTGAAAAGGTTAAGAATGCTTCTGAAGCTATGTCTTCTTATATTTCTATTCTTGGTTTAATTGGTAAAGGTTCTAACTTAAAAGATTTAACAAAATTCTATGATTCTCAATATGAATATAATTTACAGTCTCTTGAGATGTAGAAAGAATATTTAGATATTTTACGGAGTGAAGAGCAATATTATTTAGATCGAATGAATTCCGCAGAAGGACTAACAGAAACAGAGCGTCAACAATATGAAGATTTGGAAAAAACAATAGCAGATGTAAATTCTAATATTTTGTCTGATACTGAATCTACTTTAAATCAAATCACCGAAGCATTTAATAATGAAATTGAAATTATCTTTAAAGATTTAGAAGAGCGTATTGCTGGTGTTGGTAATTCTATACAAGATCTTGCAGATGCTTATTCATATTATCAAGAAGAGCAATCTCGTTATGTAACTTCTGCACGAGAACTATATGAAGTAAATAAATTAAATAGACAAATTGAAAAAACAATGAATGAAACATCTTCTAAAGTCAACAAGAATTTGCTTGCGGCTTTACAAGATAGAATTAACAAACAAAGCGAATTAAATGAATTAACAGAATATGATATTGAAATGAATCAACTTCAATATGAGTTATTGTTAAAGAAAATCGCTTTAGAAGAAGCGCAAAATGCAAAGAGCACAGTTCGTTTAACACGTGATTCTGGTGGCAATTATGTATATCAATATACTGCTGACCAAGATGACATTATGACTAAGCAACAGGAATACGAGGATGTTTTACAAAAAATTAATGATTTAGCAGTAAATCGTGTCCAAGACCTTGAGTCACAATTATTGGAAATCTATCAAAATACATTATCTAAAATTAAAGAAATTGCACAAGACCAAACCTTGACAGAAGAAGAAAAATATGATAAAATATAGACAGTAATGAATCAATTCAAAGAGCAAACGAACTTTATTCAAGAACAATATCAAATTGCTTCTGATAATTTAATCACATCTAACTTGGCGATTTCTGAACATTATGGGCAACAATTAGTTGAACACTCAGAAAATGCTAAGAATGGTCTAAATCAAACTATCGCGGCGATGATTTAGGACACAGAAGGATTGCAATAGGCTCTTGAAAATGCTTGTGCAAATTAGATTCCTGCGGCAATGGATACTATGCAATCTCGTATTAACGCAGTAACCGCGGCAGTTAATTTGGATTATAACTCAATGTCTGATTCTGTAACGAACTATAATAAAATCACAAAAGATGCACAAGATTAGACAAGCAAAACTGCAAACAGTTTAAGTAAAGACTTGCTTCCAGCTATTCATAGCGCTACTACTGCTTGGGATACATATATGGGTAAACTTAAAAATGTTATTAGCACATATGAGAGTATGTATCAATCCATTTTAAAGACTATCCAAGCTCAAGCGAAATTGTCTAATGCTACTGCGCCTAGCGCGGTTAAATCTTCTGGGACTGGTAAATTTAGTGATACAACTACGCCAAGTGCTGGCGGAAAAACTGATACTAGTTCTGGTGGCGGGGGTGGCAATGGCGGTTCTACCGGGGGCACTAGAACTGGCACTGCATATACAACCATTACCTATAAAGTATTAACTACATCTGGCCCCGCTCAAGGCAAGGCTATTGGCGGTTCTCCATTGGGTCCCAAAAAATTAGCAGTTGGTACAAGTGGAACATTTAGTCATAATCCAAGCCCTGGCTTTGCTAGAGGAGGCTAGTCAATTTCTGATCCATCTAAATTATCTATTTCTGGTGGAACTATCACTGCGCTTGCTGCTGGTTCTGTTGTAGTCACGGTGCAATATTGGGATCGCAGAAGCACGTCTACTCCTATTGGTGGTGGTGGTGGTGTACCAAAAAATTAGGTTATGCTAAAGTATGCTACAGGTGGTCTTGCTGATTTCACTGGTCCAGCCTGGCTAGACGGCTCAAAGTCAAGACCAGAAATGATATTGAATGCCAAAGATACCGCGAACATTCTAACTGCTGTTCAAAGCGTTCGTGCTCTTGATGCTTCAACATTGAGTATGTTAAATAAATATATTACAAATGCCTCTCTTGCTATGTCATTTGGTTTGGGCAATATATCTGCTGGCTCGGTATATGGCACAACTGACACGATACAACAAGAGGTTCATATCACTGCTGAGTTCCCGAATGTTACAAATAGTGCTGAAATTCAAGACGCTTTTGATAATATTATCAATCGCGCAACCCAATATATTACGACAAAAAGATAAGAATATCGGGGCCACATAAAGTGGCCCCATTTAATTAATTTATAAGCGCTTCTTTTTATAAAATATAGATTTGAGAAGAAGGAGATGAGAACGTTGGCAGATAAGATGAATACGCAAAATGATTTATTTGATGCTATATATGCTATCGCAACTGGCGTAGTTGAATCTAAAAATTTTGACATTACTAAAGAATGTAAGATTGTTGAAATTTATACAGATTCAAAAGGTAATCGGACTGGCATATATAAAGTTAAAAGTCAAAATGCGACATATGACGCTTACGCTAAGAAAGGAGAAAATTATTATACTGGTGAATTAGTATATGTATAGATTCCAAATGGCGATTTTAATGCTTAGAAATTCATTTTAGGCAGAAAAACTGATGAAGATGGTGGAAAAGATACATATAATTTTGAATTGCCTTTTGATAATTTTCTCGGTTTATATAGCCTTACTGAATATGATCCCTTAAATGAGTCAAAGGGATTTTGGGCAAATTGTCCTTATCATGGTATTGAAGAAGAAATTTCTAAAAGCGATTTAATTTGGTCGTGGCCGTCCCAAGGAACTCTTTCTGATAAAGATAATATCTATGCCACAAGGCTGGGTATTGAAATTGACTTAACAACTTTATTACATGGATATGCACCAATTAGTGGCCATTATGGATTTCGCATTGTAGTTGGTGGATTAAGCAAAACTGAAGAAGGACTTGAATCTACCCAAATTACAAAAGAATTTTTCTTTACTGATAATGATATGTATGGTAATCCATATGCTTATACAGATGGGTCGGCGCAATAGATTTTATTAAACATTGAAGATTTTTTACAAGTTCAGTCAATTAATGTTTATTTTTGGCAAGATCATAATTTCAAAGACTAGATGGGAGAAGTTATCCCATATGGAGAAATTGATTATGATGCTCTTGCTCAAGAATATTAGAATAAATTAAATGAAATTGATGCCAATACGGATTTAACTGATGACGAGAAGAATATATAGAAGGCGAATGTTTTACAATGGTATAGTGATGAATCAAGTAAAACGTCTGTTTTAAAAAATATTATTGTTAATGGGTTAAACGTTTATCTTGGGATTATGGCTGATGATAAAGATGAACAATTAATTCTATATACGTATAATCCAATTAAATATGGCGCAGACCCAGACCACGAAGAGGTTCGCGCGAAAGAAAGAACTCTGCGATTAGCTTGGATTCATTTGGTAGACAAAGGCATTTAGTTAGTTAATACATAGGATGAAATTGCTGCATTAGATGCAAAAATTTATTGGTATAAATATGATGAATCATGGACGCCAGATAATATTGAATATGATGAATCTAAATATCCCCATAAATTTGGTGGATTATATTGGCGACCTATTGATATTGAAGGACAGCTAATAAAAGATGTCGAGCCTGATGTCGAACGATCAAAAGATAGATTTAAAGCGGTAATTCACTACAATGGCACTTATATTACAAGTAATGTGTTAATTTTTACAAATTATTTTGATGTTGATACAGCTAAATCTGATTTAGCAAAAAATGATAAAGTAATCTTAAGATGTGCTTTGTTAGGTGAAGATGAAAATGGAGTTACTCGTTTAATTGACGATGATTCTATTGGAGATTTTTATGTATATAATGAAAATAATAATGTTTTGGCGAATGATAAAAATGAATTATTTTCAAATGTTAGATATTATATTGAACCTTGGGTAAAAGTAACAACAGATACTGATAATACGCATGATGGCTACCAACGTTTGGCCGAATATATTGATTTAGATGGTAATAAGCCAGAATTTAGTATTACCTGGCAATGGCCTGAAAATTTCACAATGATTTCATCTTATGGCGAATTAGATGAAACAATTAAACAAGAAAGCGCATTCTTTAATAATTGCGGCACAATACAATTTGAACTATATAAAAAAGCTACTCGTTGGTTTTATATTAAACCTAATTACAATATGCGATATGCAAATAATGACATTATTGCAGAAATCTATATTGAAGGCTATGGGACTTGTACGGCGAGAAAGACTTTACAATTTGGTCAAGCAGAAGCCTTTGGCGCAGAATATGTTCCTGTAATTTCAATTGGTATTCCAGAGGGTAATTACTACGTTGACACAGCTACTGATTTCGAATTCTATTGCTTAGTGTATGACCGTAAAGGCAAGCTAATGGCAGAAGAGGATAGGGCTAACTGTAAATTTACTTGGAAATTTATAGGAACAAAAGCCCCATCTGACAATCGACCACATGAAAATTATAAAAACTTCCAAGGTAATGTAATTCGAGGAAGAATTAATGAGCCGATTCCTTTTGTGGCTGAAGTAACTGTATCTGGCGCTGCGACGTATGATTTAACTGTGCGACGCGGTATAATGGTATGTAATAGTGCGACATATATGCAATCACACGATATTCAATGTCCAGATAGAGTAGAATTTAAATCAGATGGTCAATAGCCTCTATGGTATTCTTCTGCTTTTGAAGTATAGGAAATTAATACTGAAAAATAGAATATATTAATTTATCCAGAGTGGAAAATTAATACGACTAAAGTATTGCGTCTGTTAGAAAAAGATAAAGACTATCCAACTTTTACTTTATCGACAGGTAATTAGGTAACTCGTCCAAAAGCTCAACAATATGCCTTAACTTTTTCTAAACAATATTTAACTGGCTCAATCGCCGAGCCGTCTGTTTATGGATAGCAATGGACAGAAGAGTTACTTGAGCCGAAATATTTTACCTACATTTATTATGAAGATAAAGATAACGGTGTAATCGTCGCTTAGGCAATCGCATTCGCGCGTAATCTTTATCCATCTTCTCTTGTTAATGAATGGGATGGGCAGAGTTTAAGTTTAGACGAAGAAAATAGCGCAGTATTAGCGAAAATGATTTCTGCTGGCACTAAAGATGCGAAGAATAGATTTACTGGGGTTATGATGGGAGATTGGCACGAGAAGGGTGATGATTCTCTCGATACACCTGGTCTATATGGCTTCAGTGGCGGAGAACAGTCATTTGGTTTTAAAACTGATGGCACCGGATTCATTGGGCCAGCAGGTTATGGTCGTATCCAATTCGATGGTCGTAATGCGTTAATAAGTAATGCAACAAAGACATGCTATATCAATTTAAATCCTCGTCTTATTAGCACTTTTGATGATTTAAATGCCACTGATGAGCCTTGGGATGGAATTGGTTAGCAAGGATATTCACAATATTTTTTATATTGTGAATTGCCGCAAGCCGAGAATACTTTTACTGCAACAAATGGTGATGATTTATGGTGGCGCCAAAACAGTTGGGCTACGCCATATTTAAATAATCTGGAAGGTCATGATTATTTTATTGTTGACCCGAATAATGGAGTATTAACAACTGGTGGTATTTTTGCACGTTATGGATAGATTGGCACCACAACACCGTGGATCATTCATAATAATGGCTTGACATAGAAAAATAATTATGGTACAATATTTTTAGGTAATCCAGAAAAGAACCCATCAACTGGAATTGGTATTCCTAATCTTACTTTTACTTCTTATAATAAAGATAATCAAGCTTATGAAGAAGTAGTAGTAAATAACAATTTCTTTTCTGCGTCATTTAGTAATATTAAAAATGTTATTTAGACCGGCATCAGAGCAGATGGTTATTTTTATACTAAATTTGCAACCATTGGTGGTTGGTTTATAAATGATAATGAAATTTATAGCACGGATGTATTTAGAAAAGAATTTGCAGATAACGGCTATCAAAACGATATTATTAATATTAATTCTAAACATAATTTTATTTCATTTGACAACGGTCATTTTATTATAAGTGGTCAAAACAAATGGATGGGGCTATATAGTGAAGGTTATATTGAAAATGTTGCTTCACCATCTCAATATGATATGTTAATTAATTTCGCTGATGGCACCATGGGATTTAAAAAAGATGGTGGTAATCCATATACTTTAATTAATGGTAAAACTGGAGAAGCATATTTTTCGCAGGGTAATATTTATTTTGATGGTAAAAATGCAATTATCTATTGCGGTAAATCTGTTAGCACATCTACTTCTACGGTTACTGTAGGCGCGATTAATCTTGCTGGGATGTAGATTGAAGGCTCATCTGTGGGAACGATTGAATATTCATCAACTTTTGGAGCAATTTAGCAAGCAGATGGAAATGAAGCTGCAACAAAAGGTACATTATTGCAAGATGCTGCAACAATTAATTTTGGTACAACTGGACAATGGAATTATGCCGACGGCACAACGTCTGATGCAATTGATAATAGCACTGCAGACCAGTTGGCGCAAGTTAGTTATAATAAATATATTACAGTTACTAAGTTAAAAGGTGAGGATGAATCCTTTAAAGCTGATGGATTAATAGCAATTATTAAAAATGTAAGCGGTAATTTTATTTAGGATCAATTTACATCGGGTAATGGAATTAAAATTTATACAAGTGAAAATAATGTGCTATTAACTCCAGCCACTGAAACGACAGGCTTTTTATCAAATTGGAAAATTTGGGCCAAAGGTATTTATGTCGATGGCTCAATTTATAGTATTGGGAGTATCATTTCTAAGAATACTATATCTATGGTAGATGAATATACAGATGGAAAACCAGGACTTGTTGCGACATAGGCTTGGGTTTCTAACAAAATTGAAGAAGAAATTTTGCCAGCTATTAAAATTGTAAATAATGCGACTGCGAAAGCGATGACTAAAGCGTCTGATGCAATGACTGCAGCTCAAAAGGCCAATGCGAAAGCAATAGAGGCTATTGAAAAATGTGTTGCCAATGCTAAAATTGTGGTTACTGCTTCTGGTGGTGGTTATGCTGCCATTAATATTGAAATGACAAATTATAAAGGAGCATCAATTTAGTCTGCGACAGTGGCGGGTAGTGCTTTAGTCGCCGCAAAAGATCATTATCATGAGATATCATTGGCTAAAGCAGGAGCTGGTTCTATCAAAGCTAGATCTAGTACAACGGTACAATCGTCTTCTTACGGAGAAGGTGGAGAAGTTCAGGTTTTTGCTGCGAATGGATTTTCATTATCAGAAGAAAATGGAACAATTTATGGATCAGTAACAATTTTAGGGCAAGAATCAAAAGATTCTTTTAATATGGCCAGCACTTCATTTTATAAAAAAGCAGCGGTAAAAAACGCCATAGTAGAGGGTGCTGGTGGCGCTTCTTCACATATTAAAATAACTTTTCAAGATGATGGCACTCAGACTTATGATAAGAATACATTAAAGTTAGTGTCAGCAGATAAAAAAGTTAATTAGGTAAATTCATCTAATACAACCGTTGCTTCAATTGATATATCAGAAATTTACGATGCAGGAAAGGCTATTGGATATAAAAATGGTTGGGCTGCGGCAATTGCTACATTAACATTTACGCCATCTGGCAACACTGTGACTGCGAAAGTTGGTAATGATGAATCTGGTTCTAATAGCAAAAGTCTTACCGCCAATTTGGACGTTAAAAATGATAATTATACTCGTTCTACACTTAAAGTAAACGGCACTACAATTACAGACAGTGGAACGACTTATTTAGATGGTAAACCAATTGTATATCGTAGATCTAGTCATAAAGGTGGAACCGCCTATATTACAAAATGGACTTAAAAAGGAGAAAAAAGATTATGAAAATTACTTATTCAAAAATGGAAGAATTAATTAACGCGATTCAAGGCATTCAAGATATGAAGATGCCCTTTAAACTCAGTATTATTTTTGCTAAGAATTTAGCAAACTTAAAGAAAGAAGAAGAGTTTTATCTTGAGCAAGAGCGCAAATTTGCACAAGATTATTTGGTATTCAATGATGACGGCACTCTTGCTACTTCTGGACCAAACTTGTTTAAAATTAAAGAGGGTAAAGAAAAAGAATGTGCTGAAGCTCGTAAAGCCATTGATACTTTTGAAGTGGATATTGACTTGCGGCAAGTTGATGTGGCTGATATTGAAAATCTTGAATTTACGCCAGCTCAACTTACAGCTCTTATGGATTTGATTAAGGAGGAATAAAAAAATGGCAGTAGTTAAGTTATATCCTCCGAATATAGCTGGAACACTACCATCATTTTATTCACCAGAAATTGGGACTACCACAGAATTGGTAGTCCCTTTTTCTATGAATATTTCTGTTAGCGCATCAATGATTAGTGGGTTCAGTTTAAGACTAAAAACAACTGCTACAGATGTTGTTTTAGCAGAATTACCAAGTGTTAGTTATGATTTGTCTAAAAATCAAATTACATTTATACTAGATTAGACAATTACTAATAAACTTGTTGTTGGCAATTTTTATAAAGTGCAAATTGCTTATTATAACACTAATAAAGTGCTTGGGTATTATTCAACAACTTCAGTAATTAAGTATACAGATGTCCCGAAAGCATCTATCGTAGGTATGACGTCACAATCTGTGAATACTATTTCATCATAGAAAATTATTGGACAATATTTTAATAAAGATACAACTGAAAGAGTGTATCAATATCAATTTATTGTTTATGATGATGAAAATGAACTTGAAAATTCTGGATGGTTATTACATAATAGCCAATTAGATACAGAATTAACATCTTCACAAGATACTTACACTATTCGGCACGGATTGGTAAGTGGAAATACTTATACAATTGTATATAATGTTATAACAAATAATAATTTACAAGTAGATTCTGCTGCATATGAAGCGGTAATGAATGAAATTGATTCTAGTAATCCTGGCTATATCTTAGATATAGATACAAAATATGACTATGAAAAAGGCGGAATTGATTATCAAAATGGCGGTGTTATTGTTTTGGTTAAACCAACTGGGCAACAAGATTCTGCCCAATTAAAAGGCACGTATTTATTAACGCGCACATCTTCTGATAGTGATTATAAAATTTGGGATATTATTGGTAATTTCTCATTAGATACAACTATTTCTAAAGCAAAACCATATTAGATTAAAGACTATACGATTGCGGCAGGCGTTGGATATAAATATGGTTTATAGAAATATAATGCGAATAATATTTTTTAGAAAAAAGTTATTAGCGATGTTGTAATTCCATATTTTGAAGATGCGTTTTTATATGATGGAAAGCGGCAGTTAAGAATTAGATTTAATCCAAAAGTGTCATCATTTAAACCTGTTGTATAGGAATCTAAAAAGGTAACATTAGGTCGCAAATATCCTTATGTGTTGCGCAATGGTGTTGTAGATTATAAAGAATTTTCTATTTCTGGTTTAATTTCTTATTTAATGGATAATGATGAAATGTTTATGTCAGAAGCTGAATTATTATCTTTAACATCAGATGAATTTGCGGAAACTACAGATATTATTGATGAAAATATTGCAGTAGAACGCAAATTTAAAATTGCGGTTTTAGATTGGTTAAATAATGGTTCAATTAAGTTATTTAAATCGCCTTATGAGGGAAATTATTTAGTGAGATTAACAAATATTTCTCTATCACCCAATGATACAACGAGCCGCATGATTCATACTTTTTCTTGCACTGCGACTGAGGTGGCAGATTATTCTATATCTGCTCTTGAAGATTATAATCTTTTAACAGATGTTGAAACTTAGCAACCAGTTGAAATTACAAAGATTATTAATTTATATCAATTCTTTGATTAGAATAGATTTATTGGCAATAGCGAAGCCGAAGTTAGAGAATATTTAAAATCTTTTGATTTTACTGAAGGTTTACCATGTCGTAAAGTTACAGTAACATATGGAATTAGCAATAGTGAGAAAAATGATCCCGCGGTTAAACGTAATGCTATATAGAATTTACTTGGCACAGCATTTATTTGGGGTGAAAATAATTTTATTATTGGTCGTTCTGGTGAATATGAAATCACATTAGATGAAGCTATTATTACTCCATTAACTTTAACATCTTTTGCGACTGAAGCTGAACGCGGCACAATTTATAACCAAAGAGGTTATTTAATTTTGACGCTATAGACTGATGCGCAAAATGATTTAAATTCTATTACAAATTCTACATTACAATATTTATGCGGTTATGGAACAAATGGTTTTGATGAGTCTTTAATGTATGATACAACAACAAAGCATTATTATAGTAAAAATGTATTATAGGAATTTAATACACAAAAAACAAAATTAACAGGTATTTCATATATTAAATATCGCCTATTCCCAGTGGTTGAATTTAATGATTCAGATTTAGAACTGCAATGGAAGAATTTAATTGGCGGCGTCAATGATACCACAGAGAATAACGCTTTCTACAACGATAGAATTATTATTCACTGGGAAAAAGATGGTAAATATTATAAACATACCAATTCATCTTTTGCAGAAATTTAGGATTATTGCACTAATGTTATTTTTGGTAATTATGAATTTGATATTACTAAACCAATTACTGGTGATGATGCGCCTGCAGGTGGTGTAAATACGTCTATACCATATAATGCGAACGGATTGATTAATTTACAAGTATCTTCTGGTGTCGTTGTTCAAGTGTATGGAACGGCGCATACATATGATTATGCAGTAGAAGATTCAACAGAAGCTATTGTTAAAGCTAAAAATGCAGAGCTACAAGCATATTTAGATTTATGCTCAGCTATTTATAATTTTAAATAGATTGCTCCGCAAGATACAACAAGAGATATGAAATTGTTTACATTTATTAATAGAAAATTTACAAGAATTGATTATGATGAAAAGAACAATTATGACCAAGATAGTATTTTTATTAATGATGGACTAAATAATTTAATTTCAGAAGATATGATTAAAGTGAAGAAAGAAGTTTATTTAACTGCGAAGTAGACTCTAAATAAAGAATTAATCGCCGCATTAAAGGAGGGGTAATATGTTTATTGGTACTCAAAGTGCGCAATATGATAAAAATTTTTTGAAAAAATTAGATCAATACCCCTTGCGTGATGTATATGCTAAAATTATTTCATTAGATTGGGACGAGCATCCAATTGAAGAAATTAGCGGGAATATTACTGGCGGTTCAATTTCAGTAGATGGGTCTTCTGCCACTCGCCGCACCTGTAGTCTTAATGTTTTAACAGATGCGGCGGATGCCCAGTTAAATAAAATCAACTGGGGTTTAAATACAAAATTCGCGGTTTTAATTGGTTTAAAGAATTATGTAGATAATTTTTATCCCGATATTATTTGGTTTCAACAAGGCATTTTTATTATAACTTCATTTTCTCAAACCAATAATACAAATGGTAATACAATTTCTATTCAAGGGAAAGATAAAATGTGTATGCTTGATGGCACTGTTGGCGGACAACTATTCGCTGATCACGACTTCGGGAAAATTGAAGTTATTGATGAAGGCACCACAGATGAATATACGAGCTTTCACTATGATTATATAACAATAGATGAAATTGTTAGAAATCTTGTCCATACTTATGCTCTTGAACCATATGAAAATATTGTTATTAATGACTTAGATGATGTAGCAGTTGAGTTGTTGGATTATCGTTTAACTGATAAAAATCTATTTATTTATGATATTTCTATAAATAAAGATTTTATAACATACACAAGTCAGATGGCTTTTGAGGGTATTGGTATCGCGGCAAAATTTAAAGATAAATTTAAAGAACTATGGCCGAGTGAATCATCTGAAAATGGATATATTTTACACGAATTAGAACCATTTGAATTAAATGGAGTATGGTATCGCATTGTTAAAGAGGTTACATTTGGTGATACCGCGGGTTATCGTAGAACAGATTTAACATATGCTGGAGATTTGGTGTTAAATGCTGGTTCTGCCGTGTCTGGTGCTCTTGATAAAGTTGTTGAATAGCTTGGTGAATTTGAGTATTTTTATGACATATATGGCAAATTTATTTTTTAGCGCAAACGCATCTATCACAATATTGTTTGGAATGGTGCAGTTGTAAATGATAAAAATGAAATGTTTTATAATCAAATTGAAAATACAGCAAATGTATATGAATTTAGCAATGCTATGATTGTAGATTCTTTTAGTAATCGACCCACTTATACAAATATTAGAAATGATTTTATTTGTTGGGGCAAAACTTCAACAGAAGCCGCGATTCATTTACGTTATGCTATTGATGATAAACCAACCAAATATACAAGTTTATTAGACGGTATTACTTTTGTGGCGAATAAAGAAGATGTTAAAAACAATGAAACGCTTGTTGATTGGCGCGAGTTGATTTATCGTATGTCGAGAGACAATGCGAGAAGTCAAGAATTTATATACCAGCTTACTCTTGCTTTAAACAAGAATAAAATGTATCATTATGATAATAATAAAAATTTCACTTATAGTGATTGTCTTTATTATAATACTGATGATAAAATTTTTAAACAGCCAAAAGATACTGACGAATTAAATTTATTAAAGAAAAATAAAAAATTTCTATTTGGTTATAATAAAGATTACGCGGTTAAAGAAACTCTGGTCGAAGAAATTGAGTTATGGCAAAATACTTGGAATACTGGATATGATTGCTATTATGCGGATATGCTTGCTTTTTGGCATTTAATTTATGATATGCGTTCAGCGCAAGAGTTAGAGACCGCAACAGATATAACAAATTCATAGATTGAAGACCGTATCAAACGTAGGAATGAATGGATTGCTAATGGCTATTGGAATCCAGATATAATTAATTATTATAATGATACTGTGCATTTTAGTAATCCAGAAGGACTATTATTTTGGATTGATTTTATTGGGGCGGAAGCAGATCTAAATAAATATAAAATGTCTGTAATAGGCCGTCGGCCAGAAGTTGTTAATGATGATAGCATTAAAGCGATATTTTTCAGAGACACTCCCGAAGTGCTCTTTATAGACCCAACTGATGCTTAGCCGCAGAATAGTGAATTAAATTATGTAAAATTAAATTTAGTTGGTGGCTTGATTAATTATTTTACAGTTAGTTCATAGAGCAAGAGCGCAAAAGAAGAATTAGATGCTACTGTATATGAAAAAACCTATTATCAAGAAACAATTACTATTAGCTGTTTGCCGATTTACTATTTAGAACCAAATACAAGAATAAAAGTAATCGACAATGCTTCTGGTATTAATGGAAACTATATAGTAAAATCTTTCAATATTCCATTAGAGCATAGTGGCACGATGTCAATTACAGCAACTAAATTGGCAGATAGAATTTTGTAAGGAGATTCATTATGAAGATTAAGCAAGCACAAATCAGATATATAAAAGATGGAGATGTCCGAAATTATCCTGCGAATTTAACTGCGCAGGATTTAATTTCTGGGGCGTTTTTAAGTGATACCATTAGAATCACTTAGTTAAAAATTTCTTGTATTTATGGGTTGAAATTTTATCTTAATGATACGATTACTCCATTGGAAATTTTACCACAAACGATTGAGTCTATTGAAGATGGTTTGATCGGAGAATCAGTGACTTGGCAGTATGACACTTCCGATGTTAAAAATATGCCGATTTATAACATTAAGATTGATGGGCGTTCATTACAAAGATTTTTAAAATATAACGAGAATGGAAATGACTTCTTAATTATTGATTACTCTTATCAAATAAATTGAGGTCGTTTTTCATTAATAGACAATATCTATTTTTGATATTAAAAGAAGGATTTAAGAAAGGAGATACTTGAATATGTCGAATGATGTCTTATTTAAGTATGGTACGAGAGCAGATTATGATGCTCTCAAGGGCAACGTTAAAGATAACGCTTTGTATTTTTTAACAGATACTGGTGAGCTTTTGCGTGGCGCCCGCAATCTTGGACAGGCAAATCACTATGAAGGTATTCGTCAAGCAGGTGAAACTGATGCACAAGTTATTGCTCGTGTTGTTGAAAATGCCAACTTGATTAAAAATGATATTTTTGTAGTTAAGACGTTAATTGCTGAAGATAAATATTCTTTTACTGCTTACACCTATGATGGCACTAATTGGTGCGCCATGGATGGTAATTATAATGCAGAGAATATTTATTTTGACAAAAATTTTACTGTTACTGAAGCAATCGGTACAATTAAAGACTTACCGAATGGACAAGCCACTTTGGAAGCAGCAGGTAAGAATTTAAAAGAGGTATTAGCGGCTTTGTTCGCAAAAGAATAGAACCCAACTATTACGCAACCATCTGTTGCGATTACTGCAAACAAGATGAAAGCCTATGAGGTTGGCACCAAGGTTACACCCGATTATACTGCTACGTTTAATAGTGGTAAATATCAATATGGTCCTGCTACCGGCGTTGCTGTGACTGCTTGGTCTGTTGCTGATACTGATAGTCATGAACTTACAACTGCTACTGGAGCATTCCCAGAATTAACAGTTGGTGATAATACTAATTACAAAATTACTGCCACTGCAACTTATGGCGATGGTGTAGCACCTAAAACCAATCTTGGAAATGAATACACTGCTGGTAAGATTCAAGCTGGAAGCAAGTCAAAAGATTCTGCTGTTATTACCGGTTATCGTTCATTCTTCTATGGCGTGGTTAAAACCGATACACTTGACAGTGCTGTTATTCGTGGTTTAACGAATGGTGGCGCTTACAATAGTGCTAAAACTCTTACGGTTACTGTTAATGGCGCTGATGGTGTCGGCATCGTTGTAGCTGTGCCCGCAGACAGCACAAGAGCAGGAGTTAAAGAAGTATTGCTCACAACTTCAATGAATGCGGATATTACTGCTGATTATGCAGTGTCTACAGCTGTCGGTGTTGAGGGTGCAAACGGTTATACGGCTAAGTCTTATAAGATTTATTTCTATAAGCCAGCTAAGTTGACGTCTGGACAATCTCATAAGATTACATTGGCGTAATAGGAGGTAGAAAAATCATGGCTGTAATTAAAAAGAATTTTAACATCATGGCTCTACCTCTTGCGATAGAGAGAGCCAATCCTATTCCTCTTGATAGCACTGCTATATGGTATAGTTTAGAGGATATGCAGAATTACGCCAAGACTGGTGCGACGGCGTATGTTGGTCAAACTCTTGTTTATGTAAATGAAACCGCAAAGACTTCAACTGCTTATATTATTGCCGATGATGCTGGCACATTACAAGAAATTGGCGCTGGCAAAGTTGAATTTGATAATGTAACAATTGAAACTAATGAGTCTGGTAAAGTTGCATTAAAGGATTTTGGCAAGAAGTATTATAAGTGGGTTAAGACTGTTCCTGCGTCTGGCACTCCGGGCGAAGATGGATATGTTGCTGAAGTCCCTGGTCATTATGAAGCACAGGTTGTTGATGAAACAAATCCTTGGAAAGCTGGGTTAGAGCTAAGAACAGTTGACGGTTCGCAACTGGGTTGGTATGAGCCTAATACTGAAACTACTGCTGGCTTAAATTCGGCTGTTACTGCTTTACAAGGTGATGTGACAGAGCTACGTAATTCATTGAGTGCTCTTGCTGGTGCTTTCCGCTTTAAGGGTGAACTAACCCTTCAAGAAGGTCAAGATGCTGCTGGTTTATTGGCGACCGTAAAGAATCCACAGCCAGGTGATGTTTATCAAATTGGCAATGACGAATGGGTTTATACTGCAGACAAAAAGTGGATTGAATTAGGTCCACAAATTGATCTTAGCGGATATGCTACAAAAGATGCTTTATCTGCTGTTGATGGTCGCCTTGGAACGCTTGAGACAACGGTTGGCGATCTGACCAAAGTTGATGGTACAATTGCTAAATTGCAAGAAACTGTAGCTGGGCATACTACTTCTATTGGAAATCTAAATACTAAAGTTGGTACTCTTGAAACTTCTATTAAAACAAATGCTGACGGTTTGAAGGCAGTTGAAGGCAAGATTACTGCTTTAGAAAATGCTGATAAAGCGTTTGATACTCGCGTAGGGAATCTTGAAAAAGCTCTTGGCGCTCCTGCAGGAGAAGACACTGAGGCGTCTGGTCTTTACGCAGTCATGGATACTTTCATTACTGGTGCTCAATTAGACGGTGCCGATATTGATATATTAAATCATAAAGTTCAATTAAAAACATTTGATGGCACAGCTACTGGTTTGGTGCCAGTGCCTGGAGCTTTTGCTGAAGGCGAAACTGCTGCGGACTTTGTTTTGAATGCTGCTGGAACTTGGGTGAAACCACAAGATGCACGTATTGGAAATCTTGGAGACAGCGCGACTGTTGTTGATTATGTTGATAAGAAAGTTTCTAATGCTACAATCGTGTGGTCTACTATTACAGAATAATAGGGGGAAATAATTAATGGCTATTAATGTAAATGCGGATGCTAAACTCCGCTTTTTAAGAGGTCTTGAAACTAATTTACCAACCGCTATGACGGATGGTTATGTATATATAACTACTGATACCCGTGCAATGTATGTTGACTATAAGAACGCCGATGGTGCTCTTGCTCGTATTCGTATTGGTGACGTATTAACTGTTGCTAATGTTGCTGCTTTGCCGACGATTGCAAACGCTAAAGATGGCGTTTTGTATTACTGCCTTGCTGAAAATATCCTTTGCACACCTTATGGTGTTGGCGCTGCCCGCGATTGGAAGCAGATTAATAAGCAAAAGACATTGAGCGAGACCATTGGAACAATGTCATTTACTGCTGTTGCAGCCACAGATGGCGCAAATATGACCATCAAGATGACCAGCGGTGGAGAAACGAAAGAGGCTTCTCTTGGTGTTGCAGGTGGAGAGAATGTTAAGGTTAGTGTTGCGGATAAGAAGGTAACTATCGGTGCTAAAGATACCACTGTTACTGGCGCTATTGCTGTTGGTGCTCGTGAAGCTGGTGGAGCCGCTATCACTTTGACTAACACGACCGGTGGCACAGCAGCTGATGGTACTGCTTTGTCTGGCACTGCTACTGGTGGCACGATTGGTATTACTGGTTCTGGTGCGAAAGTTTCTCAGGCCGATAACGTTATTACTGTTGACAGTAAAGTAACTGTTGCTAATGCGTTTGCTGAGAATGGTGCTTTTACAACTAAGGTTACTCACGCAGATAACTCTACTGCTACTTCAACGGCTATCACGCCAAAAGTTAAGTATGGCGCGGATGGTGCTAAAGAAGCTGTCTTCGCGAGTGGCACTGCGACTCTTGATGTTTATAGCAAGGGCGAAGTGGATACCGCCATTGATGCAAAATTAAAAGCTGCTAATGCGATGACCTTTAAGGGTACAATGGGTGCTACTGGAGCTACTGTTAAGGAACTTCCTACTACAGCATCACTTGGTGACACTTACATTGTTAACGATAATGGCACCTATAACTACAAGGCAGTGGGTGCAACTTCAGCGACTGCTCAGGCTTGCCGTATTGGCGATATGTTTATTGCTGGTCCTGGCGAAGAGGGCGCTGATGGTCTATTAAAGACAGTGGTTTGGACCTATGTGCCAGCTGGCGATGATGATCTGCCTGTTGTTTCTGCTACGGCTACTACCTCTAATATCATCTTTAAGAGCACTTTGGGCAATCAAACGTCTACTGTTGGCACAGTCGCTGTTGGCGATGGAATGAAGGCTACTGCTTCAGGCACGACATTTACTATTGCTCACGGTGATGTGGTAACTGCTGATCCTACTACTGGCACGGCTGTAGCTCAAACTGCTGGTGCTGCGAAGACCACTTATACAGCAATTACTGGCATAACCATTGAGAACGGTCACGTAACTGGCTATGAAACGACAGAATTAACAGTTGTTGATACCGCTTTAGCGAGCGCAAGTTTGACAACTGCTGCTGTAGCAAATGGTGGTGCTACAGTTACCTTAAACGTAAAAGATACTGCCAATAATAGCAAGGGCAATGCTATTACGGTTAAGGCTTCTGGCAATTCAGCAGCTTATGTATCTGTTGATGAGAGCAAAGCAATTGTGATCGACACCGTTTGGGGAACATTTTAATTAAATAAAAATTATGGGCGGATTTTACAAAATCCGCCCTATTTTTTTTGAGAGGAAGGAGATATAGATATGGCAATTAGTAAAGATGCTTTTACACCAAATCGTGGCACGCAAGATTAGATTATTAAAGCTGCGATTGAAAATGGCAATATTTATTTTTCAAAAGACACAAATCAAATCTTTTGCGACATTGATGGCGAACGGCATACAATGAGCCATGATGGAGTGCGCTTTTTGTATGGACATGCTAGTTCAGAAGATATTGGTGTAGACACTATTAATGAAAAATATACTATTCCAAAATCAAAAATTAACGCCTCTCCTTATCCACACTATGAACTTGATATGATTATTGTGAATATCCCGGATAGCACTTTTTATCGTATTAATGAAATAACAGATAAAGATGTTGTTTGTTCAAAAATTCTTGTATCTGGCAGTGGCGGCGGTGGAGGTAGTGATGACAAGGTTCGTTTAATGGCGATTCCTGATCCAGCAACAAAAACTGCGGGCTTTAACGGCAGCTATAGATATGGCGCCAATATTAGTGCAATTTTTAAAGTGCGTGATCCATTGAATTTACTTCCAACTGTCAACTATAAAGTTGAATATAGTGAGAAAAAAGGAGCACCAGTTTTAAAAACGGAAGGCCCATATCCGGCGATTGTTGGAGAAGAATTTACTATTACTCTTGATGGCTCTATTTTATAGCCAGGTCAAGGTAAAAATTATGTAAAAATTATTGTTACTCCGAGTGATGGCCGTGAAGAGTCATTTTTGGAATATGATGGTTTTACAATCTTTGACGTAACATTCCAACCAACTACAGCATGGGATGACCTGCTAAAGTCTGTTATTACTAGCACTCGTGCAGATTTTAATTTTACATTTAATGTTAGCGCAAATATGAAAGCTGACGAAATGAAAATTTCTCGTGAGTATATTTTTGATGATATTTATCCTTATAAACCAGATAATATTATCAGCAATCTTGGAGCAAATCAAGATAATTTATTACCGTTTATTCTTGATACAGGATTAGCACAAAGTGGACATAGAGTTCGTGTTAAAGCAATTATGTCATATAAGGGAATGCTCGAAGGTGGAGAAATTACTTTATTTGATTAGACATATAGCTTCGGTTATTACAAGGGTGCAGATGCTCCTGTTATTTGGATTGATAACCCGCACGGAGATGAAGTGCTTAATTATACAATAATTAAGTTAAAATATATTGTTTATGATCCAAAAAATCCTACAAGTGCAGAAGTTCAATTATACACCAATAGTAAATTGGCAAGAACAGATACTTTTAATGCGAATGAAAAAGCATGGTCAGAGTGGCAGATTGTTGACTATGAGGTTAATACTTTAAATACCTTTATGGTCTCTTGTCGTGATGCTCACGAAGAAGTTAGTATTACTGTTAAAGATAATACTGCAATTAATCTTGACCCAGAAAAGAACGGTTGTGCTTTATTCTTAAGCGCAGCAGGACGTTCAAATAAAGAATCTGCTCTTAATAGAGCGCAATGGAATAATAAAATTACAACCGCAGTAACGGGCGTAAAAGTGGGCGAAGTTGAATTACGTAACTTTAACTGGGCAACGAATGGTTGGATTAATTTACGGGATTATGATTCAAGCGATGAAGACGCATAGGTATTACGTGTTAATAATGGTGCAGAAGTTCGCATTCCTTTGGAAGCAATGAACAATGCAATGGCGCAAGCAAGAACTTATGAATTTGATTTTAAAGTGCGTAATGCTACAAACTATTCACGTTTAGTTAAATATACTGCAGTTAAAGCTCCAACAGATGATGACCCAAATAGAGAAACAATTTCAAAAGAAATTATTACCGATGGCACTGGTACATTCTTGTCTTATTATGGCAATAACAAAGGCATTATGTTAGGAACACAAGAAGCATTTTTTGCTATTGGTAAAACTTCAGTATTGAACGTGCGTTATACCGATAATGAGCGTGTTAAAATTTCATTTGCTGTTGACCCAAATGGCGTAGATGTTGGCAAAAAATTTGGAATGATTTATGTTTATGTCAATAGTGTATTAACTGGTGTTTATAATTTTGATAAGGACATAAATTTTGAAAATTCTGCGAATTAGATTATAATTAATTCTAACTATTGCGATGTTGATTTATACAGTATTCGTGTATATAATACATTTTTAAACTATGATCAAATTACACAAAACTGGGTTGGTGATGCAACTGGATTAGAAGAAAAAATGAATCGTTATAATCGAAATCAAGCAATTCTTGATAAAATTACTCGTAAAGATATTGATTTTACTGCCGCTATGCAGAGTGGTTTAATTCCAATAATGGTAATTAAAACATATGATATGCGCAACAGTTCTCCAAAAATTGATAAATTGGATGATAAATTGCCATATAGTAAAATCGAAAAACGTGCAGTTGATGTGAGATTCTATAATCCAGCTAATACAAAAATGAATTTCCATGCGCAAAATATTATATGTCAAGTGCAAGGAACGTCCTCAGAAGGATACCCACGTCGTAATTTCAAAATTAAATTAAAGCAAGGCGATGATCAATTAGCTACTATTCGTCCATTTAAATTTGAAACATGGGATGGACTTGATTCAACCAAAGATCAATATTATGATGACGCTGAACACACAAAAACAGATTATATTTCTTCTACAAGCAGTAAAGGTAAATATAATTTATTTGATTCTATTGCGCAAGGAAATAAAGAGTCTACATTTTGTTTAAAAGCAGATTTTATGGATAGTTCTAGCACACATAATACTTGTCTTGCGAATTTAATTCAAAATTTAAGTAAAGATTACGGTTCAGAATATGATATTCAACATCCTTTGATTAAAGACTTTGGTATTAAGGCTTCTGATTATAGTTATCTAAGAACTACAGTATATGGTTTTCCAATGATTATTTTCCATGAAAATAGCAAAGGAGAATATGAATATATTGGTAAATATAACTTTAACTTAGATAAATCAGATACTGATACTTTTGGCTTTAGTAATGAAAATCTTAATAAATTTACAGAACATAAAGAAGGCGTACAAGTATCATTACCATATACTGCTAAAATGTGTGCTCGTTTAGATGAAGCATTGCAAGGAACAATTACTAGCGATGGTGCATTAAACTGTGTACAATATTGGACTGGTAATACCGCCACGCTGGTTAAGTAGTTTGCTGAGTACCAAGCTTCCAAGACTAAAGGATATGTAGGTTCAATTCCTCCAAAAGCGCAAACAGCTGTAAAGCCTCTGAAGTGGAAAAATTCAACTATTATGAATCCCACGACTAGTGGCGAAAGGCAAATGGATACTTTTGCCAAGTCTTTTGATGCTGGTTTATATGTTTGGCAGTATCAGGCTAATGGAACTTGGTCAGTATTTAAAGGATAGGGAACGATTCCAGAATCTGGCGATGTTCAGCCTGATGGTGAAGCATTAGATACTGGTATTACAGTTACGGCTTTAAGTACAACAACTTCAGGATACGAAAATTATGATTTTACAACCGGCACCGCAGCGTATATTACTTCTAAATATAATATTGAATTTGAAGTATATGATTCTGCAAAATTAGTAGAAGGCACTCAATTTTATTTGTTAGTTACTGAAGAAATTACTTACCCTTATTCATATACTGAAGAGGGCGGTATTTCTGAAGCCGCGAAACCATTTAAAGAAGTTGCCGAATGTTGGGAATTTACTGATAACCAAGCAGGCATGGGTAAATTCTAGATACCGAAGGATGCAGATCCAAACGAACCATTTTATACTCTTGTTACAGCGGCCAATGGCTTAAATAGATTTTTAGCATCTAAATCTTTTGAAATGCGCTATTTACCAAGTGATATAAATATTATTGATGAATATAACAATCGCCCAAATGATATTTTGGCGGTGAACGAACAATATAAGAGTGATTATAAGAATCTTGAAAAAGTATGGACTTGGACAGCTTCTACTGATACAAAAGCTGCTACAAATGCACCACTTGAACACGCCGTTTATGAAGTCAGTATTGCGCCAAGCACAAGAGATAAGTCTTATTATATTGCAAATCCTGATGTTGTATATTATGTAAAAGAAGGAAATGAATATAAAGTACGTGAAGTTAAGCATATCCTAAAGGCTGCTTATTCAACATCAAGTCCTGCAAGTTCTGACCCATCTTTTACCGATGATGGTACCAAATTAATTAATTTTATTAAAGCTTAGCTCGCTGCTGCGGCAGGAAAAGACGTATCTGAGATCAAAATAACAGAAGTCATTGCTTTATATACATTTAATAAAAAAGACGATAATTGGTATTATGGTAATACCATAGTTAATTTAGATGAAATTGGAGTGAATGTGCCTGCTGATTTTGCTAAGACAGAAATGAATTTCTCCATAGACGATTATTATCAAGGATTCCAAGAAACAAATGTAATTTTGTATGAAAAATTTGAAACTGATAATGCACGTTATCGTTTGAGCAAATTTAAAACTGAATTTGATCAACATTGGGATAAAGCATATTGTTTATTCTATTTTGTTTTGACCGAGTTTTTACTGTTATATGACTCTCGTCAAAAGAATATGATGATTGCATCTTGGGGACCGAGAACTCAAACTATCTCTGACACGAATGTAATTCCTGGAGATTATATCTGGTATCCAATTTTCTATGATATGGATACACAACTTGGTATTAACAATTCTGGACAAGTGTATTGGGATTACGACGTAGATGCCACTCCATTAGCTGGCGGCGACTCTATCTTCTCTGGCAATGGTAGCACACTATGGGATAACTTCTTCTCTTGTTTCTATCCAGAGATTCAATAGATGTATAGATTATTGCGCAAAGGTATTTTCCAATATGATATTTTAACTAATTATTATGACACAGACGGCTCTGATAAGTGGTCTGAGACAATGAAAAATATTGATGCTGACTTTAAATATATCGCTCCTGCATCTAAAGAGCGTGGATATATTGATTTAAATGGTAAGGAACATGAAGAAGTCGGTGAAAAATATTTTTATTGTTTACAGGGCGACAGAAAATTAAATCGTGATGCTTTCTTGCGTAATCGTTTTAATTATATTGACTCTGAATGGTTAGCTTATTCATATGACCCAGCTACTATTGGTAGTCAGATAAAAATGAGATATAATTTAAACGATTCAACAAATACCTCTGGTTTGGTGTCCAATTTACGTTCTAATGCCAGATTTAAAATTTTACCATACTTGTCTCAATATGTTTCTGTTGTTTATGATAAAAATGCCACAACGCCTATAGCATTTAAACTAAGTGATGGAAAACCTGTTGAGCCAATCCCACCGACAAATGTTGCGAATCAAGAGACTGGCACTGTAGCATTGTCTCAGCAATTGGCATATATCCGTGGACCAGAATATCTATCAAGTCTTGGTGATTTGAGTTTAAAATATCTTAATGAATTTGACTGTAGCCCAGCATATAGGTTAAGAGAATTATAGCTCGGCAATGAAACTGATGGATATTATAATAGAGGAATGAGCACAACAGACTTGGTTATTGGTGGCGGATTAAAAGATACTAATGGCGGAAAAGGTTTGCTGTCACTTATTGACCTAACCAATTTAAATGAACTTGCTGGCTCAATTGATTTAAGCGGTTGTTTGAAACTAGAAGTCTTTAAAGCTCTTGGCACAAAAGTCCCAAGTATTAGTTTTGCCAATGGTAACATTTTAAAACGAGTATATTTGCCAAATACCATTAACAATTTAACATTGTTACAACCACTATTACTTACTAAATTAATTACATCTAAAGATAATGCAAAAGACAATGTAGATGGCAATATTGGTTTATATGTTCAAGATTTAACAGACAAATTAGATAATCCAAATGATACTTCAATTAAATGCCTTATTGATAAATTATATATTTCAAATGATAGAATGAGTTTTGAATCTTATAAGATTTTTAATTTCTTATATCAAGTAAAGAAAAATATAATTTCTGGAGATATTGTATATACAGATACAGCGACCATGAATGATAAATTATTATCAATTCGCTTAGAAAATGTTGACTGGTCTGAATATACTGCGATTGATCCAAGTCAAGGATATAGCTCTACAACAATTACTAATTATTATAAGAAATTACCAAATAATACTTATGAACAATTAACTGCTGCATATACCGCCGCGCAGTGGAATGCAGAAAAATATGATGGAGTTTTGTATTATAAAGACACGGAAATTATCAATCCAATCACTAATCTTGATTTCTTTACTCAAGTTTGTGAATAGTTTGATGATGATGTGGCATATCCAAACAAAACAAACTTCTATTTTAGAGATATTTACGATGATATAACTGACCCATAGAAAAAAGTTATACCATTAATCTCTGGTCATATTCACGTCAATAATGATGTCTCTCATCCTATTGATGAAGAACAAATTACCAATTATTATAATGCCTTAGAGCATTTCCCGAAACTTGAAATTACTGCCAATTATATTACAGAATCTTATCGTGCAACATTTGTTGAATATTTGGAGGCCGATGAGAATAATGCTCGTAAAGTATTATATACACAAAAAGTTTCTAAAACCGCTCCAACGAATAAAGTTACATATTATGGTGAAACGCCATCAAGAAATCACAGAGATTTCCAAGGATGGATGATTGTCGTTAAGGATACTGAAACAGCGGGAGATTATTAGATCCGTGAAAGCGATGTGCGTAAAGCTGGCTCTGTATTAAGCGCATCCGATGTTGCAACTAAGAAAGTGTATTCTACAACTGGATTAGTTGGTTTAAATCTGGCCGATTATTCTAATGGAGTTACTTTTGTTGCGATTTATACAATTCATCAATATCCGGTCTATTTCTATGAATATGATTATCAAACTGTATTTAAAGATTAGCCGGTTATGATTAATTCTGGCGAATATATGCACGCACCAGAAGGTCGTCCATATAAGCCAATTGAGGGCGCTGGCACGTTATATAAGTGCTATAAATTTATTGGATGGACAAATTCAACAAGCGGTAGCACGCCATTAGATATTACTCGTATTAGAGTGCAATCTGAAATGCGTATGTATCCATTATTTGAAGAAGACTCGGTTTATAATAATCCATTAACTGTTGATGAATTATTATACAGCTGGGACACTGTTCAAAAAGGATGGTATGTTGGAATTAAACAAGATGTTGTTGGAAAAACGGCAAAAATCTGTTTCCCAAATACTTTAACTGCCGATGGACACGAAAATGGCCCGGTTATTGGGGTTATGGGAAAAACTCCACAAGATGGTTCATCTAATACAAATGGCCTATTCCAAAATCCTAATATTACACACGTATTCTTCCAAGGTATGCCTGGATAGGATGATGAACGAACTTGTTATCTTGTGGCAATTAAAGAGAGCGCTTTTTAGGCTATTGATGGAGAAGGAAGCAATTTAATTTATGTTGATTTACCGACAACGCTTACTTCTATCGGTAATTCAGCATTTGCTTTCTGTAATTTATCAATGATTTCAGAGCTACCGACATTTGCAGGATTAGGCAATAATAAAATTCCAATGGAAAGTGCCTTTATTAATGCCGCACACGTTGGACCAATTGATGAGTGGCCAAACACTTTAGTATTGTCTGGAAATATCGCTTATATTGGAAGTCGTATTTTTAGTCAGGCAGGTTGGTCTAACTATATTATTGGTTCAAAACAAGCCCCATTAACGCAAGAAATTTACCAATTATATGTAGAAAATAATACCATTATTTGGAATGACAGACCTTCTGGAATTGATTATTATCTGCCAACAAAAATTACAATTTATGCTTCTAAGAATTTGGATGCAGCACAAGTTAAGGCAACATTTGAGTCTAAAGTTGGTTCATTTGAAACAAATTATCCAAGTGGCAACTTAGTAGAAGTCATTTAGTAAGGAGGAACTTGAATGACTAGATATGATTTATATCGCTATCTTGGTGTAAACGGGGTTATTGAAAGCCCCGTTTACATTGATGGAATTTATTGTATAAAATTATGTAAATTAGTTGCTTCGTCAGGGCATCTTCTTACTAATGGAATTGAACGTGTTTAGACAATTACAATTCCAGTAGCTGAAGCAGAAAACTGGAAAGAAGTAGAAGCATAATGGGCATAATTGTATAATAAAAATTAATGGTTTTTTATATCTTATAGGACTTGGCGGGGTTCTTATGAACCCCGCTTATTTTGGAGGTTAATATGGCACGAATAGATGTATTATCAAATAATGAAGTGCTGCTTAAAAATTTTCAAATTGCCGGTCAAGAAATTAGCAATATTGATGTTTATTTTCCGCGAAAAGGAAAATGGCAAATTTTTTTAGTAGCAGAAAGTAAAAATGGATTAACGGAAATTATTGAATTTATTGATGTCGGCAATTATTCCTATAAAGCATCTTTAGATTATCCAATTAGAATTAAAGATGAATCTGTATGCGGGCAGCTTCTTTGTATTGATTGTGAGACGCATACACATTTCTATACAGGAACATTTCATGCTGTATTAACAGCCGATAAATTTGAACTTGCTCGACAAACTTATTTAGTTAAAGAGTTTGGTTCAAAAATTGAAGGTTATTATAAATGTATTGTTCAATTAATGGAACAATTATTTAAAGAGAAAGGGGAAAAAGAATAATGCGAGTTTATTTAGATCCCAATAATGCCGAATTAAAGGCTAAATATGATTAGCTATTCGCGCAAATTGCAGCTGATACAAGTAAGACTGTTGTTGATTTGCCTACATATTTTGATGCTCTTGAAAATATTAAAACTGGCAGTCAGAAATATAAATATTTTAGAATCCCATTAGATGAGCCTTGTTTTACAATTAATATGTCAACAAGAGCGATTTCTGTTCCGAAAGATTTTGCCACCTATGGACTTGGCGTAAAAGGTGACACTCGTGCTGAAATTGTTTTCTTTGAAAGTGATCGTTTCTTTGATCAGGTTGATCTAAAATCAACAAATTGCTGGATTCAATGGGTTAATACTTCCACGCAAGCAAAAGGCAATAGCCAAAGTGTTTATATGGACGCTACGGAAGATAAATTGTTGTTCGGCTGGGTTATTACAGAAGCAATGACAAGCGGCGCAGGCAATATTGAATTTGCCGTGCGTTGGTTTACAACCGATGATAGTGGCAATGTTTCTTATAGTGTTAGCACGCAGAAGGCAACTTGCTCCATTAAGTCCTCTCTTGATTTAGATGTTAAAGATTTACAACCAGAATTAGATATTGAAAATATTTTGATAAATCGTCCAAAATATTCTGGTGTTATCAACTCTCTTGATGGTAGCGCGGCAGTTATTACAACGAATCTTACTGCTGGTGAATATAATTTGGCACGTCCAGAAGAAGATAATACAGAATTATGGGATGCTTATCAAGCGGCAGCCGATGATTTATCTGCGGACTTGGTAACTACAGATACATCTGGTAAGAAAGTTCATGACGGTGTATATAAATTTGAAGTTGCGGCAAAAACCCCAACAGAAGGCAGCGAGCTTAAATACCAGTGGTTTGATGGTAGTAAACAACTTAATGGAGAAATAAAAGCAGATTATATTGCTCATAAAGCCGGCAATTACTATGTAAAAATTGGATGCACTGAAAAAAATGGTGGAGCAGGAACTCGTTATATTAATAGTAATACTGTAACTATTCCTGCGGCGAAAGATATTAAATTTGGCGCAGATTATAATTTCCCAACTTTTGCTTGGTATTATTCCGAAGATGATAAAGCGAGTAAGAATATTACCTTTAATTGCGCTGTTGTTGATAAAGAGACTGGTAAATTACCGAATGGTAAAGTTACTTATACTTTCTCTAAACGTGATGAAAATGGTGGCGGTGAAAGTACAGTTATTGAAAATGGTAATATGGCAACATACAAATTTGATGAAGCATTTGAAGGTTATTTATCTTGCTCAGCTTAGAATAGAGTAAATAACACTGTCAGTGATAAGCTAACAGTAGATAATGAATGCTACATTAGAATGTATCCTATTCAATTGCCGCAACCAACTTTAGCACTTGGTGGAGATAATACTCAACTAATTGCCACTGTTGAAAGCACTGAACCAAAATGGGCAATTAGTATGAAACACAAGTCTGAATTTAAATATAGTTGGAGTGTTTCTAAGAACAATGAGCAACAGATGCCTGGACTTTTGACAGAAACTGGTAATATTGCTGATTTGACAAAACTACCAAAGCCATCTGTGGCAGGCACATAGATCCAGTATTCTATTAGTTGCAATGTTAAGCATATCGTTACTCCGCCAAAGGGTAGCGCAATGACTGAACAGGCTTCATTTGCCGCACTTAGTAATACTTTCTCTGTCCTTGTAGATGATAAGGGTAATATTACTCCAGCTTAATAAAGGAGGGCGTAATCAATGCCAGATAATAATAAATGGTTTGATACGCTAAAAAATCTGCAAGATACTATTACAGAAATTTTAAATATTCCAGACCCTGACGGGAACAGACATTATATTGATGTTGATTTGTCGAAGAGGGAAGTCAAACTTCCCTCTTCCTATTATGCAGATTTTTTAGATGTTTAGAATGACCACCTTGCCGCAGAAATTTGGTTTCGGATGGATAGATACTTTGAAGATGTAGATTTGTCTAAAACCACTTGTGTAATTGAGTATATTAATGCGGCAGGTGAAGGTCGTATTTGTCCAGTATTAAGTATTGATACAACTACTTTCAATGGACAATTAGGCGTTTGCTGGCAAGTTGGGCGAGAAGCCACTAAACAAGCTGGCAAAATTAAATTTGTTTTACATTTTTATAATATTGTATAGAATAGCAATGGTGATTTTGTTTATTCATATAGTTTAAGCACTCGCCCGTGTGAGGCGATGATTTTAAAAAGTCTTGATAAAACAGTTTCTTTAGATAAAGCATATGATTATTCTGCCGAAATTATGAATGAAATTTATGGCAGATTAAGTGCTGTTGAACAAAAAGCTGTTTTATGGAGAGATTTAGAAGATTAAGATTTGTTGGGAGGGCTGAAGATTGGCTCTTTTTAAAATTTTACAAGGCGTGGCAGAAAATTTGCCAAGTAAGAAAACTGAAGGTTATTGTTATGTAACTACAGATGAAGGCAAATTCTATATAGATATTACTGGGACAAAAAGAATTTGCTTAAATGCTGCAATAGCAGATAAAATTGCTCATTCATTATCTATTAATGGTAAGTCTTTTGATGGTTCTGAAGCAGTTGATGTTGGAATTATTGGATCAGCCTATGGTGGTTCTGGCTGTGCGACTTTAAATGCGTCAGCAGATGCGTTCATTGGCGCTCTTCCAACTGGATCTGATACTCCTATCGGCACAGATTATTATGTAAGTTAGGTCGTTGGTGGAGGTACTTCTTATTATCGAAGACCAATAAGTGCTTTATGGAACTATATGAAGGGTGAAAGCGATAAAGTATATCTTCCTTTGACAGGAGGTGCAATTACTGGTGCGCTTGCAGTAAATAAAGAATTATATAGTAATGCCGCGATCATTTCGAAAAGGAACAGTTGTCCACAATTTATACTTCAAAATGCAAATGGGGCACAATTAGGAACTTTTTATTCAACATCATCAAATGGAAGTTATGATAATGTAGCAATTGCTGTAAATAAGAATGGCTCTTCTATTGCTTACTTTACTTTTAAAAATGATGGAATTTTTATTGCACCAAGTGATATAATTTCTAATGGCGGAATATTAAAATCTTCCAAAGATAACCAGCCTTCTGTTGCTCTTACAAATGCAAATGGCACTTGGTTAGCAAATCTGGTCGCAGAAACGACTGATGGAAGTTATGGAAATGTATTGTTAACTGTTAACAATAGCGCAACAGAAAGTAAGTCATTCACTTTTAGTAATCAAGGCAACTTCTGTGCGCCGAATATGATTTATAGCTCATTGTTTGCTGTGCAATCAAACAATAATCCACAACTGATGCTACAAAATGCAAGTGGAGCACCTTTAGGAATGCTATATATGAACACTACTACAGGTGACTATTCAAGTGCTTACTTGCGTGTTTATTCTTCTACATCAGCTTATTCTACATTCAATTTCGGCAATGATGGCAAGCTATCTTGTGGCAGCCTTGCTTTAGCCACAGCTTTATCAATTTCTTCTGGTGGTACTGGTGCAACCACAGCAGCCGATGCTCTTATTAATTTAAATGGTAATGCAGCAAAAGGTTCAGCCACAGTTCCTGTTTACTGGACAGGCTCAGCTTGGGCAACTATTACCTCTTATAGTGGAAAAGCATCAACGGCAGGAACAGCCGATAAAGTAGCTAACGCTTTGTCAATTAATGGTAAAACATATAATGGTTCTGCCGCAATTGATGTCGGTGTAATTGGCGCTGCTTATGGTGGTTCTGGTAAAACAACATTGCAAGATTCTGCAAATACATATTTAGATGCTCTTCCAATTTGGGTTGCCGATCCAACGGATGATACTTATTTTATTAGACAGGATACTGCTGGAGCTTTGAGTTATGGTAAAGTAAAATTTAATACAGTATATAACTATATTAAAGGCAAAACTGATACGTTATATTTACCATTATCAGGTGGCACTTTAACTGGTTCAGTTACAGGAAAAACAAAAAGCGGTTCTTGGATTATTATGTCACACGATGGCGCTTTTAATATGAGTACTGCTCCAGCTGCTTCAAGCGCAGCCTCAGTCGTTACAGCAAAAACTTAGGATGGTAGCTGGGGTATTGGTACTTTAAATGGAGATAATAGTTTATATTTTGTATATGGCACTGACGCCAATTATAGCGCAGGCACAAATAAAACAGTTAATAATGTTCGTATTTCTAATGCTGGCGGAGTATATGGTGCTGTTTGGAATGACTATGCTGAATTTAGAGTTTCTGCGGAGCAAGTAATGCCAGGACAAGTTGTTTATTCAGACAATCGTGGAGAATTACATAAGACAACTGAACGGCTTCAAGCGTTTGAGGGCGTAGTTTCTGACACTTTTGGTTTTGCGATTGGTGAAACCGATAAGGCCAAAACGCCACTTGCTGTTGCTGGACGTATTCTTGTATATCCTGACGAAGATAGATATACTTTCCATGCTGGCGATGCTGTATGCACAGGTAAATTTGGCACGGTTTCTAAAATGACTCGTGAAGAAATTATTGCTTATCCAGATCGTATTGTTGGAATTGTATCAGAAATTCCAGAATATGAGACTTGGGGCAGCGGCGATGTGCCAGTTTATAATAGAATTTGGATTCGAGTAAAATAAAAAAATTCCAGAGTTATTGACTTGACTCTGGAATTTTTTTTTGATATAATATACATATCAGAAGAAAGGGTGTGACATATGGCAGACAGAATCTTGGCAGAACAATATAATGCCATAAAGACTAAAATTTGGTCTTTTTAGGACACTCTTGGATAGACCAGGTGGTCCACAGATTAGGCATCTGCTGGTTAGATAATGAGTGCATCTGGAATTAACAGTTTGGGTGCAAAAATTACAGAGCTGGCAGATTATGTAAATACAGGATGTAGCTCTCATTATACAACAAGAAATTAGGCGAGAGATTCATCTTATAATAATTCAATTAATGCCACTTATAATAGCGGCAAATATAGTGGATATAATAGTACATATAATAAAAATTAGAGTTCTTATGCTGGCAAGCCGTTAAACCCACAATCAGTTAAAGAAAGTCAAAATACTGGCTCAACCGGGAATGATGTGCATCCGAATGATACAAACTATTATCATTATACAGAAATTGGCGAAGGATGGACACTTGGTAATACATATAATGATGATTCAAATTGGGACACTGTGCGTTATGAATATGGATGTTATAGCAGAGATACTGCTCAATATTACGCTAGAGACACATCTGTAAAAGTTGCTTATAAATCTACATAGTATGATACCAGGTATACAAGCTATAGATCATCTCGAGATGCAGCTTATGACTATGCTAATTTTATGACTTATAATGCTGGTGATCATGCAGCCAATAAAGCTGGTTATAAGAATGCAAATTGGACAAGTTATAATACAACATATAAAGCAACAGATAGAGATGGTCATCATTCAACTTGGTTATCTGCGAATAAGATGTCGGATTATACAACCTACCATGCTACATAGCATTCTGGTGAAAAAGGTAGCCACTATATCACATTTAATTCATCTCAGTATGCTACTTATAATAGTGCTTTGTGTAATACTAAAAATGCACATTTACTATCTAATCATTCAACTTATGATAGCGCAGCATACGTATCCTATGATTATTCTTATAATGGAGCAAATCATGGTACATATAAAAGTGGTTATAAAAGCACGAATTTAGAATCGAACCATTCTACAAATTATGGTACAAGAAATACTACTTATAAAAGCGGCTACAAGAGCACTGCTAAAATTATGTATAAATCATCAACATAAGGAGGAAGATTAATGGCTTTTACTCAATTAGTAAAAGGGGAATTGATTAAATATCTTCCTCTTTCGGAAATGGACACAGAAATTTAGCGTTAGATTGATGCACACTGTCCAAGTCATTATATTACATATTATTATACTGATTATAGCACATATAAATCAGGTAATTATATTACATATAATAGCACTCATGATGCAACTTACAAATCAGGCAATTATACAACATATAAAACAACTCAATATAGCAGTTGGAATGGTGGTAATCGCAATACTGTAAATAAAAGTCGTGATACGGGATATAGAGCAACTAATGACACGACAGTATATGCATCTGCTAATGCAGGCTATAAATCAGCAGATTATAGTACTTATAATGGATCTAAATTTATTACATATAAAGGTGGATATTATACAGCTGATAATGAAACCTATGATGGATCGCATTTAACTTCATATAATGGTTCTTATAATACGCATTATAGCGGATATCACAGTAGTTATGATGCAACAAAAAATAGTTCATATAAGGGCACAGATAAATCTACTCATTATAATGGACAATACTCAACTGATTATGGCACAAATGATGCAGCAAAGTATGCTGGATATTTGTCTGGGCATAAGTCGACTTATTATGATTCTCGTAATGTAGTTTAGAATGCAACCTATAATGCTGGCTATAAAACTTCTAATAACGCCAGCAATAGATCTGCTTATCGTGGAACATATGATTCTGGGCAGAATTATTCTCAACATGCTACATATGATAGTAGTAAATATGGTGGATATTATTCAAGCCGTTGCGTGCAGTATGGAACATATCATGGGACGTATCATACTTCATACAAAGGCACATATTATAGTAGTAAAAAATAAATAAGAGGAGGAAAAGGAGTTTGGACTTTTTAGAAGAAAGTTTAAAAGAAATTGCCGGTATTTCTATTCATTTTTCAAGTGATTGCAATATGGCATGTAAATATTGTTATATTGAAAAAGATAAGAAATGTATGGCCTCTTATAATAGAGACATTAGATAGGCTCTTGAAGATGGATCATTTGCGGCGATTATTGAAGAAAAAATGAAAAACAATCGTGAACAAATTGAAGATTTAAGTCTTTGGGGCGCTGAACCTACAATTAATAGTAAATTATTTAAAAATTTTATTTATGAATTATTAGACTATTTCCCTAATGTTAATAGTTTAATGTTTTCTACAAATGCTTTATTAGGTGCGGAATTAATTTATAATGATTTTTTTATTCCGCTTTTAGAATATTCAGAAAAAAATAAGAGACGCCTTACGTTTAAACTTTAGCTAAGTCTGGATGGACCGCCTGAATTTAATGATGAGTCTCGCCATGAAGGAGCAACAGCGCACACTTTAGAAACGATGTATCTCATTCTTGATAAAATGCCTTCTCATTGCGACTATTTTACTCTTGAAATTTCAACAAAAGCCACACTTGATGTCTCGTATATGAGGAAAATGATTGATGGCGGTATTGAAAAATTCCAATGGTATTATGATTTTATTAATAATGTAACTGAAAAGGCGTTAGAAAAATGTAAAGATAAACCATCTATTATTTGTGCTATTGGCGGTCCGCCCACGTTGGTTGACCCTGGCTATCACACTGTAGATGATGGCAAAACTTTAGCTAAATGGATTTCTATGTTGCAATATGTCGATAGAAGTAAACATAAAGGATTATGCGGCCCATTATTTGTGCAACCTCTGATGGGAATTGAAAGTATTATTGGTTCCAATAATCCATTAGTAGATAGTATTAATTGCTATTCATGTAGCGCAAGCAAAAATAATATTTCAATAGACCATAATGGAGTATTGTATACTTGCAATAGATTGTGCAGAAATGCGGCGATGCCTATTGAATATTAGATAAAATCTTCAATGCAAAGCAATACAACGATGGGCAATATGCCAGATAAAAAGTGGTTAAAACATACTTGGGGTTCATTTAGTTTTCACGACAATGTAAAGGCAAGATTTTTATTTGCTCAAGCACAAATGATCACACTTGCCGCAGTCGGCCAAATTGAACCTATTTATATGCACGACGAAGATGCACAAAAAATGTTATATTTTTCACTTATTGGTTTAATGTGTCATATTGGCGCAGAAGAAGATTATACACAAAATGTTTATTTACTTCCTTTCAGTTATTATCGATATTTAGGTAATGGGGCACTTGAAGAGTTGATTAAGTATTATAAGTTAGAAGTATTAAGGGGGAATATGCGTCCATGGAAAATTGTAATGTAAATCAAAGTGGTATGGAGCAATACCAGGCAGAAAATCAAGCTGTGGGCGAATATATTCTTCAAAAGTATTTCTTTGATGATTTTAAAGTTGGGGCAAAAAATGAGTTTGGGAAAAATATGGAAATTATTGTTTCCCCTCGTTGTAATCTTGGTTGTAAGTATTGTTATGTTCATAGATACAGAAAAGAAATTTTTGATGAAAGTGTATTTGATGAAAAACTCACAATCGACCATTTAAAATTATTATTAAAATGGTTGGAAAAGAATGAATATGCGCCAAACATTGAGATTTTTTCTGGTGAATTATTAAGCCAAGAAGTTGGTTATCAAGTTCTTGAAACTTTATATGAACATTTTAAAAATACAAATCCAGAATTAAAACCAAAGGTTATTACAATCCCAACCAATTTTACTTTTGTTTGCTCAGAAGAAGCAACTAAACGAGTTGAAGATATACGAGAAAAATTGCGTAGTATTAATATCGAACTTGGGTTAAGCGCAAGTTTTGATGGTAAGTATATGGAAGAAAATCGTCCTTATATCCATGATTTGGATGTTGATCTTGGTGGTGGAGTAAGAGATGATAGCTATTATGAGAAATGTTTCCAATACGCAAAAGAAACTTGTACAGGTTTTCATCCAATGGTTTATAGTAAGAATATAAAAAATTGGATTAAAAATTTCGATTGGTTCCAAGAAAAAATGGCAGAATATGATATTCCTTGGGAAACAATTTATTTGTTACAAGTTAGAAATGAAGAGTGGAAACAAGAAGATGTATGGGAATTACAGAAATTTATTCGTCATCTTTATGCTTTTGTTTGGGAGAAGTGCGAACACAATCCCTATCAAATGGTAGATTTTATCCTAAAGGGTGGTGGCTTTAATCTTTTGGCTGAACCTTTTAGTAGCACAGGACGCGGATTAACTTGCGGCATTCAAAGCCAGTTTACTGTTAGACTTAGTGACTTAATGTTATATCCGTGTCACCGCACCGGCTATAAAGATTTCTATTTTGGGCAATTGGTAGAAGATGATGAAAAGATTTTAAAATTTAAAAACATTAATGCCGAATTATTGAGTGCTACCTATTTTGCACATAAAGAAGCGTTCCCATACTGCGCTAATTGCGCAATTAGACACTGCTGTGTCGGTACTTGTCTTGGTGCGCAATACGAAGCGACTCGTAATTTATTTGTACCAATTCCATCTGTTTGTATCGTAATGTATGCTGTTGTTGCAACGAGTATTGAATGCTTGTTAAAATATGACGCATATAACTATATTTTATCACAGATTGGTGAAGATAAAACCCTTGAACTTGAACGCATTAGAAAGGAAGTTTTTGCGAATTATGATTATGCAGATTAAAAATATGTCTTATGGAGACGCACGATATATTATTCTTAAATCTCTTGATACAAGAGATGAAATTGGGGTAATCCTATTAAACGATTATCCTCAACTTTTAAATACTATGGGCGAAGTTAGTAAAGTGATTGAATCCGCAATGAGTTGTGGAGATGGTGGTTTAGGCTCTGTCCAATACCCAGATTTTAGCACTGTGTATACATTAAAAGAGATTACAAATGCTATGCCATCTTATATGTTGAGAGATCTTAATTGTATGGCTTGGGAAGATTTCTTAAATGCTTGGCTATGTATGTGTGATAATTTCTGCGATATTATTAAAGATAAGGTTACGCAAGAGCCAGAAAATCGTCCTGAATTCGATGAATATTTACACGGTATTATTGACATTCAGCAAGGTCTTGGATCAGTAATAAGATTGATTACAGTTGGAGTATCTTATATTGACTTAATTAATGCTACATCATCTATTCTTGATGAAGTAAAAACTTGGAAAGATTCTCGACCAACTTCATTGCGTCTTTCAGAAGCATACTTACAAGCTCTTGATTTTTATAAAGAAAAGTGAGGAGACTTTTTATGCAGCTTATATTAAACAAGGACACGAATAATAAGATTGAGGTTTTATCTGTTAATTATGCTTATTTAAGAGATGGTGAAATCAATAAAACGATTTCAGTTTCTTTAAGTCCAGATAAAGCGAATTTGGCGATTACTTATTTACTTTCTCTTGTTGAGAATGGAACTCAAATTATTGATTTTCATTTAATTGGCAATTCTGATAATGTGCTTTATGATCATATCCCCGTTTCATTAAGCGTTTCTCAGATTAATGATAGAGCTGAGAATGCTAATCGCAATATTGAAGTTGAATTTAGTGAGATAAAATAAAAATAAGCCGCAAATGCGGCTTATTTTTTTTAGGATTGATTGTTATGATAATTAAAGTAAAATTAAGTCGTTCAGAAAATATTAATTATTATCATAAAAATCTAATTGAAATTGATATTGAAGAATATTTAAAAGGAGTTGTTCCATCAGAAATTGGTAATGCGCCCTTAGAAGCTGGGAAAGCGCAAGCAATAGCTGCTAGAACTTTTGCTTTAAATAAGTATAAAAGACAAGGCTATATTACAGATAAAAGTAGTATAGATTAGGCATTTAGAGCTTCACGTTTTTCTGCCGCTTATGACAAAGCACATCAAGCTGTTTCTGATACAGAAGGGCAAGTTCTATTTTATAAAAATTCTTTAATCACAAATGCTAATTATGCTGCAACAAATGGCGGTCGCACGTATTCATCAAAAGAAGTATGGGGAGGGGATAGACCATACTTAATTGCGCGCGATGACCCATGGGACCGGGCCGCTTCCCAAGGCAAAAAGAACGGCCACGGAGTTGGTATGAGCCAAGCTGGCGCCAAATACGCTGCGTCTATTGGTAAAACTTATATTGAGATTTTAAATTTTTATTATCCAGGTACTGACATCCGTAACAACTATGGTGAGAACACCTCGACTCTTAATGGAGGAAAGAAAACTATGGGACTTACGAATATTGATTTTGTTAATTTTTTAAAGTAGATGGTTGGACAGCCATATTGGTATGGAACTTGTGTATATAATTGCACAGCTTCTGTATTAAAATCTAAATCTAGACAATATCCAAGCCATTACACTTCAAGCCGTATGGCGAAGTATAATAAAGCAATAGCGAATAAATGTGTATGTGCTGATTGCGTTGGGCTGGGCAAAGGTTTTGTTTGGACAAACGGTGGCGTTGGTGTTATTGAAGCTATTGGAACTGGTAAAAAAATTGTTAGTAAATATGGTTCCAACGGATGTCCTGACAGAAGTGCAAATGGAATGTTTACATATGCTAAAAGTAAAAAGAAAAATTACGGTCCAATTAATACAATTCCTGAAATTCCTGGCCTTGCTGTTCGTAAAGATGGACATGTTGGATATTATATTGGCAATGGAGAAGTTGTTGAAGCCTATGGCTTTGCAAAAGGAATTATTATTACCAAATTGAAAGATAGACCTTGGACTGACTGGTATGAGTTTCCAGGTGTAGAATATGTTTCAGGTTCTGTGCAAAAACCAGATACTGATTCTAATGATTCATTGAAAGAATATAAATTTGGATCTCGAACTTTAAGAAAAGGTTATTCTGGGACTGATGTTAAAGAACTACAAGAATTATTGTGCGAGTTAGATTATAAAGCTCCAACAGATGGATATTATTAGGATGAAACCATCAATGCAGTAAAACTTTTTTAGAAAGATAATGATTTAAAAGTAGATGGCTTAGCTGGTAAGAAAACTTTTGCAGCTTTAATTGCGGCGCAAGGAAAAGATAAGCCAGAAGAAACAAAACCAGCGGAAGGAAAAGATTTTACAAATTATCCAATGCTTAAAAAAAGAATGATTAATGATTATGTAAAAGAATTATAGACCATTCTTGTTGCTCTTGGCTACGATGTTGGTAAAACTGGAATTGATGGTAATTTTGGTTCTAAGACCCAACAAGCTGTAAGAAATTTTTAGAAAGATAAAAATTTGAAAGTAGATGGTATCGTTGGTAAAGCGACGTGGAAGGCTCTCGGAGCAGCAACAGTATAATGAAGAAGACTTGCCGCGATTGGCATATCCATATATTCAAGATGCAATGCGCGCAGATAGCAGTCGCGGCACTTCTTTTAGTAAATTACTGTGTATTGTAATTATGGCTATAACTATTTTGGTTGTAATTTTTACAATTATTTTAATGGTTATGACTAATGATTTATCGCCATTAGAGTATTTAATTCCATCAGTCTTTGTTGAAGCATCTGTAATTTCAGGTTTTTATTCTTATAAAGCAAAAACTGAAAATAAAATTAAACTTGAAACTCGTCGTTTAATTTTAGAAAAAGTGCTTAATGGCGAAATATAGGAGGATTATGACGATGTTGAAGAAGATAATGGATTGGATTCATAATTTGCTCGTTAAAAAAGAGCCAGAAGTATTTTGGACTTCTGAAGAATTTATTTTAACAGAAAGTGAGGATAATCCACATGGTAACTCTTAAAAAAGGCTCAAAAAATGAATATGTCAAAGCTCTACAATATATTTTAGAAATTGATGCTGATGGTATTTTTGGTAAAAATACTGAGCAAGCTATTCGAGCATATCAAAAAAGTAAAGAATTAATAGCGGATGGTATTGTTGGAAAAAATACTTATGCTGCAATTGTAAAAGATGCCCCTACACTTAAAGTTGGTTCCTCTGGTAAATGGGTTAATGTTTTAGAATGTTTACTATAGACTATGGCTCAAGATGGTATATTTAAAGTTGACGAAAAAGCTCATGTCAAAACCTTTTAGACAACCGCAAATCTTGTTGCTGACGGAATCATAGGACAAAAAACGTGGGCGGCATTGTTTGGTTTATCTGGAACAGCTTCTGCTAGCAATAGCTCTAATTCAGTTAGCAGTGGAGGCACAAATACTAAACAGCCAGTAAATTACAAACAATATGATTCTAAATGGAAAAAAGTTGTTTTCACAAAAAATAATACATATAATAAAACACAAAATATTGGTAATTCTGGTTGTGGCCCAACTGCAATGGCGGATATTGTAGCTACATGGTGGGATAAAAAAATAACACCAGTTGAAATGTGTGCTTTAGCAGTTGATGCTGGATTCCGCACAGAAAACAATGGCACTTCTTGGAGCTTCTTTAAATATGTTGCTAAAAAATATAAAGCATCAAATTTTGTTTAGACAAGCTCATATGCAACAGCGGAGAAGGCTATTAAAAATGGCGCCTATGTTGTTTGTTCTGTTGGTCCAGGAGTATGGACAAAGCATGGTCATTACATCTGTTGGTGGAAAGTTGACGATACCTATGTTTATATTTGTGACCCAGGTGGAAGTTCTGCGGCCCGCGCAAAATCAAAAAAATCTAACCTAAGATCACAAGCAAAACAATATTTTATTTTTTATAAATAAGGGAGTATGATTTATGGACTGGACTGAAATTTTACAAAATCTTTTTGTGGTTGTAATTATTCCTCTATTGGGGCTTATTACAAAGTATATGGTTCAATTTTTTGCTGTTAAAAATGAAGAACTTAAAGAAAAGACAGATAATGAAATTTTTAAGAAGTATTTTGATATGTTGAATAAGACGGTTACAAATTGTGTTATTGCGACAAATCAAACTTATGTTGATGCGCTAAAAGACAAAAACGCCTTTACTGAAGAAGCTCAAAAAGAAGCACTTCAAAAGACATATAGCGCTATTATGGCAATTTTATCTGAAGATGCAAAAGATTATTTATCAAACGCAACTGGTGATTTACAGAGTTATATTATGAATTTAATAGAGGCTCAAGTAAAAGAAAATAAGACCCCGGCTAAATGACGCCGTTGGGCAAATGTGGATAATTTCTTTACCCTCTTCTATATATAAAGTGGAGGGTAAAGAAAGTTCAATATTTCAGCAAAGGAGAGACAAATATGATTCCAAATTACGGAATGTATCCTCAACAATAGCAACGGTTAAATTATTTGGAATCGCAGATGGCGACGTAGCAAAATTTGTTACGCGGTCGTCCCGTTGCTTCACTTGATGAGGTACGCGCAATACCAATTGATTTTGATGGTACGACATTCTATTTTCCTGATGTTTCAAATAATCGAATTTATACAAAACAAATCGGGCTAAATGGTCAGGCAGTTTTTAGAATGTATGAATTAACAGACTTACCATCAACACCTCAACCGACGAGCACTTAGGATTTTGTGAGTAAAGAAGAATTTAATTAGGCGATTAATGACCTTAGTGCTCAATTAACTTAGATTAAACAAGGAGGAGGAACTGCAAATGACAAACAACAACAACCCACTAAGCCTATTTTCTAATAATCCACTATTCGCAAGGGCCCAGCAAATGGCGGAAGGCAAAACACCTGAAGAATTACAACAAATAGCACTAAATATCTGCAAAGAAAAAGGTTTAGACATGAATCAAATGCTTCAACAATTTAAGCAGTTTCAATCCATGTTTAATAAATAAATAATCTAAAATAAAGCAAAGGGGAAATCAAAATGGCACTTGAAAACGGCGGATTTAGCTTAGCAGACGCAATGGCAATGACAAATGGCAATAATAATGGTTTTGGTGGAGCAGGAGGAACCTGGATTTGGGTTTTCTTCTTGTTCTTCTTACTCGCCTGGGGCGGTGGCGGATTCTTTGGTGGCAACAACAACGCTGTGGAAGGAGCGTTGACAAGAGCCGAATTATATCAAGGACTCGGCCAGCAAGATGTTTTCCGCAATCAGAGCGAAATCGCTTCTGAACTTCGTGCTTTTGAGCGCGATGCGGCAAACAACTGGGGTTCTGTGAAATATGATAATTTACAGAATCTTACTAATCTACAATCGGCCATGACCAATGGTTTCTATGGTCTTGGCACACAGCTGAATGAAAATCGTTTCGCTCAGCAAGAGTGCTGCTGCACCACTAACCGCAATATTGATGCAGTGCGCTATGAAAATGCAAAAAATACTTGCGATATTATTACTGCTTAGAATGAAAATACACAACGCATTTTAGACGCTATGATGCAGAATCAAATTCAGACTCTTAGAGATGAACTTTCTACTACCCGCTCTGCATTGTCTAACAACTTACAAACGCAAAATATCTTGGGTGCTTTACAGCCTGTTCCACGTCCAGCCTATGTAACTTCTTCACCATATGCGGCGACGAATAATTATTGTGGATGCGGAGTCTAAGAGAGGAGGCTAACGTAATGTTATATACCTACTCTCTTGACAGTCAAACTGTAAATGCTAATAGCGATGTTGTTTTAAATACAAATGGTGTTAAATGTTCTTGCGATGGAATTACTCATATTGCTGGAACTCCGACGATTACAATTAATAAAGCTGGTACATATATTATATCAGTAAATTTAGATGCTACATCAGCCACGACTGGAACGTCACAATTTTCTTTATATAATAATGGAACCGCTGTTAAAGGCGCATTGGCTACGACAACCGTAGCAACAGCGAATAATATTGATAATTATAGCTTTACCGCGGCAATTAGAGTTCTTCCCTCTTGCCCAGCAATCAATAACATTGCGCAATTAACAGTAGTAAATACAGGAGCAAATGCGGCGATTGTTTCTAACGCCGCTGTAACAGTTAAACCTGTATGACCCATTTAGTAAAAATTGGTGAACATCTATTGGCTGGTGTTATGTTCCACACTGAAATGGCAGATCTCTTTCATTTTTTAGGATTGAAAGGATTTTATAAATGGCAAAAATGTCAAATGTGCGAAGAAGCCGAACATTTACAAAATTTTAAATGTCACATATTGAAATATCATCATATGCTAATTAATTTACAAAATGTCCAATATGCAGAGAATCTAATTCCAAATGAGTGGTATTCTCGTTCCGCGCTCGAAGTATCTCAAACTGATGTTACGAATACATTAAAAATGGCATTAGACAAATACATTAAATGGGAAGAAGAAACAAAAAAAGCATTATATACAGAATGGGCAGAAATAGAACAAATTAGCGATAAAGAAGAAATCGAAGAACTAATTGAAGATGTTGAATGCGAATTAGCGATGGTTGAAGCATTAAGACAAAAAATTCAAATAACAAGTTTTAGTCCAATATTTATTCAAACATTACAAAAAGAATTCTGCGAAATGTACAAATAAAAAAAATGGGGCGTCCTTTTACGGACGCCCCATTTTTTTTATTCATTTGAGCCTTCAAGTTCTTCATTGTCATTAAGCGATTGTACAATATTTAATTCACGAATTTTTGATACCCAAATATCAGCATGACCATTACCGCCAAGTGTTTTATAAGTAGAATATCGTTCATTATAATCAGTTAATTGATCAATGGTAATCTTACCACGTCTTAAATAAGACTTTCCATCAATGATTAAGCCTCTTAATTGCTATTGCAGCATCGCCGTTCGTATGCCTTTTGTATTTTCATCAATTTTTTCGATTACATCTTTTTGTAAAAAGTCAATTCGCTTAGATAATAATTGTGTTTCATTTTTTAAATTATCTATTTGCTATTGAATTGCCTAAGCGTGATTGTCCCATTCAGTTTGATCTGCCACTTCTTGTCCTTTTTTAAGTTTGTTCCGTAGAGGTATAAAAATTGCAGAAAATAATCCTGCACATAAAAAAGGAATGAACCATTTAAGAAAATAATCAAAAACTTGTTGTTCAAATGGCATAAAAATTCCTCCCTTCACAAATTATTTCAATTCTATGAAAGAAGGATTATTGAGAACAGCCCATTAATCAAAAACAATTTCTTCTGGTTCTAAATGTATATAACCCCAGCCAATACAAATTGCATCAGATTCATCTTGTGTGCATTTTTTATTATATGTATTTAACACCCACTATTGAGCAATTTTTTTCTAAGCATCACGATTTGGACTTTGCCCCTTTAAAAAATTACATGCTTTGCGCCATTCATTTGGATAAACAAGAGTGAATGGAATACTCATTTCATTACATAGTTCCATAATTGCACCTTGAACCCAAGCTAATTTCTAAAAAGTCGCAACGTTTAATAATGGTTTATCCTTATTTTTCATTTCCAGCTGAATATTTTCAATCACTACGAAGTCTATATCTTCTGCTTCTATTTTCTCTTGAATTTCCTAACAAAGACCATGGATACGTATAGAAATATCTTCTGCGGTATGCGTCCAATGTCCAAAACTTTCTAACTAATCTCCATAAAAAATAGCCCAGCCAGACACACGCGTGCTCTGATCTAAGGCTAAAATTTTTCTTTTACTTGCCACTTGTAGAACCAAAGCCACCTTCGCGAGTTGCTGTCACTTTGTCTTCGTTAGCACAAGTATTATATGGAAGAAGAATGCCCTATCCAAAGCAATCTCCCTTTTTAATCAAAATCGGAAATGGAGAAAAGTTGATTAGTTGAAAATAAATATGTCCTTCATTGTCTGGATTGTTATAGTAATCGGCATCAATAATACCAACACCATTTGCTAAAACAAGCCAATCCTTTAGTGGCAAAGAGCTGCGCACACTTAACTGTAGATAGATATCTTCTGGCATTTTACATTTAATACCAGTAGGAACAAGAGTTGGTTTAAATTTATACTTTTTTGTTAAAGTGGCAAAATCCGCAAGAGAGATCGGATTAAATGCCTTATCTACGTCTTCAATTGTCTTAAAGCGTTCCTTGTCTGAAATTTCTTCTTGAATAAGACTATTTTGAAAATCAGACAACATAATATCATAAGCTGGAACGATAGTATCTTCCGCGGCATAAAAATCATAACCTGCAGACGCTGCGGTCTTGCGATTAGGGATTTTTACATCATTATCCTCTTGATATTTTGTAATTCTTTCAAAACCTGCTTCAATTTTCATCCAAATGTATAGGCGATATTCACTACGCTCGCCGGCTCCTTTTCCACATTAATCTTCTTTTTCATTTTTACTACTTGATATTCTTCTTCAGTTTTCTTATTAAATTTAGTAGTATATTGAAAAGATTCAAGTTCATACTCAGACTGGTCATTTGCTTCATCGCGCATTTCAAGCGCTTCATTTACAGTATCAACTCGATAAGTTTCAACCACGTTCAGCAAATATTTCATTATTTACATACCATCCTTATATATTTATTATAATTATATTCATTAGCTAAAATTTCATTTATTTTTTGTTCTACGATAGGCGCTGAATAGGAAGGATTATTAGTTTGAATACAATCTACGTTATGTTGAGAAGCATAATGAGCGAGGGTATTAATAAGTTCTACATTATCTTTCGCACGAATATTTATTTGTGCTATAATTTGGTCGTTATCTGCTAATACAGCTTTACCACATAACGAACCTGCGTAAGTTTCAAAATATAAAGTCAAACTTCAACAACTCCTTGCCCATATGGGAATAAATAAAAACAATGCGGCAATTCATCCTTTTCCTGCTGCCAACCCCAAATGGCAATTACGCCATTCGTGTCAGTCTCAATTGCTTTGATATTGCCAATATATTTCATAGCTAAATCTAATACTTCTTTAGCGAGCTTTGTGAATGAGCCGAAAGTTGTTGTACATTGATGAAATACCGTATAATAATTTAATTCATTGCATAAAAGCATAAAATATTTATCTGGATTTTCTTCAAACCATTTTTCAAGATATGGCACTTTCGCTTCAATATCTTCAATTGTAAAATCTGGCTGTTTTGCCATCAACATGCGATTACATTCATATAAAGACATTTCTGCTAATTTTTCATCTTTATGCTCTTGTTTATACTTTTCAAACGCTTCACGCTACTCTTTTGAAAAAGTTTTTTCAAGATTATTAAATTCATCTTGTTCCATAAAAATAGCTTTATCTGTACGTTTCATATCATCCCTCTTTTCTATATAAATAATATCATAAATTTTTTTAATTGTCAATATTTCTCATATCAATAATTCTTTGATTTGAACTGCCTCGCATTGGTAGCGTAACATCTCTAAGTTCTTGTTTATATGGGCCGTCAATCAAAAAATCAATAGATGAAAGAATGGCGGTTAAATGATTTGAAGTCATTGTTTTTAATTCTTCATATGTATATCCAGTCCATACATAAATTGGAGTAAATGGACTTTTCTGTTTAACCGTATCAATAATCAATCGCGTTAAAAATTGATTCTCTGGGCACAATGGTTCTCCACCCATAATACAAAGGGAATGATTAATCCCATGAGCGTGAAGCCCAGTTACGATAGAATCTAACACTTCTGGTGTAAATTCTTTGCCTCCATTGAAATCCCAAGTCTAAGGATTATGACACCCAGGGCAGTGATTGGGGCAACCCTGGGTGTAAAATGAAAGACTAATTCCTGGCGCTGCGGCAACATCGTTATATATAATACCTGCATATTTCATAATTAATCCTCCATTAATCCTGTATGTTTAACTCGCATATCTGTTTCTTGAATTTTGCCTTTATTAAAAGCAGTTTTATAGTTACCAGTTAAATAACCAGTTACACGTCTTAATTGCTGAATATGCGGACTGCCACATTCTGGACAATGATTGTTAAATTCTCCAGTATAGCCACAATCAAGGCAAGTATCATTCGGCACATTAATGGCAAAGTAAGGAATATCTTTATTCATAGCATATATAACAATTTCTTCCATAGCATCCAAATTATTTTCCATACCTGCGTCCAATTCAACATAAGTAATACATCCAGCGGAGCTATATCCAGTTAATTGAGCTTCTATGTCAATTTTCTTTAACATATCAACTTTTTCCCAAACTGGAACGTGAATGCTATTTGTAAAATACTCTTTATCAGAAACTTTTGGAATAATCCCATATTTATCTTTAAATTTCTTCATTGACGTATAGCAAAGATTTTCAGCCACTTCTACCTTCGGTTTCCCGATATTTTTAAGAGGGTTAGACTATATTATCATCTTATTATTCTGTTACCAAATAATAAGAGCCTTGTCTTTCGGCTATTGCCTACTCTACTCATTTATTCATTATAGTATTTCTCTATAACTATATTTTCGATAGTCGTTAGAGAACAAAACCCTTGGACTCATATTCAGATAAATACCTAAAATAGTAACCGCATCTTGGTTTAGTCTTTAAATTATGATTACACTAATTTAAAATAGTTGTTTTTGTTACTTGCAACATTCGAGATGCTTCTCCGATAGACCCATGCTTATTTAACAAATTTCCTTGTAAATCAAAACTACACACATGAATAGACTGAGAGTCTTTCCAACTCTTATCATTAATTTGTAGGTTATCATTGAATGCTTGCTAAGTATTTTCTTTTACGGTTCCCCATTTTAAATTATTTATATTACAATTTTTTTTATCATTATCTAAGTGCAATACAATAGGTAAATTATCTGGATTTGGCAAATATGCTTCTGCAACTAAGATATGCACTCTTCGTTGTCGCTATCCATTAATATAAGTAATTCCACAATACAAATATCCATTATTTTTATTAGGAAAAACAGATTTATGATAAAACATATTATTGCCATAATCTTTATATATATTTCCGGTTGGAGTGATATAATCTGTGTTACTTCCTTTAATTAATCGCATCTCTTCTTTTATATCGTTGCGATTAATTAATCTCTCTGTCATTTTTCTTCGTGCCATAATAAAACCTCACTTTCTTGTTCTATTATAACATAAATTTTTATGAAACACAAATTTTCACTTCTGTCCAATAGATTTTATCCTACGGGATTACCATGCCCATGAGGGTTTAGGCTTTCTTACCATCTTATTACGATTGCCCGTTTAACAAGGTTATTTTTTCATACAATTACTTGTACGACGCCCAATTCAATCTTAGGCGTATAATATACACCAAAATTTAATTTATACTGTTCTTTAAATTCACTTGCTTTTGTTTTAAATAGAGACTCAATTCTTTTAGCTAAAATCATTCCTTCTTCTGTTGTTTGATTACAATTAATTAGAATTTGAAGTGCTTCAGCTAGTCCCAATTGCCCGATCGCTAATGTGCCGTGTTTTAAAGCGCTAATGATGCCTTCTTCTGGGATATAACCAGCCATTAATCCATTTTCATACATAAATCTTGCAGATTCTGGATTTTGAGAACAAATATAATTAAAACGTTCTAACAACATATCTTTAGCATCATCAATAGCTTTATTTAAAATTTTCATAAAAGTATCAATATAGCCAGGAGTTTCGTCAACAGGAAATAAGAAGTCAATTCCTTCTTTTGCTTCCATGGCGAGAGTAGGAAGAATGATCGTCACTGGACAAATATTACCACGGCCATCTTTCTGCTGGCCAAGACCATTTATATCCCAACCATTTGCCGTGCGGCACCCCATCGTGCTGAAATAAGTATCGGGTCGGCTGGGATCATATCCAATATTACCAGACCAGTCAATATTAGCATAATTTGGATATAATCTTTTTGCGGTTGATTTTAAAGCAAGTCTAAATAAATCATAATTTGGATCACCAGGTCGTTTATTAATTCCTTCTCCAATTTGGAAGATACCGCAAGGGAAAATTGGTGTTCTATGATGCTTACCAATGCCTTTTAATGAGCCTTCGAGCAAAGCCTTGATAACCATTCTACCTTCTGGTAAAGTGCAAGTGCCATAATTAATAGAAGTAAAAGGTAATTGATTACCAGAACGTGATTGTAAAGTATTAAGATTATGGTACATACCTTCAACAGCTTGTTGAAGTTCACGTTCTGTCATTTCCATTGAGTAATCATATGCACTTTTATAAATTTTATATTCTCCATCTTGAATTCCAGCGGTCATTGGAATATGTTGAAATAATTCTTCGTCATTTATATTTTCAATATATTTTAAACCATCAATATAATGTTTTCTAAAACTTTTTCTTACATAAGGAACCATCGTCCAATCAAGATGCGTCGCACTTACTCCACCAAATTGTTGAAGTGATTGAAGTTGAAAAATTACAGCTAAAAGCTGAAAAGCAGTATTAATACTATTGGCAGGACGAATATCAGTTTGTCTTGTATTAAATCCATCCGCCAGCAAATGATCAAAAGGAATAGATAGACAATTATGTGAGCCAACTGCATAATCACTTAAATCATGGATATAAATTCTATTATTTTCATGATTGCGACGAGCCATATCTGACACAATATTGTCAAGTGCATATTTCTTCATTAAAATACTATCGGCCTCGCCTTTGCGACCACCAAAAGAATGTTCATCAACATTGGCATTTTGATTCTCAATATTCGCGCCATTGAGCTTTTCTCCTATTGCTTTCATAAAAGTATCGCTCGCCGATCTGGCAATTTGTCTTTTATAGCGATAACGAATATAAGCACGAGCAACATCAGGTCTTTCTGAGCGCATTAGATATTCTTCTACTTTATCTTGAATCTATTCAATTGAAATAATATCTTTATCTGAACAATATCTTTCAATATCTACGGCAATATCAGTAATTGTATCTGTTTCATACAAACAACCATCAACATCTAAAAATGCTTTACTAATTGCAGAAATAATTTTATTTTTATCAAATGGTACATAATCGCCGTTTCTTTTCAACACCGTAGTCATTTAAATTCCTCCTTAGACGAGTGTATATAATATATAATTTTTCAGAAATTATATTTTAATAGTTTTGTCCAAGTTTTGTATTGGCGATTTCTTCCCCACAAGTTCTGGTATAAGAGATATAAGTTGGTTAAATTGATCTTTAGTGTCGTTACTAAGACAATACACCAATGGCAAATTTCCTTTATCAAGTTCCCAAAAATCAGCTTCATCTGTGCTATACCGTCTAATAATTTCTTTTACACTTGGATTTTGTTCTCTATTAAGCTGTCGCAGTAATCTTTCTTTATCATTACATTTAATATAAAATCCAATAACACAAATGTCTTTAATCGGAAATTGCGTCAAACAATCATAGCCTTCTGGATTAAAAACACCGATATTAATTCCATCAATAAGACTTGATTTCATTGTCCCATAATGCCAACCATTAAATTCTGTGGCCTCTAACATATCTCCATTTAATACCTTTTGAATAAAATCTTCGTGTGATAGAAAGTGATAATCTTGTCCATTTCTTTCATTTTCTCTTATTGGTCGAGTAGTGCAACTAATAATTTTATGATATTCTGGGTGTTCGGCGCAAATTTTATTGAGCAAAGTATCTTTTCCTGCCCCAGCCTTTCCCATTAAAGCAATTATAATTTTCATTTTAAATCCTCACAATGCGGTTCATATATTTTACAAAAATAGCGCGGTATGCCTGCACTATGTATAAACTTTTGTTTAGCAAGGCACTCCCACCAATCACTTTCGTTAATACAGCGATGTCGTGCATATACACAATAAAGACATTTTGGGTGGCGTTCTCGCCACGCCAAAACGTCATTGACTTTCATTAAATCATTCGTCATCTTCTTGTTCGCCCTTTGCTCGTTCATACTGTAAAGTCAAACTTCCATCATCTTTGATTTCAGTAATACGATATAATTGATGTCCCTGCGTTGAAGCATACTTCTTTGGAATAAAATCATCACCACGACGCATACCAGTTATAATTAACATATTACCTCTATTGAACCAGCTTTTTTCAATAACGTGTTTTGCTCCATCTTCACCACGAGCAGAAATTTGCTTATCGAATAAAGCGAAATATTCTTTTCTAAACCAAACATGAACAACTCCATCAGTGGTTAAAAGACTAATATCGCCTTTTGTTTTATTCTTTGCAATAACAGTACCACAAATATGAGTTAATTTATAAATTGGAATAATTACACCTTTTCTATGAATAACAGTATCAACAATAGGCTCTTCTGGAAGTTTATTGAAATCACTTAATCCATAACGAATTTTATTCACATTTTTAAGCTCATGGTCATGATAATAATAACACATTACTTCCATTTCCCAAGCTGAATATGTTCCTTTGGCATATTTTTGCCAATCATCGGCAAAAATCATTTTATTTAGCTGATAGAGCATTTCTTGTTGATTTTCTTTAATATAATCACGAATCTTGTCCATAACCTTTTGATAAACCTTATCCCATGCCTTTTTATTCAGCCAGTAACAATTATCGTGCATATTAATCGGTGCATCACAAAAATTAGCTTCAAGAAAACGCATAGCTCGTTCATCAAGACAAAACTCTAACGTATCTGTTTTACCGCAAATATCTTTTAAATATCTATTAAATTCAAAAACAGAACGCTCTTTTTTTAGAGTATCAGGAATAAGATTACGTTTTAAAAGAGTTGACATATTTTGCAGATTCAAACGAACTTTTTTGTCACAAGTTTTCCAAATATATTGAGCCATAATTTTTTTACGCTCATCAAAAGTATCAAAAGCTCCACTTTTAATCAATGAAATAATCGCTTGTTTATTTGCTGGCACTTTTAGCAAAAAATCTGCAAAATTGACATATGGACGATTTTTACAAATCATATCAATTACATCATCGCCGACATTCAAAAGTCCTTTTAGTCCGAAGAAAATTTCACCAGAATCTGCTTTAGGTTTAAACCCATATTCAGAAATATTAATATCAACTGGTTTAATTATAATCCCTCGGCTTGTAATGTCACCAATTGCTTTTGCTATTTTACCATAATTTGTAGTTCCATCCATTTCTGGATCTGTCGCACCACTATTTACAATAAGACAAGCGGTATTCCAATACACTGGATTAAATCGTGTGCCTAAGATAAGAGTCTGAATACCAACAAAAGAATATGGAAGTGAATGGTTCAAACTAAAAGCATAACCCAATTGTGGTGCGATTGCTAATTCCCAAACATAATCAGCATATTCTTTTTCCATCGTTCTGTAGAAATGCTCTCTTAATTCTGGAATCCGTTTCATTTGTTTTTTAGCAACGATTTTACGTGCATCATTTGCTTCGGCAAGAGTAAATGAAGAAATATTTTTATCCATAAGAATCATCATCATTTGCTCTTGAATCGGAACGCATCCATAATATTCATCACAATATTTATGAAGAGCTTGAATCATATGTTCAGGCAACTTATGTTGGCGCATTTCATCATCAAAAATTTTAATACCACCATTTTTAATACGATAGTATCTATCTTGCTGACTTTCTACTCCTGGCTCAGACATCAAACGAATCATAGCGTTCGCCGCAGTCATTTCAATAGGATTTTTAGGCTGAAGTTTTTTAGCCATTGCTAATCCAACACCAGTGCCGAATTGAAAAACGTCCAAAACAGAACCATTCGCAAGAGCTTGCCAAATATCTGACGTATCTGTATCAATTATTTCTGGATGGAGATATTTGTTATAGATATTTCTTAAAGAATCGGTCGGAATAACAGAATCATCTTCCATTAATTTTAATGTTTCAATAATTTTGTCTGAAACTTCTGTTACAAGAAAATCATATTTCGTATCTCCGGCGGCTTCTGCCATATGAAGATCATAAGCTGTTACCAAATCTCCAGAAGGTGCTTTCATAATCGCCGCAGTATCATAAATATGATTTACATCATATAACATAACACCAGAAGCATGAATACCACGTTGCTTAATAAGACCTTCAATATTCTCGATAATACTCAAAAGACCATCATATTGATTAACTTCTTTTATAAATTCTTTAACTGGCGCTCGACCAAGCTCTTCATTTCCATATACAACATCATGAATAGACCAAAGAAAACCACGCTGTTGAGGAATCAAAGAGCTAATATACAACGCAATGTCAACATCAATGCCATTTGGATATAGTTCAATTCCATTCTCATCTTGATGTCGATATCCACGACAAGCAGTTTGAATTGCACTTTTGGTGCCTTCTGTGCCAAAAGTTACGACCTGAACTAAGCCAAGTTCTCCACGCTCTTGTCTAATCGCATTGAAAATTGCGGGTCTTTTTGAGGGCGCCAAATCAATATCAATATCAGGCAATTCTGCACGCTCTTTATTCAAAAATCTGAACCAAGGGAGTTTCCAACGAATTGGATCAAGCTGAGTAATACCCAAAAGATAATTGCTTAAAAAGCCGGTGGCTGAACCACGACCTGGGCCAACGATACTGCCGCACTCCCAGAACAAATCAATATAGTGTTTAAAAGTATTGAAATATGCGAACAGACAAGTCCCAAGTTTATTACCGATAAAATCAATTACATCCGCTTCTGTTTCAAGGCGCGCAACATATTCATCATTATCTATTAACTTTTTTTCAATAAGCGCTTTCCAGCACTCATTCACCCAATATCTCTCTTGATTATTAGAAGAGCTAAATAGTTTAGTTAGTGTTGGATACTTTTCAATACCAGCTTGAATATAAGCAGGATATTCAGGTAAATTAACAGTAGGAATATGTTGATTTTGAGCCAATGAATAATATGTAATTTGCTGACGAACATATTCAGTATTTTCTAAAATTACATCAACAAAATCTTTTTCTAGATTCTTAATGTAGCATCTTGCATCACCAATTTTTTCTTCATATGGAAAAGAGTAATGAAGCAATTCCTTTACTTCTTTTTCATCCATCAATCTGGCGAATTCATAGAAAGCGTCAACTTCACGTTCGCCATCTTTTGAATTCAAATAAGCCTTATGCGCGAATCTTGTTTCTTTACTAAGATAATGACTATCTGTTGCCACAACAAGTTTAAGATTATATTCTTTACTAATTGCAGCAAGAAGTCTATTCACAAGAATCTGATCACTTGCAGTAGATGGCGCACATTCAATAAAAAAGTTATCTTGTCCAAAAGTATTTATACAAAATGTAATAAAATCATTAATTTTTTCATCTACTTCATTTGTGTTCAAATTTGCCATCTTTAAACTGTTACGAGCCAGCAATAATTTTGGCAATTCTCCACCAATACAGGCTGTCGTTGCTATTAGGTGCCCCTTATATTTATTTATAATATTTGATAATTCACTTTTAAGCGTCGGCACACGTTCCATGCCACGGTCAAAATAAGAATTATACCAAGCAGTTGAACTAAGTTCACGCAATGCTTTGTGACCAATAGCATCCTTTGCAATTAAAATAAAATGATAATACGGCTGTCCTTTTTCTCTTGTTTCAGTTAAATAAATCTCATTACCGAGAGCAATTGTAAAATCTGGATATTGTTCATGAATTTTTTGTGCATATAAATTTATTTCCATATGCGCACTTAAACATTCATGATCAGTGATAGCAATACCAGAAAGACCCAATTGAATCGCTCTATCAATTAGGTCTTTTGGCTTAATAATACAATCGACAATTCTTAGGTTAGACCCTAAGAGTAATGGGTATGATTATGTCCATTAAAAAATCCCATTACTTTAATTCCACCTCCTTGAAGAGCTCCTTTTCTATATAATATTATATCATATTTTTAATGATTTGTCAATAGAAAGCTCTTTACATTCAATACCTTTTAATTTAAACCAGTCTTGAATGGCTGAACGCTCACTACAAGGATTTGTCGGAGTTTCATAAACTATCATCACGAAAGTCGGTTCTGTAAATTCTATATTGTGTTTAATTTTATACCAAGCCAAACAATCTTCACATCTATGAATTAAATTTTCAAAAGAAACCTTTTCAAGCTGGCGACGATAAGCACTAAGAAAGTCGCAATTATTTACATTTTTAGAACAAGTTTCTGGCCCACAACATAATCCTTCACACATTGGCCCAGGCGCAAATTCTTCAAATCGTAAACCATTAAGCACATAATTTTTATCAAAAAAAGTAAAATTATGCCCTTTATTCTGATGGAACCATTTTGGATCAAATTTTGCTGTGCTTAGAGGAATCATATCTGGTCGAAAAAATCTAATTTGATAAAAATAACTCGTTGCAAAATGAATCATAAACGATAGTCCCTCACAATAATTAATTTTTGACTTGCTCTTGTTGCGGCCGTATATAGCCAACGAATATGGTCTTCAGAACCTTGACTTCTTAAAAATTCTTCAAGAACTAATACTTTATTATATTCGCTACCTTGAGATTTATGAGTTGTAATCACGTATCCATAATCAAATTGTTCTGGTGCGTATTCTTTAGGAAGAGACCAATCTGGATGGACTTTATTTTTACTTTGTTTATGTGTAGTAAAAATACATTCATCCATTTCTAAATCAGTAAAAATTCCAGAACCTTCAAAATCAGGCATAAAATCTGCTTTAAAAGTAGCTTCGGCAAAAGGATTAACTGGATCTTGTTCTCTGATATTCTCAATAGTGCCAGTTAAACCATTAACTAAAGCATCTCCCGCTGCATTTGCTGTATTCCAATCATTTCTTAGACAAATAATTTTATCTCCTTCTTCTGGAAAAGGATTTATTCTATTATAAAGCTCTTTACGAATAAAAGTATTAATAGAATGTCTTGTAGCATTTTTTGCGACTAAAATTTGATCTGGCCATCTCCAAATACCAGGCTTATTAAGTTCATCTTGATCAACAATTCGCACGTCTTGTCCGCTAAATAATTCAAGAGGCTTTCCAGCACGAATATTCATTGTTAAACGAATGATTTCACTGTCTTTTGCTTGTCGCATAATTTCGTCAAGGAAAATATGTGGGTTATCTAAAACTCCATTACTTTCTGCTTTAACTGGCGGCAACTGTCCGGGATCGCCGAGTGCCAATACATGAATATGATGTGAAAGCAATAAATCCCATAATTCTTTTGGTAGCATAGAAACTTCATCAACAACAATAAGTTTGTATGGGCCATCTAAATAAACACGAGGAATATTGTAAAATTTTCCGGTTTTTTCATTTAAAATTGATTTATATAATAGTTTATGCGCTGTTTTTGCTGTTGAACATCCTTTAGAACGCAAAACTTGTGCAGCCTTTCCTGTATATGCAATATAGGCCACTTGTCCTGGCGCAAGACCAAGTGACCCAACGATAACTCTTACAAGAGTGCTTTTACCAGTTCCAGCATAACCGCTAATAACTGTATATGCTTCACCGGCACGGTATCTTTTAATTGCAATGTCCAATCCTTGTTTCTGTTTTTCTGTAAGTTCCATATGAACTCCTCCATTTCTAATTATATTATATCAAATTTAATTAAAAATGTCAATTAAAAGTACCATTCCATTATACCAGTAATTTCATAATCTTTCAATTTAATTTGTGGATATTCATTGCCATAATATTCATTAACCGCGCACGTTCCAAGTAAAGAAACATAAATACGAGAATCCACTTCTGGCAAATGCTTAATTAAATCATTATAAGCATCTTCTCCACCAAATTTAATACAGCTTGTGCTATGACCGGGAATAGTAATTTTTAATGTACCTTTTCCCAATAGCTGAATATCATTTTGAGTTAAAGCTACTTTTTCAATTACAACCAGTGGTTCTTGTACATTTTGTCCCCATAATCCTTGCAAATGTCCTAAATCAAGTATGTCCTTATCAAATTTATCTGAAGTTAAATATGAAAAATCAACTTGATAAAATGATTGATTATCTGTGCCTAAATCTTGTTTTGTCTTTTCGATAAAATATTCAAGAGAATCGGCTTCAAAAGATACACCAAAAGCAAACTCATGTCCTTCTGCATATTCGGCGCAACCGCTATCTTCAACATATTTACGCCAATCATGAACTTTTGCTGATTCAAATCCTCTTGCCGAACCTCTAAAATATAAATCATTATCCTTTGTTTCATCGTAATATCCGTTTAAAACAAAAGTTGGTTTATGAAACATTCCCATTAACTGATTAGCAAGCAAACCATTTAAATTTTCATCTATTGGTTCGGGAAATAAAATTACAAGAATTGGATCGGTCGATTCTGCATCAATAGTGGGTAAAATTTTATCAAGAATGTCTTTTTTTGTTTTTTCTTGGCGGCTTTTAATATTCGTTACAAGTCGCAATGCTTGTTCAACTTTTAATTCATCTTGACCTTTTGCTCCACGCTTTGTAGAAGGAATTACTTGAATCGCTTGATAATCAAGGAAGGCTTCAAACACCAGTCTCTTTTCATCCAATGTACCACTTCGAGTAACAGCGTTAATTAATGGAGCGATATACCAACTAATTGTAAAAGGATTTACAGCACCTTTCATCGAATATTCTTGCTTTTCAATCATTTTATTATAAAAAATGTTTTTGATATTTTCTGCGCCTTTAATAACATAATAATGTGTTTCTGGCTCGCGCAAATCCATCATATCCGCGGTCATACCTAAACTCACCAAATCAAGATAATCGTCGGCATATGAAACATGAAAAATATTGTCAAGCACCTTACAAAATTTATACACAATACCGACGCCAGACAGCGCTTTATTCGGATAATTGCACATCTGATTATTGACAATAATTGTTGGATCTGATTCATCCGCTACTGCTTGGTGATGATCTAAAACAATAATATGTATTCCTCGTTCGACTAATTTCTTATGCAAATCATTTTCATTTGAAGATGAGTCTGGTGCTATAACAAGTTTAACATCTTTAGGAATAGCATCAATATTTATTCCATGATGCTTATCTCCATGTACATTATAAATAATATTGTTTTCAACGGTAGCTGGAAAAATACGATGCAAATAATTAATTAAAACTGCAGATGATGTATACCCATCACAGTCGCTATCAACCTGAATATAAATCTTATTTTGATGAGCTAAATTTCTACATAACTCTTTTGCTGCTTCCTCGATATTGGATAAAGCATATTCACTTTGAACGACTTTTTCATCAGGTGCGATAAATTCTCTCATCTGTTGAGGAGCAACAATTCCTCTGTTATATAAAACCTGCTCTAATATATTAAATTCTTGATTTCTTGTATATACCTTATAATTCATTTTATCCCTACTTTATAAAAAGATTCTTTGTTTATATAATTTCTGGAATATCTCTGGCCCTTTATCAACAGGAGAGTCTTTATAGCCAAGTAAATTCCATTTATCAAATAAAAAACTTATCGTCGCATATGAACTATATTTGCGATGAATATTTTTTAAATTTTTTATTAAATGTTTAAACTCAATATCGCCTTTTTCTTGAAACTGCTTATCAAATCCTATAATAATTTCCGTGGCGCCAGCCTCCAATAATAATTTAATTTGAACAAAACTAATAGCTGAACCACAACAAGCAACTGATATATCATTATCTATTCCAAAATAAGACGCATATTTTAAACAGCTTTTTTCACCTTCAAATATAATAGCTTTTTTTGCCAAAGCGATATTGTTTTTACTATTATTTAAGTTATATAGATTTAATCCAAGAGGATGATTATATAAAACTCCGCCGATTAGAACTGGTCGATATTTTCCATATAAATCAGCATTTTCTTTTGAGATTGTTCGACCTCGTAAACCAATAAAACGACCATTAACATCATAGTGCGGAATGGTTATTTGTTCTCCGCCTGGATAATAACCAATCTTATTTTTTGTTAAAATTTCTTGATTAATGCCTTCTGCTAACCAAGAGCTAATACGAGGATATGAAAGTCGCTGTAAAATAATATCATCATATTCTTTTAGTTGAATTGTTTGTGCAGTGGTAATATTATCTTGCAATAATTTTTCATATTTATCTAAAATAGCCCAATCTGGCAAAATATCGGCTGCTTCTTCTTTTTCTGTTGACGACGCCCAATTATATCTCGCTGCCACCCATCTAACAGAATCATATAAACCCCAATTACTTTGAGGCTGTGATAATAATTTTATTTTTTGAATTAGTTCAAAAATATCAAACGTACTATCACAGCCAGTATAGCATCTAAATAATTTTGTGTTTTCGTAATAATATAATTTATGAGAGCCTTCTCCTGCGATGTTATGACAAATAGTCGCTGCGATAAAGCCAAAATTTGTTATTCTTGGCTCACCACCAAACTCATAAACTATATCAAATACCATATCAGTCGTTAATTTTTCTTTGATTTCGTCCTTGTCATAATATCGCATTAAAAAATTAGCCCTCCAGATGCAGCTCCGTCACCGTGCCAAGCAGACCATAAGTATCATTAATATAGTCAATCACTTTCTGCGGATTAAAGTTATCGCCACAAATTTCCTTAAATTCACTTTTTGTCATTGTATAAGACAATTCACGACCCCAAATCTTATCCTTATTTGTCTTAGAGTAATATACGTTATTCATAAAAATTCCCTCCATTAAAATACTGATTCTTCTTCTTTAAAAGTAACTTTTATATCTTCAATATTTTGTAACTCATACTGATAATTAGTTAAAAATATTGGCTCAATACGACAAGTGCCAAGATCGGCTTTACACCACAAATAAACTCCTTTATATCTTCCACGACGATTTTTATATACTGATAATTTTATCGTCGGGCCCATCCATCCAGGATTTTTTGCTATTACTGGTTCAAGAGCAACCAAATCATCATCTTTAACCGGCAAAAGAATTGACCCATAGTCAATTTTATCTGCTATTGCTTTTGCTCCTCGCAACAAATTTTGATCAGGTGTTTCTGAATCGTTATATTGTCCATTCAGCTGAGTTGCCGACATAATAAATACACCATACTTCACACAAATATCTTTGAGTCTTGTGCTTAGCATAAAAAGAATATTATCTTCTCGTAAAGCAATTTTTCCTGCACGTTGGCTAATTTCTTCAAGAATTTTAATACTTGTGTGAATATAATCATGAAAAAAATATAAAATATGATTTTCTCTAATATTACGCTTAATAGTATTTTCAATATCTTGAAGATTAAATTCAGGCAATTCTTCTATATATAAAGGAGCCTCTTTAATAAGTTGCGCAGCTTTCATTACTCTCTCACGCTCATTTGCTTCATACTTACCTGCTGTAATATGCTCTTCATTTACCGCAGACAAAAAAGCAAGCATCATTGTCTGAACTTCATCTTTACTCTGTTCTGTTGTAATAAACAAAGTAGGGAAGGTTTTTCCATTATTGATCCATCGTTCATATTGAGTATCATAAATACTTGAGCAAGCAATATTACAAGCGTCAGCAATCATAGAACGAGTTTTGCCTACACCGGTAGGCGCAGAACGTAGATAAAATTTACCAAGTCTTGCTCCTCTTGTTACAGTATTAATATAATTACCATAAAGAGGAACACCAACATCAGGACTTTTTTCAAACTGAATAATTAGTTCTTCAAGACCGTCACCCGCTTTTGACGCTGTTCCATAAACATCGTTTTTCACATGAGTTTGATAAATTTCTTCAATCTCTTTATTGATAATATCTGCCATTTGTTCAATAGAAGTATTATCAAACCATTCCTCTTGAAGTTGTTTCTTTTTTAAATCAAGAATATTATCTGGGTCATAATATTCACTAACATCCAAGCCAATATTGTCATAGGCTCGTAATAAACTCATTTTTTTCAAACGGCTATAATAATAATCAAAAGTAAGCGGTTGCGCAATATCTTTTACTTTTGATAGATATTCCATACCTTTATTAAGATTAAAAATTCCTTTGCTTTTTGGGCGAGTCTCAAGAAAATCATTAATCGCTTCTGGCGTAATTTTCGATGCGCCTAATTCGTGTAATTTATAAATTACTCCATATACAATTCTATGAAAATCATCTGCAAAATCTTCTTCTGTTATAACGTATTTATCATTATAATCAAGATAGTAGTTTGGGTCTTTATAAATACAACCAATAACTTGCATCATCGCCGCAGAATCATTATATTTAGATGCCATCATTGGCCTCCTATTCTTCATCTAAAAATGTAAATAATTTTTGACGAGTGCGTTTTGGCGGCTTTGGGACAGAAATTGCGATTATTGTCTGCGGTTGTGATATATACTGTTCTATTGGTTTTGACTGGTTTATTTGCTGAGCCTTCCACAATCGTCTATAATAAGCATTTGCATCATCATAAATATAGGGCACAATGCCAATTCCGCCATTAGCCTTATCAATGGAATTACCTTTTATCTCATAAAAATAAATTAAAGACTTTAATATTCCACTATAACTATATTTATATTCATCATGAAAAGTATTAATTTGTTTTTTTATTCTAAGATTAATATCTTCTACGGCGAATATCTTTTTAATATATTCTTCAAGAGAGATTAAATCATGTTCTTGTTTGGCTTGCGCCGCGAGAATCTGTTCCGCTTTTGCTTGGTCTTCTAATGATCCTTGCCTTAATATACAAGTTGCGTGAGCATATCTTCTGGCACTTGTATTAACAGCATCAATTTTATCTCTATCGAATTTTTGCCCACAAATAGTACACGTTACTATATGCGCCATACGCTCACTCCTTTTCTATAATTATTATATCACTTTTTTTAATAAAAATCAACCCCAAGTATTATCTACTTGGGGTTTTTGATTACTTTAAGCCTTGGTTTCAATCAGCTCTGCGCGAATATCGCTATTGATAAGGTAAACCAGTTCAGCCTGGTCACGAGTTGTATCGCCAACCTTTTTGCCCTTACCAAGATACCGTTCAATAATCTGAATAATACGAGGCCCATAATATGCCTTATCCTTGGTCATCAAGTCATTTGTAATATTATTAAAATCAGCAATCATTGCGTCATAATCATATTCCTTTTGTACGGTTGCTACTTCACGAGCATCAGTGACAAACTTATTGTCATGTGCCTTTGCTTCACGATCAATAGCATCAGTCAAAGCCTTGGCAACTGCGGGATAATTAAAATCAACTTCATTATCAATATACTTAAAACGTCCGCCGCAAGACACGCCATCAGGACCACGCAAAGTAAGCACAACCTTAGAAGAGCCATCATTTTGCTTTACTGGATGGGCGTAGCCGTATAAGTCAGCCATATTTTCAATAATGGCAAGTGCAGAACTTTGAGTAGAAGGCTTAATTGTTACTTCCCCAGTCTTGTTGTCCTCAGTGCGCTTAACGTGAGAAATAAATACAACAGCATAACCAAGCATTGTCAAAGTGCGAAAAGTATCTTCAAATTCTTTCTTATACTTACTCCAACCATTATTGGTAAAACCGCCGTCACCAACATTCTCAATATTAAGCTGTTGACAGATATACTTTTGGCAAAGCTCTGCTGCGATGTCAACAGTATCAATAATAACACTTTTAAATGTCTGCTGGACTTCAGGCTTCTTCAATTCACGGAGAACGCTCTTCATTTCGCCCCAAGAATTAACATCCTATGCGATAACTCCAGGCAAGGCATTATAGCCCTTTTCAAAGGCAAGAAGAAGATGAGAAGGCATTTGCGTGGCAAAAGTCGTCTTGCCACACTTAGGCTGACCATAAATGAAAGTGATATACCCGCTAAGATCACGACTAACCTTATGGGGTTGAATATTCAAAAGATTAATTGCCATATCTCATATCCTCCTTAAATTAGAAATGATATTCGCCTTCAGTAGCTGCGGCTGCAGGGGCCTTAGTGCTACGAGAAGCATTATATTCATCCTGACGCTGCTTAATTTCAGCCTTTGTAATCTCACGATTAGCGAGAGCTTCCTTCATTTCCTGAGCAGTAATAGATTCTTCACTATCCCATTCATAAGGAGGAAGTGCGCCAGTCACAACAAATTCACGAACAGTATTCTTAAATTCCTTAACATCAGGTTCATCACCAAATGCAGACTCTTCAGTAACAGTGCGAATAATTACCTGAGAGATCTGCTGACCCTTTAGCTTGATAAAAGTGGGATTAGATTCAGACGCTTCCAAACCAAGGAAATAATTCTGCGCACTTTCCTTATATGCCACAACATCAACAGGAAGCAACGCATTCTTAAAATCAAACATATAACCACTAATTACGACCTTGGCAGAAAGATTACGCTCTGGATCAGCTTCAACTTCACGAACCTTAGTTACAACAGTATCAGCTTCCCAATTATTACGGTCGGTGTCTTTCTCACCAAGAGCATCAGTGATAATATGAATAAAACCACCCTCATTACGCTTTGCGCTTACAAGCTCTTCCTTACTATTGCGGTCAGAATAAAACTCATTCAAACCAATAGAAGTATCGGCGCGAACCTTAACCGCATTCTCCTTACCAACCTTTACTACCGTCTTATTGTCGGTAAGAATCGCATTAAGAGCATTATAAGTTGCATTAGGCTTATTCTGCTTAGTAACAGGAGTAACATAACTGTAGTGAATGGTTACAATATTCAAGCAATTGTCATCTGTTGCAATGTCAATTGTGCCATTAATAAAAGTAACTCCGGGGTTCTTAGCCTTTTCACCAGATACCTTGGAAGTCAACTTATGGTCATAGACCCAACCTTCAATATGTACCTTATTAATCATCTTTTTCATAATTATTCATTTTCTCCTTCATTTTCAAAAATAACATTTTTTCCTTTTTCTGTAATAGTATAAACAACCGGGTCTTTACCGACCTTTTCAACATATTCATCCATTACTAGCTTACGCATTGCACCAGAAACTGCTTTTGAACCTGCGCCCATTCCTTCGGCAATATCTCGTGCTTTATACATTCCAGCAGGTGCTGCCTGAAGCCACTGAAGGATAGCTTTACCGTTATTTGTAAACTCCTTCTTTTCACCAGTTCGCTCAGAAGAACGCAAAGCATCAAGATAAGCCTGAACATTCTCCGATGGATTAACAGGCTCTTTACAATTCTGCATCAAATAATCTACAAATGCCAAAAACTCTTCACATTTAGTCATTCGATTTACTCCTTTTCCTTACCTTATACATATATTATATCAAAAATTTTACTAATTGTCAATTTCATTTTCTTGGATGCCCCAAATTAATTCTTTGCTATAAGGCAAGGCTTTTATCCAACTAATAAAATTTGTATAATATTGATTATCTTTTCCTGACCACTCATTTTGTTTATGATTTTTACGCTGATGATACATTGTAAATAAATTTTCATAATTCATTGTCACAGTGCGAGTTTGTAGCCATCCTTCTGGCAACCAGCGCACTAATTCTTTCCAATATCTTTTCTCTTTTGTTTCAAGATATTTTTGCCGCAAACTCTCACAAAATTGAATAATGAGTTCTTCGCCAGGAAGATTTACACCAGTTTCAATTTCTTCTGTTGTCAATGGATCATAATCATCAATTTCAAAACAATCAATAGTAATTGGTTTAGAAGTGAGCTTGTGCATAGTAGAAGTCGAATTTGCTACTGTGCCTACCTTGTAGGTATCAAATTCCTTCCACCAATATAATGGAGCAGTAATGTCAACAGAGACAAAAATTTGTCTCAAAAATTTGCGGTGCTCCGAACCACCTTTAATAAGAGTCTAAGCGAGTCTCATATCATTTGCGCCGATGTAATAACCTGCAAATTTATTATAATCTGGATCATCCATTGGTATCCAAGAGCTATCTGACTTAGACCAACTTTCTTTTGGATTGCGCATTCCTCTCAATGCACCTTCAAAATTAAAAACTTCTGTATTTTCAAATTTCATAATTATTCCTCACTAATTGAATATCCAACAAATTTTAAGGCTGTGCCTAAAGTATAATTCATATAAGATTCTAGCTCATCGATAACGACATCTCCAACGAAACCACCTTCATCAAGAAATTCGTCATTAAGCATATTTTTAAATTCACGATAAGAAATAAAACGAATACCTGTAATACCATAAGCGTGAGATTTAATTTCCATGGCTTTTGGAGCCGCGCACACGAATATTGCATTACGCTCTTTTGCGAGTCGCATTAATTTGCTTGTTTTTCCGGTGCCACGTCCATCAATTATTCTATACATTTCATATACTCCTTATTTATACTAACTCGAATCTTATAGTTAATCCTCATTAATTGCATATCCGACAAATTTAAAAGTTGGCGATATAGTATAATTTATATAGGCTTCAAGGTCATCAATAACTACGTTACGATCAAGGTAGCCTTTGTTACGTATTACTTCATTAAATTCACGATAAGACATAAAAAGTATCCCAGTAAGGCCATATGTGTGCGCTTTTATCTCCATAGCTTTTGTATTTGAGCAAACAAAAACAGCATTATTTTCTTTTGCTATAAGCATCAAGCGACTGGTCTTTCCCGTTCCTCGCCCATCAATAATTCTATACATTTTTTATACGCTCCTTATTTTATACTATATCCAAATTCTTTAACTCGGTAAAAATCTTGCCAATAATCTTCACGTTCATCTAATTTACTTCTATCACATTCTTCAAGAATTTCAAACATAAATGCTTCTGGCCCAAACTTTTTCATTGCTGGATATAATTTATTTTGTGTTGGCGTTTCTGCACCAAGTCCTCGCTTTATATGTTGACGCCAACGTGAAGCAATATCAACAGCCTAACCAACATAAGCCATTTCACTCGCGCAATGCGTTATTTTATATATACCCGTTTTAGTTGTGTCGCCGACAACTCTACCAATCATATCAGAGACTGGTTTTTCATAATAAACTTTCCAAATAATTTTATTTAATGACTCTGGTCTAGTTAATAATGGTTCAATAGAGCGCAAATGCTCAATATCTTTCTACGCGACTGAATCGAGCATAATTTTATAATAATCTTTTTTAATTTGTTCAAGCTATGCCCTTTTTGCAGCATCAATAGCAGCATTTAAAGTGGCGCGTTCCTCTTCAACTTGTGCCGCCAAAGCGTTTTTATCATTTAAAAGTTTTTCACTTATTTTACGCCATTCTGTTAGAAAGTCGCGTGAGACTTCTCCTAAACGCTCTTCTTGTTCTTCACATAAAATATTATATTTTTGAATTAATTCCTATTCTTTTGTCTTTTGTGAAGATTCCATCAACGATATTTTTGTATGATATTCTTGATTTGCGTGTTCACAATACTATTGAAGCATATTATATTCTTCTTTGGCCGCGGACACCTATGAATCCAAATATTTTTTATATTCATACAAATCATCTTGTTTTTCTTCTAAATCCTTACAATTAGTTATTAACTACTGTAAGTTATTATTCTAATAATTTACGGCTTCTTTAGTTTTTTGTTCTTCTTTTATATTTTTCCCAATCCGAAAAATTAAAAAGCAGTTACAACAAACGAGTAAGCCGCAAATAATTCCTAAAATTATAGCTGGCATAGGCACCTCTTAAAAAAGGGAGGACGAATATTTCACTCATCCTCCCCATATAATTTAATTACTCAGCAGCTTCGGCATTAACATCAATCGCCATGCCAGCATCATTCAGCTTCAAGAACTTAACCTTCTTATGGGTGCCATCCTCAAGCTCGATCTCAGCCTCTACACGAATACCGAGTTCCTTGCGCTGAATCGCAGAGGTAAACACACCATCAACGGAACGTTTCTCCATTCCGAGAGCTTCAGCCACATCAGCGGCAGTAACGTCAGTATTAGCATCGAGACCCTGTAGATAAGTAATAACGCGCTTAGTATTTTCCTTCATAGCCATAATTCATTTCTCCTTTTGCTCTTAGAGCATTCTAAAATATTTTTTTTATTTATAATAATCTGACGTTATTCATCAGTTATTAACCATATTAATTATACAATAAATTTTTTAGAAAGTCAAATTTTTTCTTTATTTAGCAAATCACTAATCATAGCATCCAACTTAATCATATCATTCAAATCAAGCTCTGCGGATTCATTTAACTGAATCATTCTGTTCTTTGCTTCTCGAATCGCGTTTTCATCATTACTGGTCTGAATAATAGTCTCAAGATTAGCAATCTTGGTGGCAAGCTGCTTCATCTGCTTCTTAGTCATAAAATTTTTCCTTTCCTCAATTTACAAGTATATTATACAATAAATTTTTTCAAAAGTCAATTTCTTTCTTCAATCACTTTTGATATATTAATTATACCAAAAATTTTTTAAAAAATCAAGAGAATATTTCATCAATCAAACACTCATTAGCACTTTTATCTTCTCTAAATCCTTTAAAGTAAAAGTGCCGCAAAGTATGGTCATCATTATTCTTTTCCATACCTGCTAACTCAACGACTCTGCCCAAATACTTGGTTGGATGTTGGGCAAAATCTGCTTCAAATTCATCAGTCAAACCAGAAGAAACAGTACCGATTTCTCTTATTTGCCCATTTTTATCAAAAGCGCCGATACGAATTGAAGTAACCCAGCCATAATAATATGCTTTTGTTACTGGCATAGTTCTAAAATTTATGCCTTTGATGACTTCAAACTTACCAACTGGCACCTTTTTCTCTGATAGTAAATTATGCGTATTTAAATCAAGTTGTTCAACTACCCAATATGGCCATTCAGAAGCGTCTTTTCCGCAATAGTTGGTCTGCACATCAAGTTTTCCATCATAATATTTAGTTGGAGAACAATAGCCCATAAGAATAGCATCACAAGTATCTGACTTTTTAACCTTAATGGTTTCCCAAACCGGTGAACGCTTACCAGTGTAATATGGAGAAGTTTTCTTTTTAAGAACCATTCCTTCTTCTCCTGCATCAAGAGCAGAATGAATAGCTTCTTCAATATTATCTGTTATAGCATCCGCCAACTCAATAAAAGATTCACAATAATTTAATCCGTGTTTAAAATATACTTTTTTCAAAAGTTGGTATCGAATCCAAGCACCGTATTCACGCAAGTCTTTTCCATCATAAAATAAAATATCATGAATATAATAATGAAGCTGACCAAATTCACCATTTTGTCTTTCTATTGCTTTTTCAGGCAAACACCCCATAATTGGAGTTACATCTTTTGACGTCTTGCCTGGATAATAAATTTCGCCAACAATTACTGTGCCAATAGGAAGAACATTCATAGCTTCCATAATGTGTGGAACATTTGCAGATTTCTCCACAAGAGTTCCAGTTGTTGCACTAATATTAGAACTAAACAAAAAAGAACCATCTTCAGATTTTTCAAATTCATACCAATATCCATCTTTCTTTAATTCTGCAAAATAATTGCCACTCGCGCAAAGAGATGGAAGCATTGACTCTTTCCCTTTTGGGATTTTATTAATTTTCATTGGAAGAATACAGAGCATTTCATAACCTCTCTCTTTCTTATAATTTATTATATCAAAAATTTTTAATAAAGTCAAAGGTATGAGTTTTTGCTCATACCTTTGTAATGGCGATAATGTCACCATTTTTAATTGCTTTAATTCCAGTTGAAGCACGAGAGCCCAAAGTAATTTCTGATACTGCAAGACAAATATTAGATATTGTCCCAGCAACAAATATTTTATCCGTAGCATTAATAGCAACAGCATCAATAATTTTACAATTTTTAGCGCAGATTAAACCTTTACCAGCTCGATTCTGAATTGTAAATTCTTTAATCGGCACTCGTTTTATTGTTCCATTATCAAAAGCCAAAATAACTTCAGTTTCATTAAAACAAGGAATAACAACCGCGGTTTTGTCATCATCTTTTAATGCGATACCTTTAACACCGATGCTTGTTCTCGCAGTTGCGCCAATGTCTTTACCATTGATACGAAGACTCATTCCATTTTCAGTAAAGAACATAAGCTGACAATCAGGAGCGACAAAAACACTCACAAGTTCGTCGCCATCTTTTATATTCGTTGCTGTAATACCTGTTTTACGTTTAACTCCGGCATATTCAGACAATGCGGTTTTCTTAATAAGACCATTTTTCGTGGCGAACCATACATATTGCCCTTCTTTTGTCCCACGCTCAACAGAAGCAATTGCAATGAATTTTTCTTTGGCGTCCATTGAAACAAGAGTATTAATTGGCACGCCTCTAAAAACATTATTACCTGCGGGAATATCATTTACTGAAACTTTATAAACTCTACCATAATTTGTAAATACCATTAACGCATCAATAGTATTGGTAGAAATTATGCTATGTGTAATATCGTTTTGTGTTTTTACACCTTGCCCATTTCTTTTTTGTGCTTTAAATGCACTCGTTGTCATTCTCTTAATATTTCCAGTTTCAGTAACCAAAACTACGCAATCTTCTGATTGAATTTCAATTACTTCTTTTTCTTCTGGTGTAATATTAATTTGTTCGATTTTAGTTCTACGAGCATCGCCGAATCTTAATTTAAAACTAAGCAACTCTTCACACAAAGTTTTTTGTGCAACAGCGGGATCGTTTAAAATAACAAGTAGTTTTTCCGCTGTGGATTGTTTATCTTCAAGTTCTCTTTCCAAAGCTACTTTTTCAATATGAGCTAATTTACTTAACTTCATATCCAAAATAGCTTGCGCCTGCGCCTCAGTAAAAAGATATACATCCATTAGATTATTTCTTGCTCTTGCCGTGTCTTCAGAACGTTTAATAACTTGAATAATTTTATCAATATTTTCAGATGCTTTTACAAGACCCTGTAGAATATGAATACGTGTATTCAATTTTTCAAGTTCAAATTTACAACGTCTATTGAAAACATCTTCTTGATGTTTTACATATTCTTGAATTAAGTCTTTTAGTGTCATTAATTTTGGAGCTTTATTTACAAGAGCAACTTGATTAAAACTATAAGTAGTTTCCAAATCAGTTAATTTATATAACTTATTCGCTACAACCTCGGCGCTATATCCTTTTTGAATTTCAATTACAAATCGGACGCCTTTTTTATTACTTTCATCGCGAATTTCTGCAATTCCTTCTATCTCTTTTGTTTCACAGAGTTTGTCGATTTCTTCTGCCAAGGTTTCTTTTGAAACTTTGTATGGAATGCTTGTAAATACAAGAGTATCATGTGTTCTTCCAGTTTCTACAATATATTCACCGCGGATACGAGCTTTTCCTCTACCAGTAGTATATGCGGTTTTTAGCTCATTTTTGTTAATAACTACACCGCCAGTGGGAAAATCTGGACCTTTAACATAATCACATAAATCTGCTGCGGTAGCATCTCTATTATTCATATAAAAAATTGCTGCGTCAATTACTTCATTTAGATTATGTGGAGCAAAAGAACAAGCCATTGCAACAGCAATACCCGTTGTTCCATTGCACAAAAGATTCGGAAACCGCCCCGGGAGATAAACAGGTTCTTTTTCTGTTTCTGCATATGTAGTTTGCCAATCTACCGTATTCTTTTTAATATCTTCCAAAGTCGCTTCTGCGATTGGAGCCAATCGACATTCTGTATAACGATATGCAGCAGGCCCATCACCATCACGACTACCACAATTGCCATGAAAATCAATCAATGGATACCGCATTGTCCATGGCTGAGCGATACCAACCAAAGCGCCATAAATACTACTATCCAATATTATTACCTTATAGGCTTTTTATCCTATAATTCTTACATTTTTATTTATGTAAGTTTAGCATATCTTTTTAATTCGGTCAGCTAATTCCATTTTTCTATCAAGTGCTACATCCTTATCTTGATATAAATAATTCATAATTAATGGAATTGATTTTTTTGTAGAGCGATATTCAATTTTATACGTATTGCAATGAGAATAAATTTTTAGTGGTTGAATTTTTAACTCCGTTTCAAAAACTTCCTAAACAAAAGCTAAACACTCATAAGAGCCAACTAATCCAATACCACTTAAATTCTCTCTAATAAATCCATCTCCATCCCACAACCCTCTGATAAAATCTCTATAATAACAGGAGCTGATAGGAGGGATATGTTCTTTCCCACTCTTTGCTTGCTCTACTTTTAATTGTTTTAAAGCCTCATGAATTTGTGGCGCGTAAGTTGATACATACCACTAAACATTCCCAGTTATACTGTTGATTTCTTTTTTTAGCATTGAGTCATCGCCATCTAAAAATTTAATGAATTTTTCTAAATGACGTTTATCTTTATCGCCGAGTTTTATTCTTAACATATTTTTATTATCATTTAAATATCCATCAGCGACGATAAATCCTAACCAGTATGCTTTTTCATTTGTGTTTATTGTATCAAAAACGTGTCGATTATATTCAATCATTATAATTCCTCCTTAATGTGGGTGATTTTTCATCCCCATTAAGTATGAAATTATCAAATAGATACTTTAAAAAATTCTGACCAAATTATCGCGGCCTCGTGGAGAGATTATATCTTTTCACTCTCTATGCGTTGCGGCTGGCCATACTTTGTATAGCCTTCACCTCTGATTAGCATCTCAGCCTTCCAGATTTTTTCCGCGATTTAGCCACGGCAATAGTTAGTTTTTACCGTGAGGATGAAAACGACCCATTGTATCGCCAACAGGAGAAGCGCATTTAACATATTGTTTGTTACTTGCATAACCATTATCAGACATATCATAAAGAATACGTCTCACAACAGGCTTAAATCCATCTTCCGCAGATGGAATAGCTCTATCAGTAATTACAGAAAGAGAATAGTCCAAAAATGATTGTTCGGTTTCTTCTACTATTGGTGTTTGAATAATGTTTTCTTTCATTCATTTAACTCCTTTTCTCTTTCAATATTATAATATATTTTTTTTACTTTGTCAAGTCGATGTGTTGCCAAGGCATCCGCCAATTCATTATATACTTTTCCTGAATGTCCAGCAATTTTTAAAAAATTAACAGTTTCATCATTAAATGCAGGCAATAATTCTAACCATAGTGGTTTATTGGCAACATCTTGACCTTTTGAATTAATCCAGCCGTTATTAATCCATTTTTTATACCATTGTTGCATATAGCAGTTTACTAAATACGCACTATCAGAATATATATTAATCTAAAAAACATTTTTTATATTATTTTTTATCCAATGGTATCCAGCAATTGCTCCCAGCAGTTCAGCTTGTTGATTTGTAATAGAGGGAGGAAGAACTTGTGAAACCATATGAATAATAGTCTGATTTATGTCTATGACAACAAAACCAAAGCCCGATTGCTCTTTGGTAGCGCTACCATCTGTATAAATATTATAAATTGACATATTTGTCATAATACTGTTTAAGCCAAGCTTTACTTAACAGTTTATCCGGATGATAATAAAAATCAAGATAATAAGCATTTTCTTGTCGCATCAAAGCTTCAAATACTGCCGTTGTTGCTTTAATTAATGCTGGATTCATGGCGCAATGTTTACTTTTTTCTTCCCACCATTTAAACTCTTTATAATAAGAAAAATCATTGTCATTATAAGCATGACTAGCTCCAAGATAATCACAAATTAATTCAACCCAATATTTAAATGGCATAATGATATTTTGTCCGCCATCATCAAAATTGTCCATCCAATATTCATAATGATGTTTATTCCTTCCTTTATGATGAAACCAAGCATCAGAATATCCCTTGTCTGCTTTTGCAGCATTAATTGGAGATGAAGTTCCCTAATAATATTTTACGCTTTCAAAAAATTCTGTTGGGGAATATTTAGATAGATCATGTTTAATCCCCTGCCAAGGAATTCCGCATTTAAAACAATAATATCGAACCCATTTTCTATGCGTTTGAATTTTTCTAAAATGTTTCCAAATATTTTGAATTGCAATCACCTTCCAACTTATATTGCGTTTTACATTTTTCACATTCTGCATCTGCGATGATATGAAATTGATTTTTATTTATCTCTTGAATAATTATTTTAAACTGTGTTATTACAATTTTACCAGTTTTACAGTTAGGACAGAATATTGATTCATCCATGTTTCTTCAACCTCTGCATTAGTCTATCATTTTCCTTAGTGAGTCTTTCGTTCTCACTACGGAGCTTAACCATTTCTGAAATCATTAGAAGAGGATTTTTATAATATTCTTCATAGGAGTTTAATTTAATACATACAGCATTCATAAAGGCTCCAAAATAGTCCTTACCATATTTCTCTTCATCTTTCCAATCTTTAGGCATCCGAGGGCAGACTTCGCCCTTTTTATTTATCCAAGTAAGATAGTCATCTGTTGGAACTTTCTTAATATAATCAGACATCTACGTTTGCCCTCCAAGCATTTTTTTCAATAAACTGTTTACGCAACGTTACAGTTTCACCCATTAGGTTGTTAAAAACTTGACTCGCTGCGATGGCATCTTCCATAGTAATTTGTTTAAGAGTTCTTGTAGCAGGAGACATTGTGCTTTCTTCAAGTTCCTCTACACTTTGCTCGCCCAATCCTTTGAAACGACGCAATTCATATTTTTCTCCACTATGTTTCTTACGGTATTCGGCAAGAGCATTATCATCTTTAATGTAGATAGATTTAGTGCCTTTAATAACTCGATATAGAGGCGGGACCGCGGCATAAATATATCCTTTTTCAATTAGCTCTGGACAAAACTTCCAAATAAAGGTAAAAAACAAAATTCTAATATGACTTCCATCACACTTATTCTCATATTTCTATGAGCGCTGACTATCTTTTACTCTCATAAAGAGAGGAAACCATTTCGGCATTTAACTGGCTTCGTTTCCTAAAACCAGACTACGTATCAATAGTAGCCCTACTCTCCTGCCCATAAGGCTTAGGAGATAGTCGATACAGGTTCAAATATTAATCCATCGCTTTTCTTTTTTCTTGTATAATGGCAAATCAGAATATGAACGACCCCATAATATTGCCTAAAAACTTTGAAATTTAATTCTATTTTTATAGTCGTTATATATCTGTTTTGCACTTTCATTCACATATCTTTGTCTAATATAAACAATTTCTTCATCTGAAAACTAAGAATTAAAACCATTGCCGTTTTTACTATTTTCATAAATATAATAATGTTTATTTTCTTCTGTAAAAACTTCTGGCATTATGTGCGACCAGCTTTTGCCCGCCCAAACATTTTGAAAATAATTAAATGAAATTTTATCTTTAAATTTTTCATATATTTCCCTTTGTTTTTTATGCGTGGCGTAGGCTTGCCGAATAATTTCTACATCTTCAATAGTTAATTTCGCTCGTCCATTGTTTTCTCCTATTGAAGATTGATTTCCGCCAGGATTACAATTATAACCATTGTTATATGAATCATAAAATTTAATCCAGTATTCTTCTTTTTCATTTAATTGTTCAATCTAACAAAGTTCAATTATTTCATATGTGAATGATTCTTTTCCATATTTTTGAATAGCGATATCAACAGGAATTCTACTTTTATTGCCTATTGTCTAATGCTCTTTAAATCTTCTTTCAATATCATTAGACTAACCAATATAAGATTTTCCTGATATTTTATTGGTAATTTTATAAATTCCAATCATTTTCCCATCTCCTTAGAAGATGGATTAATATTTGTTTCCCACGGGGTTCCCTTGCTTTTCAGTTTAGGGTTTCCCGTTAGCCATCTTCTATTATTATATGAGAACCCTCTACATATAATTAATAGATTCTGACCCGCTTGATATGCGAAAAGTTTTTCATACGCCGATTTTTAGTTGACGTCTGCATCAGCCATAATAATAATTTTACCATAGCGTAATTTATCTTCGTTCAAAACAATTTTACCATCTTTAATCTCAAGGCCAAAAGCGGTAATCATACTTTGAATTTCGGCATTGCTCATCGCTTTATGCAAATCCGCTTTTAATACATTAAGAATTTTACCTCGGACTGGCAGAATTGCTTGAGTATTACGATCACGTGCTTCTTTAGCTGAACCTGCGGCGCTGTCGCCTTCAACGATAAAAATCTCACAATCCGTAAGCCTCTTTTTGCTTGAACAATCTGCCAATTTGCCAGGCAGAGTGATACGAGAAGCCTTAGAAGTATTTCTTACTGTTTCTTTTGCTTTTCTCGCATTTTCTCTTGCCTTTCGTGCCAAGAGTGCCTTATTAATAATTGCTTTTGCATCTTTTTCATTCGTGCTAAGCCATGTCTCAAGACTCGCAGCACACAAACGCTGCACAATGGTGCGGCCCTCGCTTGAAGATAAAGTATCTTTAGTTTGTCCAGAGAAAACAGGATCTGGCATCGTTAAAGAAAGGACAAGAATTAGACCCTCTTTTAAATCTTCTCCTGAAAAATTTTCATCCTTTTCTTTTAGAAAACCTTTATTTCTGGCATAAACGTTAATAGATTGTGTTAAAGCGGTTCTAAAACCAGTCAAATGCGTGCCGCCACTATTCGGAATGCTATTTGTATATAGTTTATAGACATCACTATACGCATTAACATACTGCAAAGCGACTTTAACGCCAATTCTATTCTCGTTTGCCTCTGCAAAAAATTTTGATGTCAATACATCTTTATCTTTGGAAAGGTAATCCAAGTAATCAAGAAGACCATTTTTACTTGAAATTTCTTCACACTTGCTATTGATACATAGAACAAATTTTAGACCAGGAGACAAAAAAGCAAGTTCCTGCAACTGCTTTTTCAAAGCAACAGGGTCGAGTTCTGTCCCTTCTTTAAAAATTTCTTCGTCAGGAATGAACTCAACAGTAGTTCCACTATTTTTCGCATCGGTTTTTTCAGTCTTAAACTCTTTAAGTTTACCCTTTTCAAACCAAGCATTGGCTATTTGTCCATCTCGAATAGATGTTACATGGAACCAAGATGATAGAGCATTCGTTGCCTTTGCGCCTACGCCATTCATACCACCAGATGTATTATATCCAGTTTTTCCTTCGCTATCAAATTTTGCGCCAGTATGAAGTTTTGTATAAATATTAATAAGTGTTTCAGAGCCATCTTTTGCTTTACCAAAAGGAACACCACGACCATTGTCTGAAACTTGAATTTTATTATTTTCAATAGTGACATGAACTTCTGAACACGCACCATTAAGATACTCATCAACAGCATTTGAAATAATTTCAAGTGTAATATGACGAACACCTTCTGGCCCGACTGAACCAATATACATACCGGGTCTAAGCCGAATAGCTTCAATACCTTCCAGCGTTTTTATATCTTTTACGCTATAATCAGCCATACTCCAACACCTTTCTTTATTTTCTACATATATTATATCATATTTTTCAAAAAAAGTCAATTCAAATTTTAAGCAACGAGTTCATAAAATTAACCAGTCAAACAAGCTGACTGGCTAACTCGGCAGGAGAAAAAATCATGTCATCACCAATTACCAAATTGGCTTTATACAGAATATTTAAAGATGCTCCACAAAAATATATTTCATCAGGATAGTCTTTATTGTTTAGTTCTTGTAAAGATTTATCTGTTACAGTCCAATTTATCCAATTATTTCTAAGGCACTGCATTATTGCATTATCATCAGCAGATAAGGGCACACCATTTTCATCTCGCACCAATGCATCCCATTCTGCATTTAAAAAATATAAAAAATATTTTTGGAATAGCGCATCCGTGCAATTATATTTATTTATTAAAATTTTAAAAGCATCAGCTGTTATCATTAACGGCTTTCGTTCGTTTAAGTAGCTACGCACGCTCTGTAACATATTTTATATCCTCTTCTTTAATTTCTTTAATTACTCTTGATAATTCTTTTGAATCTCTTATATAGGTATTAATTTGTTTTTGAAGCATCTTATATTCATAGCTTTCTTTATTAGTTTTTTGACTTTGGTTATATATGCTCAATAAGTGCTTCAAACTCTTAATTTGTTCATTAATTTTATTACGTTCATCTCGTAAATAATTCATTGACGCTCTATCATATGCCAATTTTTCTCCAAGTCGTTGAGAAAATATAGGAATATCATCAGGATGGCATTCAGCATGACCACAATATTTTTTACCATCTATTGTTAATGTGCAAAGGATATTATAATTATCCATAACTCTAAATTTTACGTTAATAGCCATATGCTACCTCCTTTATAATTCTATAATATCATAAAATTTTTGGAAAGTCAAATATCGGACATTTTAGTCAAAAAAATTGCTGGGCCTATGTCCGCTTAGCAACGGCCGCTCAGGATAATAAGCGGTAATAAAAAAAGAAGGGCATTAGCCCTTCTTTTTACTTTTCAGCCATTCTTCCACCGATATAACCAGCAAGAACGCTATTCAAATCAACACCAGTAGCGTCATTAACGCCCTTCATAATCTGATTAATCGTAGTCGTAATATCCTGCACCATCTTTGCCTGATTACCATCACCATACATGGTAATAGAATCAACATTAGCAAGAGGTGCGGCAACAGCCTGTGCAATCTGCGGCATCGCAGCGAAATACATTTCCAAAACAGATGCTTCGCCCATTTTCTTCTGCGCTTCTGCCTTCTTATCAATACCTTCAGCTTCGGCGAGGCCCTTCTGACGAATTCCTTCTGCTTCAGCTTCCGCCTTAGCACGAATACCTTCCGCAGCCTTCTGCGCAGTAATCAAATCAGCTTCCGCGACAATCTTACGAGCTTCAGCCTCAAGTTCCATAGATTCCTTCGCGGCCTTAGCTCGCTGAATTTCCTCATAAGCCTTAGCTTCGGCCTCCTTCTGACGACGCACCAAATCAGCCTGAGCCTTCTGTTGCGCCGCATACAAATCTGCGTCAGCCTGCTTGCGCACAAGAGCATCAAGCTCCTTTTCCTTCAGCGCAATTTCCTGATTCTTCAATTCAACCTGACGCTCTGCCTGAGCAATCTGCGCATTGGTGCGAGCAACATCAAGTTCCTTTTGCTGATCTGCCTTATGAATATCATACGACATATCTGCAGCAGCACGCTTAACTTCACTCGATGCCTTCAATTCTGCGGTTTTAATGTCAAGAGCGGTATTTTGTTGCGCGATCTGAGTAGCAGCTTCAACCTGAGCTTCATTAGCCTTTCTCTTGTTTTCTGCCTTCTGAATAGCGACATCACGTTCTGCATCAGACTTAGCAATTGCTGCGTTCTTCTTAATTTGCTCAACATTATCAATACCCAGATCATTAATGACATTATTTTCATCACTAAAATTCTGAATATTGAAAGAAATAATTTCAAGACCCAGCTTTTCCATATCAGGCGCGGCATTTTCCATAACCTTTTCTGCAAAAGCCTTGCGGTCAGTTACCATATCAGTCAACTTCATCTGACCAACAATTTCACGCATATTGCCCTCAAGGACTTCCTGTGCTTTACGAGAAATGGCATCTGGCTTTTGATTAAGAAAATTCTTCGCCGCAAGCGCCATAAGTGTATTAGACTTCCCAACGCAAACATTCACGTTTGCATCAACATATACATTAATATATTCGGCAGTTGGGACAGAGTTCTTGGTCTTTACATCTACGCCAATAATGCCAAGATACAACTTATCAAGTCGATCAACAAATGGCACTCTAAAACCTGCTCGACCAGAGATAATCTTCATATCCTTGCGTGGACCAGAAATTAGAAACGCCTGATCCGGCGGAGCCTTAACATAGCTCATACTGGCAAGGGTAGCAACAGCAATAACAGCGAGCACAATAATACCAATCATAATATACGTCATTTACATTCTCCTCTATATAGTTTTCAAAGTTCGTTTAAACATTCTTGCACTTTTGCTTTCATTTCAGCAATAGCAGCATCAACAGAGACGGGATAACAATCGTGGGAATCAACACCAACATGATACATAAAAGGTATATCTCGGTAAAAATTTTTTTCTTGATGCGTATGCCCATAAAGGTTAATCGTGCACTGCTTTAAAGATTCTTTTTCCAGATTACCAGTTAGTGTAGGGTAATGGCTAAGATAAAAATGATAACCGTTATAATTTAAATACATCGCCGCAGTAACTCGTTTAACATTTTTACAAGAGCGATACATTTTACATCTATTATCACTATCATGATTACCACGGATGATATAAAGAGTGCCATTTAATCGTTCAATTAGTTCTTTATTTTTTTGAAGTGCTTCCTCAGAACCACCACCAAGACACAAATCACCAAGCACATAAATAATATCTTCTGGCTTCACAATTTCATTATGTCTCTGGATAATCGCTTCATTCATTTCTTCAACATTCGGGAAACCACGCGCTTGATAAATAAACTCTCTATCATGATTAAAATGATAATCTGAAGAAAAATAAATCATTCTCTCACCATCCAAACTCCAACACAATTTGGAAATTCACCTACGGTTGGAACTGTCATATTACCAAACATCTGACCAACTACTGACTCAGGGACAAGTGCGCGCCCAGTTCGCTGAGCATTACGCTTAATGCAAGTTGCTAAACAAGTATCAAAAAATACGAAACGCACGTCATAATCAATATAATGCCGATTAATCGCATTAATGAGCTTGGCGCGAGACGCGTGATTCAAATGAGAAGCATCGGCGAATACATTAAATCCCTTTTTAAGCCCATCAACAATCTGATAAATCATCTCATTAAAAACTTCCTTTTCATGAGAAAAATATTCATCAGAATCATTAAGCATACCATAACGAATGGCATCACGGCTAACATAAACGCACATAGATTCCTTGAATAAGATACCCATATTCTTACGAATCCAAGTGCTTTTGCCACTACCAGGCGCGCCAACCATAACATAAAGATGAGAAGACATTTTTAACTCCTTATCTCAATAGGGTAGAAAGTCGAGGAGCGACTTTTTCATAAGCCAACTCTCGTTCTGCTTCTTCTTTAAAATCTCCATTTGCAAATTGAAATTGAAATTGTTTGACTTCATCCATTGAACGACATTCCACATGATTTACTGTATGTTTACAATGATAACAATACATATTTTTACGATGCCCTTCGCCCTTTTTCTTATTGCCTTGACGAGTCAACGGGATACCCTTGTTACCGCAATTAATACAATAAAAATCATGCGTTTCAAAATCTCGACAATTCTTTCCCATAAAAATCATATCCTTTCTTTATCTTATGTATATATTATATCAAAAATTTAATTAAAAATCAAATGATACAGTATCATCTTTAGTAAGAGTTATAATTTCTTGCGTTTCAAGACAAAGCATAGTCAAGATATTTGTGCGCCAACATATAGTATCGAGATCATATTTCTGCCCATTACAATAAGACTTTACATGCCAATCTTTAAAATCAACAGGAACATGATTTATCGGCGTATGTCCATGAATCAAAACTCTATCTGTTTTCCAAGGCATTTTAAAATGTGTTCTATCCCAAAGAAGCGCAGATTCATTGTCTTTGTTCCAGTCAGAAATTTCACATCCAGCGTGGCACATATCAAAATTTTCAAAAGACGTTTTTAGAGGCAGTTTTTTTAATTTATAGATAATATCCATTTTACATCCAGCGTCAATCCATGCTTTAAGCGTATATTTTCCGCCATTACAATAATGCAATCGCATATCTACGCCATAATCTGTAAGCGAAGCCAAATCACTGTTAAATCGTTTCATTAACTCTCGTTTTGTGCAATCCAATTCCATTGCTAAATCGGCATATTCAAACGCAGCACGTACGAATAAATCTTCATGATTACCTTTAAGATAAATAACTTTTGGATCATTTAACAAAAGCTCCATAATCTTATAGCCATCTTTGCCGCGATCTGCTGCATCACCTAAACAATATAATACAAACTCTTCGTCTTGGCTATTTAACCAACTCATCATTTTTGTATACATAGCAAGATTGCCATGTATATCAGTAGCAACATAGTGCTTCATACCCAACACCTCCTTAGTCCCACATAGCCGGAAGATTTTCTGCCAATTCAACAAACGCTTCTTTTAAAAGTTTCATACCTTGTTCATGTCGAACGGCGGTTTCTTGTTGATTATGCGTTTCCCAATAGTCATCTTCATCATAAATATAACGACTTGCTAATTCAAATTTATCTGCCAAGTCAAGAAGATAAATCTGCCATTTTTCAAAAGTATCAAATGGAACGAATCCAGGGTAACCATGGCTATTATCAGCTAATTGACGCAAACCACGAATAATAATACCAAGTAAAAAACTATCAAAATTCCAAGTATCACAATACGCAAGTCCAAGCCTTGCCCGCTGACTAGCGCACTTTTTTAACCATTTCTTATCTCTTGAATTGAAATAACTTCTTAAATCTGGGTATTCACGATTCAAATTAATCACTCCATCATTGTGCTAATGACCTTATTGACAATAGCCATGTCATAAAGCGCGCCGCTTGCCTTAATTACTTTCATAATTGCACCACGCTGGTTTTTTGCAATCTTATCTGTGCCAGAAATTTTCATAATAGCCTTTTTAATTTCTGATTCTGAAGTAATTACATGCGGTGCATAATGATTAATAATGTCCATTTCCTCATTATACTTACTAAGTAGTTCAGTGCGATTAGTTGGACAAGTATCAATTTGCTCTTGGATATTTTTCTTAATTTTAAGCAGTTGTGCGTTTACAAAATCTTCAGATACATTATCACGGCATCCAGCATCAATAGCAGCTTTCTTAATTTGCGCAATAGCATTAGAAAGCACGTTTTTAATTGTCATGTCACCATGCTTCCAAGCAGCGACCATTTCATCATGTAGCATTTCAATAGTCATACTTCATTCTCCTTCATTTTCTATATATATTATATCATTTAATTTTAAAAAAATCAAGTAAGCAATCGCTTACTTGATATTAATTAAAGATATGAACGCCAAATGCTATCAATTGTTTTGGCAACATTTATGAAATCAATAGGCGTATATCCTTTTGTTGTCATCGCAGCAGTGCCAATTCTTACTCCTGAAGTTATCATTGGAGAGCGCTTTTCATTTGGCACACAATTTTTATTAAGAGTAATATTATGCTCATCACATAGTTCTTGTGCCTTTAATCCAGTTAAATTAGTATCACTTAAATCAATTAAAAATAAATGATTATCTGTTCCATCTGTTACGATTTTATACCCCATATTTTTAAATGCGTCACAAAAAATAGCACAGTTATTTACAACATTTTGAATATAAGTATTATATTCTGGAGTTTGCGCTTCTTCTGCACAAATACCTTTTGCCGCGATAATATGCTCAAGCGGACCGCCTTGACTGCCCGGGAAAATGGCGCTATTCACTTTTTTATAAAATTCTGGTTTACAAAAAATTAATCCACCACGCGGACCTCTTAATGTTTTATGGGTAGTAGTAGTAATAATATCTGCCAGTCCAAAAGGTGAATTATGGACTCCAGCGGCTATTAACCCAGCGATATGAGCCATATCAACCATAAAATAGGCTCCATATTTTTTTGCTATTGTATAAAATTTAGAAAAATCAATCATACGAGGATATGCAGAAGCTCCTGCTAAAATTAGACGTGGATGATATATTTTGGCTTTTTCTTCTACATCATTAAAATCAATAAAACCATTTTTATCTACGCCATAAAATATCATATTATATAATTTCCCACTAAAATTAACCGCTGAGCCGTGCGTGAGATGCCCGCCATGGTTAAGATCCATAGAAAGAATATAGTCACCAGGCTTAAGCAAAGCCATATACGCCGCATAATTTGCCTGACTACCACTATGGGGTTGAACATTCACTTCATATTGAGTATTAAATACTTTTTTCCACTCTTGTTGGCATAATGTTTCAATTTCATCAATCCATTGACAGCCACCATAATATCGTTTGCCGGGATACCCCTCAGCATATTTATTTGTAAGAATGCTACCCATAGCATCAAGAATATCTTGACTTACAAAGTTTTCACTGGCAATCAATTCAATATTTGTATTTTGTCTCTCTTGTTCTTTTTGAATTAATGATTTAAATAATGTATCCATAATTTACCTCCAAAAAAAGTGAGTTAATTTCTTAACTCACTTAGATAATTTTCGAATCTGTCGATCAATTTTTCTAATAATATTTGCATTACCAGATGGGTCACGCTGATTAAGCAAATTTTTACGAGCGGTCAACATAGCAATACGAGCTTCATTCGACATTTTCAATTTCCTCCTATAAAAATAACGGCGATAATTTATCATAATCCCAATATGGAATTCGGATTAATTTAATATTATTAGATATGCAAAATTTTGTTTTTTCATTGTCTCTCAACAAAGCCTAATCAAAATTTTCTTTTGTTTTATGCCATGTTGCGACATACTCAAAATGCTACTTGCCATCAAATTCAATACATATATTTTTTTCTGGTAAATAAAAATCAAAACGTCGATTTGGTAATTCTTTAAATTTATACTCTTTCTAAAATTGAATATTAAGTAAAGTTAATATTGAAGCGATTTTTTCTTCGCCTTTTGAAATTGTACAACCACAAGAAGTTGTATGCCCATTTTTTAAATTAGAACTTGTAACTTCTATTAACGAACCGCAATCACATTCACATAACCATTTTGATTTTTCTCCCATTGAAGAAATTTTTTTTAAAACTTTTAATTTATTAAATTTCTTGCCAGTTAAGTCCTCACAAAATAATTCAGACGTTATTTCTCTACGTAAACATCCACAAGATTGCGTCAACCCCCTGCGTAAATTGTCTCCGTTTATTTCTACAATATTTCCGCAATCACACTAACAAATCCAGTATCTATGCCCATTTTTATCAATTTTACCTTTTTGAATAACTTTTAGTCGATTAAATTTCTAATGCAATAAATTATCCTTACAGTTTGGACAATTCTTAGGCAGTCTTTTTAAGCCATCTGCGCGAACAGAGACAATATTATTACATTTTAAGCATTTACATTTCCAATAAACATGATGCTTTTCTTGTGATTTAGTTTCATCTTTTTCTAAAATTTCATAAACACCATATGTTTCACCAACAGTCATATTAATCCCACCATTTCATAGATTGTTTTCTATATAATATGAAACTGTTGGTGAAACAATTAACTAAAATTGCTTACATTTCTTCAAGAATATCTTCACTGATTTTGGCATCTTCCGGGACAGAAGATACAATTAAGCCAGAAATATACTTAAAAAGATAATTCTTGTGCTTGTAAACGGCAAAGTTATTACGATTAAGAATACGTGCAACAACACCTTCTCGGACGTGAGTCTTGCCAATAGGGTCAGGGCCGTCATAATATTCTTCTACCTTACGCATTACATATTCGCCCGCATTGACATCGTTGGGAATGACGAAAGTTTCAAATTCAGGTACATACTTAACACCAATCTGCTCACAACGATAGCGAATTTCAGCAGGAGAATATTCGACCATATCGCCATCTTCATTAACCATAGTCATACGATATACATAAACATCACAGCAAGGAATTTCATCATTGTAGCCATTTTCTGCCTTACAACCATAAGAAAATTCCATTACATCGCCATATTGAGCCCTATATTCAGGAGGAACCTTGCCAGAAGCCATAATGGGGGCGCCATTTGGACCTTGATAAGAAACGATTTCATAATAGCAAACTTCACCCTTATGAAGCTTACCTTCAAATTTCTTAGCCATTTCCTCACGGAAAGAATTGTCATCATAATAACCGCCAGTATGAGTTGCATCAAGCACAACTCGACGAGTGCCAGTTACGTAACCATATTCCTTATATTCCTTCCCAACACGATGAAAAATCTTGTCAAGCAAAGACTGCTTGTGATGAATCAGAGGAAGGTAGCCAGTGCGGCCAGAAGTGCCGTGCATCTTCAAAGTCAGCTGAACAATGTCGCCAGCTTTAAAAGCATTCAAATTATACGCCAGCTGAGCGGTGTCAACGTGTTCATAAAAAGTAGGTGCGAAATTTGCCTTAGCTTTCTTGCCTGGTGCTGCGCCAGTATGACGCACGACATTCGCGTGAGGAATATACTTACGACAAATTTCATGACCATTTACAGTATCAATAGTATCACCAATGCTTAGATCAGATACTTTCGTAAATTCTGCCAAACAGGTAATAGGAAGATACAGGCCATCAGAAACTTCACCACGCAACTTCATAGTGCGGATATTACGCTTATTAGGATCAAGATAGCCACCAGCCTGATTACCATGTTCATCCTTACGTCGCACAAGATCATTTACTTGACAAAACTCTTCAGACAGTTGAAGATCAGTAGGAAAATAAACACCCATATCACCAATATGAGTATCAAGACCGACAATTACGCTATTGCCAAAAATAGTCGCAATCTGAAGTCGATCTGCGTTAGTGTGTTTGCGCAGTTCAGCAATCTTCACAACATAACCACAATGTTCCATATTGAAATTACCTCCTTACTTTAATTCACGATTAATATTTTCCAAATAGTCACCAACTTTATATTTTCTATAAATATATTCAGGAACTTCTACTTGAGCATTTATCTCGCCATTAGAAACAACTATAGTATAAGAAGCACTCACTTGATGAGTAATAGGAATTTTAATATTGCCAGCTTGTTGCATAACAATATATGAATGGGGTTCATTATAAATTTTATCTATAATGTATCCATCCGTCATTTGATTTAATTTATTTGCATTGTCTATTGACGCCCAAATAACAAGTCCCAAAAAAGCAATTACAAATACAACAAAAAGAATGCAAACAATTTGAACCCACTTCACATTTTTATTCCTTTCTTACAAGTGTCCATGGAAAACTATTTACACCAGTAAGGAAAATCTCTGCTGCGCAAACGGGACAATCAATTACTTGTATGGCAAGCATCGTATCATCGTTATTTACAATGCGAACATCGGCAGGCCCATATTCCAATTTACTGGAACAGCCAGAACACTTGATACGCTTTGTGACATTGCCAACTTCAATAACTTTCATAATCATTCTCCTTACTTTTATGCTTAATTTTTGGATTTTTCTTTTTATTTGGAATAACTTTTGTTACTGGATTTACATTACCCCAATCATTACGAATTTTTTTTAAAGTTTCATAGGTCGAAGGCAATTTTTCCTTATCCATCTTTATCACCTCTCATTTTCTATAAATATTATATCATTTATTTTTTAAATTTTCAACGAGAAGATCATAAAAACCAGGATAATCTTCTACTGTAGCAGAGCCAAATTCAAGTTCATCACATATTCTGCCATTGAACTTGCATATTTGCCAACAGCTTCAACAATATCACTCCAAGAAAATTCAATCATGCTTAATCTCCTTTATATCATTAAAAAGCATATGAACTTTTCCGTCACCGCATATATCCATATTATCACCATGAAAATGACCAAACCAATAGTTATCCCAAGAGCAATGTCGGACAATATCCTCAAGCCAATGTTCCATAGTGTTATCAACAGTAGATTGATCTAGACCACGCAGAAAAAGATAAGTTGGCTCCCAAGAAAAAGGACAAGTATGCGCGAGAATATGATTAAAATGTCGTTCTTCAATTTTTTCTTCAATTCTCAACATTTCTTCTTTAGTCAACTGTTCTCTTGGATTCCATTTCCATCCATGCATTAGCCGATAAAACTTATCTACTGAATATGCACCGCCGATGACAAAAAAACTTTCATTGTTAATTTCATATCGACAACCGTCAATAGCATAAAGAATATTAGGATAACGAGGATCGCAATAGACAGTGTTATCAAATTGTTTTTTCATTGCTATTTCCGCACGATCTTCTGCTCTATCTTCATGATTGCCGCGCACACAGAAAAGGGTAATAGGACAACGAGAAATTATATCTTTTGTATACTTTTCTTTGTGGCTTTTTTCTCCATAATAAAGAATACCAGCATCACCAAGAATAATAAGAACGTCATCTTTGGTTGTGCGATAAGTTTCACAGAAATCTTCAAGAAAAGAAAAATCTCCGTGCTTATCTCCTGTTATAAAGACTCGCATACTCCATACTCCTTTCTAAAAACAGTTTCAATTAAATCAAACATTGCTTGTGCAGTTGCTTCATCAACATGATGATTATAATAATCGAGATGAATTAAAGCATTTCCGCTTTTTTCGCACATATCTTTGGCAAATTCATGTGCATCACTATAAGTCATATCGCCATTTTTGATTGATAAAAAAGCATTACGATGGTCGCGCATATCAAGCACTTCAGTATATGAATAATCCTTAACATATTTGTCCATCTGCTCAGTCACACGATAAGCCGTCGCCAACTTTTTAAAATTCACTTTTTTATCAACTTTAAAAGCCGCTAAACAATTTTGTTGAATCATACCGGCCATTGAAGCGATAGTCTTTTGTTTGTCATAATGTGCGATTTTTTCATTCATTGCAATTAAATTAGAATAAAACCATTCATATTTTGGATTAATGTCTACATAAGGTGTAAAAAGAATTTCTACAAAATTAAGACCTTGTTTTAACAATTGAATACCCATTTCTCGCACATCTTTTGCTTCGATATGCTCATTATTGGTTAAAATCCAAGTTTCAGACAAAAGTTTCTTGGTAAACAACAAAGCGAAAAAATTTGGAATAAAAATAGATTTTGTATCAACATCACTATTTTCAGTATCAAGTCCATAATTTTGAGAGCCAGATAAAGCCGTAAACATACGAGTATAGTCTTTTCTCATAATATCTGCTTCTTGCGCATGCTCAAATACTCTTTTTAAAACATTTTCATTCATATCTATCATCCTCACTTTCTGTATATATTATATCAAAAATTTTAATAAAAATCAAAGAGGAACCTTTTATCAAGGTTCCTCCTTTTATTAATGGATACAAGAGTAACGTTCCTTGTCAAGGGTCTCCATCATCAAATCCATTCCGCTCTTGCCAGTGGCAATAGACTGGAAAATCGAAGGAGAGAAACCAGAAACAAAAGATACATTCTTCACACCCAGCATAGGAATATTGTTAAAACGTGCGTTCACATTCCAATATACCAGCTTAGGCATATGGTATCCATAAGACTCCCACTTCCGAGCGATGCTCTCCATTACGGTTTCCACACGATTGGAATTAAGCTGACGAGACGCCATATCAAATTCCATATCGGAGATAACAAGGATAGTTTCAGGCAAATCCTTCTGCGCAACATGATTGACGCGAGCGGTATTCAAGAGCATATCAAAAGCCAGTTCGATATTCGTGTTTTCACACAAATTGGTTCGAACAATGCGGTCTACCTTATCACAGAAATCCACACCTTCACACTCAATCAACTGAGGACGAGAAGAGAAGGAAATGTAATGATTTGCGAAAGGACCACCGGCCTTCTCGGCGCAATACAAACCAAGCGAAGTCGCTACATTGATAGGAGTGCCATGCATAGAGCCTGACGTGTCTACCATACACAACGCATTCAGCTTAGAACCTGCGAAATAATCCGTTAGATTATCCCAATACTTGTTAATCATTAGACGATCAGTATTGTCCAAAGCAACGCTAGTGCGGGCCCAGGTCCAGCCATAAGACTGAGAACCCATAAGATCAATTGCCTTTTCGACAACCTCATAAGGATACAGAGTGCCCGCATTTACAGTCGTAGTGGTGTCCTTGGCGAACTTCTCATACTTTTCCTTGATAATGTCACGACGGGCAAAAGCGTTCTTATAGATCAAGCCAGCCTTGGAAGGGATCTTGTCGAATTCAATCTCGTCCCAGCGATTTTCAGACATAAGACGTTCCACAATATTAATCTTTGCACGCAGATACGCCAAAGTCTTGCGGTATTCCTTATGCGACATATTGAAATAAGTGCGAGTCAGATTGCCAAGACGAGTAGATTCCTTAGACGAAGCATTTTCAGACTTCAACCACTTTGCCAGTAGCGAAGGAGTCTTACACTCAACGTCGAGCGCGAGCTGATGCTTCATAATCATAAAAGCGTCCTTTTCAAGACAGGTATCAACAAAACAATACAGGTCATCCCAGCGACCGAATTCCGCAACATACTGAAGATTACGACGAGCTACCTCAGTATGAGAATTTGCCAGCCACTTCATGACAACACGGAAGAACCGACGCTCACCCTGGCCGCCGCGCACATCACGAATATAAAACAAACACTTCATCGCATACTCAGGATTTTCATCATAAGCACGCTTGAACATCAAAATACAATCACCATCAGTGCGTTCACGCATCGCCGCACCCATAGCAAACAAATCCAGCAAGCCAGACATCGTAGTGTTATGCTTAATAGCACCATTTTCAGTCAGGCCATAGTTAGTAGCATTCTTCATACCATTCAGCAAAGTATTCATTACACATTTCTCCTTTTTCTCTTATAGTTCGTTCCTAAGGACAAGGAACATTTTCTATATATATTATATCAAAAATTTTTAATATTTTCCACTAAAAAGTTCTTTAAAAATTGCTTCTAAACATGGAACACAAATTGTATTGCCAGCTAGCTTATACAACTGAGTATTAGATAAATGTCCTTCAACTTTTGAGAATTGTTCTTCTCCAAACCCCATAAGCTTCCAACATTCACGAGGAGTTAATTTGCGCACACCATCTTCTTTTGTCCAAATCTTTGGCTGACGATGGCCACCGGTCATAGTGGTTAAAGTTGGACATACACCATCTGGAGAATATACTCTTTTGATAGATTCATTCCCTGCCATTTGTAAATTACCAACATGAATTAAACCGTTATCGCTTTCTTCGATGTTGTTTCTAAACACAAAAGGTTTATTATTCATATACATATTTTCAGGAACTTTGTCTTTTGTGTCAAGAATATCTTTTAATTTAATTTTACGTTCTTGAGGCTTTGGAAATACAAAATTTTCTTTTGGGTTAAGAATTGATACGCAAAAAACACGTTCACGGCTCTGAGCAGCTCCATAATCAACGGCATTAAGCACTTGCCAATAATTTTTATAACCTAAAGATTCCAAATACGCAAGCCACTTGTCAAAATTCGGTTTATGAGTTGCCCCAACAAGATTCTTTACATTTTCCATAAGAAGAAAACGAGGTCGTTTAGCTTCAATTAGCTTTTTACATTCCCACAATAGTGAAGAACGTGTGCCACTTCCTTCTTCTGCGCCAAGTTGTGCGCCCGCAACACTAAGGTCTTGGCACGGAAAAGAATATGTAATTAAATCACAATCTGGCGCATTTTTGGGATCAATAGTTGAAATGTCACCTAAATTTAAAACTGCTCCATGCAAATATTCATATGCTTCAAGTGCATATTTATCTATTTCAGAAATTGCAACAGATTTATGCTCAATCCCTGCATTTGTGAGCGCTTGTGTCTATGAGCCAATTCCAGAAAAAAGCTCAATCACTTTAATCATTCTTTCTCAGCTCCTTTTTTATAATTATATCAAAAATTTTATAATAAGTCAAACATTAAAATTATATACAAAGAAAGGTTGAATCCCTCTCTCCTTCAAGATTGGAATTAAATTTAATCTTGGTCGTTTATTTTGAAATTGTTGATCTGCAACAGTTTGATTTCCATTAACTTTCCATTTCTTATAATCTTGAGCATCTGGAAATTCATAAAAATACACTTTATCTTCGTCCAGGCGAACATACAAAACAATTAATCTGTCAAATTTAGAATTAGGACCAAATGAAGTGGGACCGCAATCTTTTTCATCATAAGCAGAAATACCTTTAATTTGAATAGCATCCCCATTAACTGTATCGACAAGATCTGCTGAACCATCAATGTTTTCAAGTGGCATATTATTTGTTCGTGCCCAGCCAAAAAGTGCGCTAGGTAAACCTTCGCTAATAGGTTCAGGCAAATTTGGTCTACGAAATCCATAATATTGATATGTCTCACAAGTTGACTTCCAATTAAAATAAATATTGTTAATAGAAATTAACTCATCTTTTGTAAAGAAATCTCCATATCCTTTTTTTGTTTTATCTTGCTCGCATATAAAATATTTACGATGCGAAGTCGTCCAATCTGAATCAATTGCTTCATTTTTTTCTGAAAGAAAATAAGCAGTATTATTATTATCAATTTTAATAATATTATGCTTAATTGCCGCATTCCATGAAGTTTTAGTAAAATTACCAAAGCCGGTGTTCAACAGATATAATTTTGCTTCTTCATAAGTAAAATTTTTTGTTTTATATTGAGGTCGCAAGCACATCATTGCCTGCTCCCATTTTGTAAATTTTGGCATCTTAAACTCCCAAATAATGTTCAATTTCTATTGAATGAGGAAGTACAATTACCGTATAATCATATTTTACTTCCAGCTCATGAAGCTTTTGAAGCAATTCTCCTGTAGTTCCCAGCCCAAAAGATAGTTGCATTTCATTAAAACTTGAAACAATAATGCGATTATACATTTCACGCCCTGCAGAAGAACATAAAGCATCAATCACTACGTTAAAATCTTGAATACGGCTAACATCTGTTGCGTAAATTCCTGCATAAGGAATCCAGCCACCATGCGTCCAAAGAACAAGAGTTTCATCCATATTATTTATTTCCTTTCTGTCGATAGATAAATTTGATATGGGTGTAATCTTTTATCGTAATATCAAAATCAACTTGGACAATGTTTGCCAAAAAAGGAAGAATATAATGGTCAAAATAAATTAACTCATAATGAGTATCAATTTTTCCAGCAATATCCTCAACAGCAAGTGGGAGATAATTTTCGTGAACTTCTCTGTTCCAATTTTCAGTATAGCGATATTTCAATAGAAAGTGAATTAAATTATAATTATCGCATATACTACCATGAATGTTTTCAAATTCACGAATTTTATCCGCAGCATATCGACTACGCACCTTAATCAAATCTTCTTTCAGTGCTGGTCGATGCGCCGCCGCATCCAAGCACATATCACGGATAATAATATATTCGAATCCACTCTTGTTTACAAAATTCCAAAATTTTTCAATTTCTTGAACTGAAGAATAACTATAAACTTCGTGAATCAATGAAGAAAGGTTAATTGCGCATTGATTCGGTGCAAAATGATTTTCAGACAGCCAAGCAGAAAAATTGTCCAAATTGTCTATAAATGAAACATTCTCATATGTCTTATTGCTAATTGCATGTTCTATCATTTCTGCACTGGCATCATATCCGATAAAGGCAATATCTGGAAAAAGTGGTGCAAGGAAATTAATCAATGCTCCATCAGCACATCCATAATCAAAAATGACTTTTATGGAACTATTAATTTTATCCATAAAAAACATTTTATCAATCATACTTTTTGACATAGACGTAGTATATTTACTTACATCTTGAATTTGAATTTCTCCTGTCATCACTTTTCCCTCACTTTCTATAAATATTATATCATTTTTTTTAAAGAAAATCAATTATCCGAAAATGATTCTCTTAAAAGCGTAATAATTTGCCATAGCATTAAGTCCTGTCCCTTGGGGGACGGCAAAAACAATTTTATGAAAAGGACGATTCATTTTATTATTTTCCTCAAGGAAAATAGTGCAAACTTCTTCTGGGTCTTGCCCAAAAACACCGCAACCAAAAGCACCAAGAATTAAAGTTTCTATCTGATTATCATAAGCAATATCCAATACAAAACGACAACGTTCTCTAAGAACTTTGGAATTTTCTTCTTTGGATATGTCGCAATAGCGATAAGCAGATTTAAAATTCGGCGCCGCGCAAGTAATAACATTCGTTTTTATCCAGTCAAAGCCGTTGAAGTTAAATGCTACATTTGGCGTATAAAGACCGGCATTTGTATACAAAGAATGATTTAATTGTTGAGCATTAACATCATAATAAGATTTTTGAAATTCTTTAAGCACATTATACAAAAAAGAACTATGACATAAGCATTCTTCTTGTGCTGTTGAGCCATCAATGAAACAACCACCTGGATTTTTATAACTGGCAAAATTTAGAATCGCAATCTTTTCACCATCTTTTAAGTATGTTTCCAATGCCTGAGTCGTAGTTTCTGGATCTAAAATTATTCGTCTATAAGGAGCATTAACATATTCTTCACGCTTAATATCGCCACGATACATTTTAGTATTTTTTACGCTATTTTCAATTTCTCGCGCAAACTTTAAACTCATTTCTTCTGTATGTGCTATTGCTTTTGCGGACATTTCATGTTTTCTTTCCCAATATCCCATTCTCTCACCTTCTTTATTTATATTATATCATTTATTTTTATAAAAAGCAAATGGGGAGTAGCATATGCTACTCCCCAAAATTTTTAATCTAATAAATCCGCAAGTTTAGCTGTGGCAGAACGTTCACTAATTGGTAAATCAACATAACCAAATAAGGATTGTCCAGCCAATCTCTCGACAGCTTTCAATAGCCCGCTATTATCTTTAAAAACTTGCTTATCAACTTGTTTATGGTCGCCATCAAGCCAAAGTTGAGAACCTTCACCTACACGACCAATTAAAAGCTGAATATGCTGAGTCGTTAAATTCTCTGCCTCGCTGGCAATAATAATCGAATTTTTAATATCTCTGCCACGAATGTAACCAAGATGCTGTAGTTCTAATTGATTATTATCCATCATTGCATACATACCTTCTAAACCGCCAATATGGTCAAGAAGTGGGCCAGCAAAAGGAAGAAGTTTTTCATCTGCGGTGCCAGGCAATGCACCCAGTGGCACAGAGTCTTTAACCTCAATATTATTGCGCACCCATACAATCTTATCAGCGAAACCGCGTTGAATCATATCAATCGCGTGCAATATCATCAACATAGTTTTTCCGCTTCCGAACACACCAGTCAATAGTTTGATAGTTGTTTTGTTATCTTGAAGCATATCAAAAGCCAAACACTGTTGGGGATTGCGTGGGCGAATACAGCCAGTATAAATATTCTTAATAGGTTCATATCTTACTTGCTTATACTCAGTGCCTGTCCAACGATATTTATCAATTATTTCATTATCTTCGTTCTTAAAAATGACATATTCATTTTCTAAACAACTAAAATGATTAAAGTTTTTCTCCATATAAAACGCGGCCAATTCGATGTCTGTTGGTTGAATAATTTTATATCCTTGATACAAAATTCATTCCTCCTTAATTTCAATTAAAAAATATCATCATATCTATGATTAATTCATGATATACTCCCTTTTTTAAACCTTCTTCTACTGGAATATACCAATCACTGGTGATATTTTCTGCTATTTCTTCTTCTGTATATTGCGTGCGGCTAGCAACAAAAGTCGCCAAATCATCAATTTGTTGCTGATACGACATAACTTGTGGCAATATTTCTTGATAGGTTCCAGAAAAAGTGCCTGAGCCTTGGTGGAGTAAAAGTTGCGCTCGTGGCATTGTAAAACGCTTATGGCAAGATAAGAAAATATATGCCGCAGCGCTGAAACATTTTCCAACATTAATGCCCCAAATGGGAGTTGTGCTTAGTTGAATGGTGTCAATGAGCGCATTATTAACTTCAAGATCACCACCAGGAGAGAAAAAGAAAATTTTAATAGGTTTACGTTTTTCTGGTTCGATATTGTCATCTTCTTCGTTCCATTTGATAATATATTTGATTAAATCGAGAGTATAATCACTAACTTCTTCATCCAACCAAAAAATTCGTTTTTCCAAATTCTAATAATAAAATAAAAGAGTTGGATCTGGAAGCTAAAGATTTTCTACCGCTTTTGGAATACTAATATTTAACAGATTGTCGGCCATATCATGTACCTCCGATATTAAAATAGCAGGATTGTAACCAATCCTGCTTTATGGTGCGGAATGACAGACTCGAACTGCCGACCGACTGGATGTAAGCCAGTTGCGCTACCAACTGCGCTAATCCCGCATAAGGACGCATTAAAGGCGTCCAATTGAAGGGAAGAAAAGAGAGGAAATAACTGCTCAAATCCGTTGCATATATTATGTTTTTATTGCGAGAGCCACACAATATATACAGGGGACTATCTTGCAGTCATTTATAACTTTTTAAATCAAATCTTGTATTTGTGCTGATACACAATTAAATTTTGCTGTAAGGCTCTCTTTATTACAATATTATTATATCATAAAATTTTTTAAAAGTCAAGAAGCTGTTCTTCCATAGCAGAAATTTTTTTCTGTTCTGCAATACTCAGATAACTCATACGATTGCCCATGCGTTTTGCTCGGCACAAAGGACAACTACAATGAATTTTATTTTTAGAATACTGATGGAGATTATCATAATAGTCCCAGCCATAACAATGTTTTACAATCCACTGCTTACGACGAGCCTTCTTTTTAGCCATTTTACGAATAAATGCTCTATCATGACGCTGTTCCATATTTTATTCCTCCTTAACTTTCTATAAATATTATAACAAAAATTTTTATAAAAATCAAGCATTTCCAATAATTGTGTTAATGGAAGATAATTGACTGGCAATCGCTTTGTCTCCTACCGCAGGAGATGTATAGGCAGTAGTAGCAATATATGGGGTTCCTTCAATTGCATTTTCTAATTCAACTATTTGTGAACGGTTTAATTTTGTGCCATTATCACAAACAGTAAAAATTTTTTTTGTTTGTCCGTAATATGCTTGAACATTATTAATTTTTGTCTATAACGTATCTATCGTCGCGTCATCAATTATACTGCCAATAGATAGCCCATTATCTAAAACATAAAAACCACGAAGACCAGAACTGCCCGTTCCAACGGTATAACTTGTATCTCTTGCATATGTATAAAGCTAATAATAATGACCAGTGGTTAGCGCAGTCTAATGTGACCAATATACTCTTGTTCCTCCACTATGCCATCCATCTAACCATTTTGTCGCTTGTGGCCATGTTTTTGTAGTTGTATCATAAATTGCATAACCTAATTGCACATTATTCCCATCGGGGTCTGTGCCAGTTAAAGATGAAAAGTATGGTTTTGTATTATATGTCTTTACACCGTTTGTGGCCGGATAATAAATTGTAGTAGGATGAACTGGGGGGCTATTTTTAGTAGTTCTTGTATAATTAATAGTAAGCGTGCCAGTACAACCAGATCTAATATTACAGCAGTTGCCACTTCCGCCACTTCTACGAATAATTAAATAAAAGCTACTCGTCTACATTGCTGCAGCGAGATTGGTATTAATTAAAGTAAAAGTACAAGATATAGCTGATGCACCGGAGGCTTTAACAGAACCAGCATTTTCTGCCACATTCCACTATTTAGTTCTTCCAATTAAGGTGCCCGCTTGATTATATACGTCAAAATATCCGTATACAGAATAATATTTACAAAGAGAAATATTCATTGTTACAGAAAATAACGAATAATTATAAGTATTTGTATCATAACCAACTGCGGTTCCACTGGCATTAAAATTACATCGCACTCCGGCCTTTCTGTCACCATTGCCTAAAGATGCTGCTCCAGGCCCTATCTTTAAAGTAGACATTTTAATTCCTCCAATTAAAATAATAACCACCATTGGTGGTTATTATTTTATTCAACTGTTAAAGCTCCTTCATTTTCAGAAAATTGTAATGACCATACAATTTTTTCGCTCATCATACAGGAAACAGAAGAGCAATAATTGAAATTATTAAAAGGAATAACGGTATCTTCATTTTCTGCTTCAATAAGAGTATAACCAGCACCCCGAAAATCATTAAAATTAATACCGATATTATCCTTGTTCAAACAAGTTATAATAAGATATACGCCATTTTCGGCGTTATTATAATAAATAGTATCAGCATTAATTGTGCTGACAACGCCATCGTTGTCATATAATTTTACACTATACATTTAGTTTCTTCCTTTCCATTGATATGTTTTATAGTTCCAAGGCTAATGTTTTATAGCCTAAGGTGGAAGATTTATTATTAAATCTTTACATTCCTATTGTAAATTTTTACAATAGTCCAAATAGTCATGAAACCATTCTATTGTTTCTTTTTCTAATCCATCTATTGTATAAATTTTGTTCTCGGTGCCTGATGCCATTTTTATATAATAACAGTCATCATTAGCGAGTAAATTATCTATAGCCATTATTAAAGATGAATTTTCCCAAGCCCAAGGCTATTGTTTTATAGCTTTTAATATGGCAAAGGGTATAACACGAACTGCCTCATATAAATAATAAATAGATAAAATATTTTTAATTCTTGGATCTATTACGTGATCGCGTAAAAATTGTGTTTTTATCGTATCAAGTTCTTCATTTTTTCCATATGGAAACATAGAATTACTTAAATTCTAAACTTCATTAATAAGACAATCTTTACAATTTTCTATAATTTCAAGATTCGCTTTTGCACTATCCATAATTTCCAAAAGCGCTCTTATAATCAAACAAGAATCTGTGGCAAAATTTAAATTACCAACAGTGCTTTCAATATTTTCAGTTAAATAACCACGATCTCTGAAATAAAATGTCTCTTTTTCTAAAGATTTTATTTTTAAGCCATATAAAAGTATTGTGCAAGTAAACATTCCATCTTCAGCATATTGCCAAGGTTTAAATTTAATATCATATTCTCTTAATGTGTCTACTTTACAGCACAGTCCGTGTAAACTATTTAATGAGACATCTTCTTGTAATTTATCATTTTGCGCTGGATTTCTCCAAATTTCTTTTCCTCGAATACCGGTATAATCAGGGTGTGCCATGAAAAATGCAAGATAATGCCAAACGATGTCGTCATAAATAATATCATCGTCCATATCAAAAAACATTACATATGGGGTATGAACATTATCAAGCCCAATTTGTCTGGCTCGTCCAACACCCTTATTAAATTTAGATCTAATTATCTATATCTTCAAATTTTCTGGGTATTCAACAAGAGATAGTTCATTATTTGTTGAGCCATCATCTATAATTAAAATATTAATATACTTTGCGGCACTCTATCTACTAAAATGATTTAAAATTCTTTCAATCTATTGTTTAGAGTTATTATAAGTTGGAATAGTGATTGTACATTCTGGCAATGCAATATTATTTAATTTAACATATGTCTCAAACGCCAATTTGCCCATTTGAGATAAATAATTAAAAATTGTCTGATTGTCATTTTCACAGAATTGCGTTAAATCATTTAAAAAATTAGATGGATAGTAATCATAAATATTACAATTAAAAATCGTTTCACTAAAATTTTGTATAAAATATTCTACTATTTCATAAGGTAAAGCTCTTTTAATACAAGTGATAAAAAATGACAGTAGATTTACAAATGTTTGATTATCTTTATTCTCAAGAGCATCAGAAAATGTCAAACGACTTAATAATATTTCTATATAAAAATTTCTCTAATCATTATATAGGTATAGTTGTTCTTGCTCATTTAAAAAATGATGATAAATCGCATATGCGCTTGCCATCAAGCTTAAATCATAAATAGCTGTGTTTTTAAAAGTTGCTAAAGACTCATATCTGCCAATTCTATGAGCTATAATTTCTCCATTTGCGCCGACTGCACGAGGATTATGAATTGCACACTACATAGTAAATAAGCCATCTTCGTGATAATAATACGGCAAAAATTTAATATCAGGATGTTGTGTTAAAAAATGCTTATTGACACATACTGCATATAAACCATCTGGAAAATTATTTGACACAATCTATTGCGCTAAAAATTCATCCAACAAATTAATCTGTGCGGGATAAATAATGTCAATGTCTTTATCCTGTTGAATAAAATTAAAATATTGTGATAAAGCGTCTTTTAATAAGATGTCATCAGCATCGCAAAAAACAATCCAATCTGATGCTTTTTCTACTCCAAATTGCCGACAAATACCTGGGCCGACATTCGTATCGTTGATATAATATGATATTTGAAAATCATATAAAGATTTAATACTATCTATATCAATTGCTTGACCAGCATCATTAATTAAAATAACATTAATTAGTGAATGATCAATTTGCTATTGCTAAATGCCATTTAAACAATCTAATAACAAATTTTCTGGGGTATTATAAGTTGGAATTACAATATCAAACATATTAACCTCCTATATAGGAGCCATATAAATATTGGATCATATCATCCTTATATTCTGGTTTAATGTAATAATTAGCAATATCCATAATAATTGCTCCAATATTTGTTCTTCCACTTAATTTAAATTGAGTAAAACCACGAGGTGCATATTCTTTTTCAATCATTTCTCGTGAAATATAAGTTTCCAAATGTTTTGTATAATAATCAGTAAATTGACCTTTTACATCCATCATTGAGCATTTAACATTAGATGAACCTACATCAAATTCAACTTGTGCTCTTGCAAAATCCCTATAGTGGCTATAAATACGTGGGCAATTATCCGGACAAGGATCACAACATAAAAATTCAATTTTGCCTCGCATTTCAATAGGAATAGTATCTAAAAATTCCCAATTATTATTCATACGACGTTTCATAACTACCAAATCATATTTACCACTTGTATCATATGGCTCATTGGCGGTTGTAATAATGCTCTTACAGAATTTATAATGTGGATATTCTGTGCGCAGATATTGCTCCAAAATTGGTGAAGAGGTCAAAACTTCATTTTTGCCATTATGGGCAGTTTTAAGAATCATATTGCAATATGTATCATAACATTGCTTTTCAGTAATTAAAGAATTAGTGCAAGTAAAACGAATCGGCACTCGCATAATATCGTTATAAAAATGCACAATCTCTTCAACATATTGTTTTGTAACAGATCCGCCTAGAACAATGCCGCCACCATTCCAAATCGCTCCATTAAACATACCAAAAATTGCAGCGATTTTAGTATCATCATATACAATTTCTGGATGTTGAGCAGTTAATTCAAATAACGTGCGATAAGCATTATAACCAAGATCAAAATCAGGTAAATTTAAATTAATCAAGCTCCTTTTCCTCCTTATCTCTTATATGTTTATTATATCAAAATTTTCGAACTCTGTCAATTGCTCCAAAAAATACTAAAACCATTTTTTATTTGGGTTTTCGGCACTTACGCTCACCACCGGCGCGACCAATCGGCAATAAAATAAGCGATGCTTTTGCATCGCTTTAATTGGAGCTTCGAGTGAGATTTGAACTCACAACCTGTGGTTTACGAAACCACTGCTCTACCGATTGAGCTATCAAAGCATGGCGGAAGCGGTAGGATTCGAACCCAAATAAAAAAT